ACGTTTTCTTCGTTCATGCCCAATGCAGAAGGTATAGGTTTTTTCACACCATCTGCAAACATGCCCAGGATGTTTCCTATGCTTGCAATAACGCGCTGGTTTTCCTCACTCAGAGTACCAAAGTTGGTGTATTTCCTCAAAGTAAGGTCATACTCAGTGTCACCGGTTTCTGTTTTACCTTTTTCAACTGCGATCTGAAACTGCCAAATGACGTTTTCAGAGTTTAGCTCAAGACCAAACTGTGAAGCCAGTGCTACAAACTTGTTGATATTGGCTGCAATACCAATACCTGACTTGTACACACCACTGATGTTCTTTGTGGCAACCACACCATCAATGGACAAGTGATTGTAACCACCACCCATCTGCTTAACGTCTCTTCCAAATTCTTCAGCAATGTCTTCAAAAGCCTGCACTGAAGAACGCTCGTTGATGTATAGATAATTAAACACTGCTTCGTTTGACAAAATGTCCATCATAGAGCGCAGGTTGGCGTTCTGAAAAGCAGGGCGCGTTACCTTTTTGTACTTAGGATTGGCAAGAAAGTTCTCCAGTGTCACTGGCAGACCAAGCTTTTCAAATGCCGCCAGTACAGCGTCGTAGTTCTTGAGCGTATCAACGTCTTCTGAAAGTCTTTCTGCAGTGTATCCTACAAAAGTCTTGGCATTGTCAGAAGGTTTATAGCTCTCACCCATCGCTTCAATCTTAGCAAGCTCTGACTTAACCAACATCTTTGCGTCGTCGTCTTTGCTCATGTACTCTACAAACTCGGTGTAACGACCCGCGTCTTCAGAACTGTAAGCGCTGTAGTCTCCATAGAGTACAGGGTTGTCATCAGCATTAAAGTAATGCGCAAGTGTCTGCCCGTACAAACTGTCAACGTCAAAGTCAGAACCTGCCAACAAGTGTACAAAATGCGGTACAATAATACCGTTCAGGTTTGCACTGTCAATAAAGTCTACAACCTTAAGTACGATCATAGATCGCTTATCCTCTGTAGGGATACGCGTTGCAAACATCTTGGTCAGCTGCTTCATGTAAAACTCCTCATGTTCTTTGTTTCTGAACTGAGGCTTGGGCACAATTGCTTCAACAAAGTAGGTCTTGGTGCCATCGGCATTTGTCTCTACAGACACCCCTAAAGGACGCGTTTTGACATTAGGATACCTGGCAGGGTTCCTGCGGTAGTCTTCACTGCGAATGATGTTGCCATCCATGTCTGTCATTAGGTCATACCCAAAAGAAGACATGTGAATACTCTTAAAGCCAGAACGCTTTTCATCAGTGATATGCTTAGAGTACTGTGAGAAGAAATAATACTCCAGCATGTTACGTATTCCTGGCAGGTTGGGCGAGTGCACCGGTGTGCCATCAACATTCAGATCAAACAGCTTAAGCGTGTTTACTGGTGCTCCCTGAGACTCCAAAGAAGTTCTGATAAGGGTAAAAATTTTACCTACTTCAAAGTCGCCGTCCTTACGCAAAATTGTCTTTAAATTAATTAAGTTTGACTCACCGACGTCTTTAAGTGTACGCTGATAAGTTCTCAGAATAGTGGCAACTTTTTCCATAGATTTTTGCTCACTCTCTGCAATGTCTCTTCCAGAGGCGCGCATGATTTCAGCAATATTTAAAAGGTCTGCAGCTATCAGCGCTTTGGCCTGTACAGAAAACTTAGCTGTGTCTTTGACACCTGATGTTTCTACCTGCAGAAACTTATAGCGGTTGTCAACAGCCACAGAAGACATTTCAAGGTTTATGTAACTTCCTTCTGTAAGCTTTTGACTTTCAGTAAAGATATCAACAGGTAGCAGTGTAGCGTTTTTAGACGCAGTGGTGTCCATCAAGTGATCTATCTGGTGGAACTCCATGGCGTTCAACAGATCATGCAGTATTTTGCGAGAAGGAATAGGCTTATAGTACTTATGTATCTCCTGCATGTTAACCTTTATCTGTGTCATAAATGGTGCAGGATCCAGACCAGCAATTTTCGCCTCTTTTGCAGCATCCCTTAAAGAATAGACTTCTGCGTAAAGCATGTGAATAGTGTCCTGTGCTTTTTTGATGTATTCCCTTTTTCTTTCAGGAGACACAAGAACTTCTTCAGGGATAACAAACACAGACACATCGTTACGGTCAATGTGAACCTCAGACTGTTTATGATACGCATTGCGCGTTGAAGTCACTGTCTTTTTAGAGTTGTTTACAATGTTGTTTCTCTCAAGCAATGATATTTCATCTGCAGTAAGCTTGCGATAGTGCTTTGCTATCATTAGTTCTGCAGCCTCTGCACTCAGACGACCCATGGCATCGTGCATATCCATCTGGTGCATTAGTGTAGAAAAACTCTGACCATCAAAAACCTCACGCATCATGTCACCATACTTAATGGTTCTTTCAATACCTGTGCTTGGGTCAGTAATTCTTTCTTTTACGCCGCTCTGTGCTTTAGCAAAGTCAGCAATTAAGATGTCACGCAGGTTTTCAGAAAGCCTTTCATCACCCAGGATCTCATCTGCGTTGTAATAAGGCCCGTACATTGGGTAGGTCTCATGTATAAAAGCTTTGATCGTATTGATGTACGCAACTTTGTGATCGCCGCGTTTAGGCGTAGATCCTGCAGCAAGTTGTTTTTTCTGACGCTTGAAATAATCAGAAGGATCTTTTACGTTCATGGCACTGTCACCATCCAGCAAGTCATTTACTGTAAGTGAGTTAGCCCAGAAGTTAAAAAACGCATCTGCTACAAAACCTTCCATGTTTTCCTGTTTAGGAATTTCTATAGGCTTAATCTCTGAACCTTTTAGTTTTTCGCCATAGTTTTTAGGAGTTTTATAGTACTTGTTTTCAAGAACGTTTTCTTGTTTTCTTCCATCTACTATGAGTACAGGTGCAATAAATTCTGAGGTGTATCTTGTAATAGTTCCGTCAGTTCCTGTTTGAATATATACTGCACCAGTAGCAGTTCTTAAAGGTCGTTTTTCTTTCTTTAAAACTTGCAGTTCGACTAAACGATCAAGATGTTTTTGTAACGCCTGCTGAGCATAGGTGTTCAATTGGTTACGAAGTGTAACCATTACATCTTCAGGCAGTTCTTCAAACTTAGTACCTGCAAAAGCAAAATCACGCAAACCTGTGTTGGTGTCGTTGGTGACCAGTTCTGCGTTTGCCTGAAAAAAATCTGGTATCTTGCCAATAAAGTTGTATGCACGCAAGTCTGTGCTATCAACTTCTGCCTTTGTCACATCATCTTTTTGATGTGTAGCGTTAAACTTCAAAATCAGACTGTGCTTTTCTCCTGCGTCAAAGACCTGTTTTCTTTCAAGTCTTTTGTTGTACTCACGCTGAATACGATTGTATTCCTGACGCACAGCATTTGTAAGTGTGTCTGTTATTTTAAGGTGTCCATCTTTTGTTTTTAGCATGCCTTTATTATCAGCATACTGCTCATATAATGCAGAAATCAAAAAGTTAGTCTGCGATGACTCAAGCTGTGAAAAACTTCTCAGGTAAGTTTGTATCTCAACAAGTTTGTCTTTTCCTTCAGCGTCTTTGATAACTTGTTTGTGAGAGGTTCTGTTCAGAAAAGAAAGAAGGTGTGTGATATACATTGACTTGCTGTCAATGTTTTTAAAACTTTTACCAGGTTTGAACTTGCCGTCAAACACCTGGTTTACTCCACCAAACATTGCAACGCGGAAGTTGCGTAAGAACAATTCCTGCTTTGCTTTGAAAGTAGCGTTGCCTTCTGGATCAAGCAAAACACCCATTGCTGGATTGTCTTTGAACCAGTCGTTAACATACTCTTCAAAGTAAGGATCCTCTCTTAGCGTTTCTTCCAATCCTTTTCTTCTTAATGTTTGCGCCAAACGTAGCGCTGGCGTGTAACTCACAAACCGGTAACGCGACTTGTTTTCTGAGTCTTTAACTGTACTCTGTATACCTTGTGGGTCATATTTGACCATGTAAGCAGCTGCTCTGCGTAAAATAACATTGAAACGATCTACTGTCAGTTCAGCATTTTTGTCTTTAGTTATATACCTTGCAAAAGCGTCATGATTATTTTGGTTGTTGACAGCTTCTTTAATAATTTGTAAGATGCTTAAAAAAAAGTCTTTTTCAAAAAAGATTCCTTCAGCAATCATCTGTTCATGACTGTTGTAATGATCTACAACTTCTTTGCTAAGCTGCGTGTTGTCATGCACTACATTGTTTTGCGTCTTGTCTATTGCAAGCAATGATAAACGTATCAGAGACTTGGGCACGTTAATACCTACAGCATTCATAAGCGTGTGCAACTCACTTGTGAGTTCTTCAAGCTTTTCACCCTGGTTATCACTGTCTAAAATAAAATTGCTTTCATAAATTGTTCTTGATAGAGTACTCAAGTCCTGTGCAGCTTTAAGATATGCTTCATCTTTTGCAGAAGAAGCGTGCTTGGTCTTAATGCTTGTAATAATCTGTGTCTTGCGGAGGTTGATATCCTGAAACAAAACCTGGTCCTTTATAGTATATGAACTGGTTTCTGTACCCATATCCATACCTGATGGGTCAGTTTTTTTATTGGTATAAACAGTAGTAGTGATAAAGTCAAGCTCAGTAGTATCCAGCGCATCAATCATCATATTGTAAAGTTGCTGATTGCTTTGGGGTCTACCGCTGCTGTCCATGTTTGTGAACTTGTGCAGCTTGTCGTAAATGTTGTCAAGATCATCTGCCAGCAAGTTGTTTCCATCATAGCGTGCAGTATTGGCAACAACCTTAATATGATCAATGATATTGTCTACTTCAACATCTGATGTAACGCTCATAAGTACACCAAACATCTGGTTACCGTTTGCAAGACGTGGCAGCGTAATGCCCAGTCTTTCATCTACACGGTTATACTTTAGCAGTGCCAAAAACCTTCTGATTTCTTTGTTGACTCCTTCAAGTTTGTTGTACTGATTTAGTCCACTGTCAAAATCTGCAGACTCAGTTTCCTGGTCGTTAGAACCAGTTTCATCATCTTCGTTATACACAGGAGGATTTTCATCTGTGAGTAGCTCTTCTAATTTTTCTCCTGTAAGCGTGTCTTCTTGTTCTGGTTTGCTTTCTATAAGCGTATTAATCTTTTCAAAGTTTGCTTTGACAAGTTTCATCAAGGTCTTTTTAGACTCTTGACCATTAGTGTTGTCTACAAAGCTGTCTCCTGTACCGTCATTGCGCTTTACTAAATTAGGACGTACCAAATTATCATAGTCAGGATTACCTGTGTTGTTCAAGTCAGGCAGTACTTCATTCCGCATGCGTGCACCCAACATAAAACGATAGTTCTTCCAGGTATTGCCTAAAACTTCAAGAATCTGATCACGTTTATCAGGATGATTTGCAGTAAGTCTATCAAGGTTGTACACTTTGGCCAAAATAAATTTAGCTATTCTGTCAAAGTTTTGCTCAAACGTCTGCTTGTTATTATATCTTTTGAGCATGTAGTAAGTCACCATATTGACCAACTCATTTTGCTGTTCTGCAGAATTAAGACTTCCAATTCTGTCTGTAATTCCTACACCGCCAGGCAAATTTTCAATTTCAACCAGACCTTCAATAATCTCATATGCTGCCTGACCATCATATATGTCAGAAGCCATTACAGAAGAACTTGCGTAGTAACCGCTGCTTACGCGTGAGTACATTCTGTCAATTTCATTGCTCTTACCTGTAAACATTTCAATCAAACGTTTGAGCAACTGCATCAGGTCACCAAGAATACCTTTAGGTTTCTTGTTGTCTGTCATATATTTTTGAAAACCATCTGCAAGAATTTCTTCTGCCTGAAGTTGTTTCATGCGCGTCTTGTCATAGACATAGTTACGCTTGCGTGCAAACTCTTTGAGTGACTCTTCTGTAAACTTAGAAGCATGGACTTTCATCCCAGATACCAAGTCTACAAGACCTGCGCGATATGCATCTGTCATCAAATATCTAAACACACCGTGAAAGGCCTCATGGTAAACAGTACCTTTCCCTTTAATTTGATTGTTCAGATAGATCACACGGTCTTTGAACATCCCCAATACAGTTCCATCTAGGCTTGCAAGATCATTCAGTGTAGATAGATCAAACTCTGAAAGCTTAAACTGAGGGTATGTTTTCTTTAACCAAGCAACAGCGCTGAGACGTTCAGCATCTGTTTCTGTTTCTACATTGCCTGCCATCATGCTAAACAAAGGCATGCGTGGTATGTCAATAGTGCTAGGTGCTACAGGTTGTTGCGTAGGATTTTGTACATGAATTTGTACCGGTTTTTCTACTGTAACAGGTACTGGAGCAGGAGCAGGAATACTGCTTAGATTACTCACATTATTTTTAGGAGTAATAACAAAACGCCTCATGCCAGAATCAACATGCATGTAGTTGTTCAGGTTAGAACCAAAACGTGCACGTGCGTTAATACCATTTTTAGGAGTGTATTTTGGTGAAAAAGAAATATTTGGTACAACAGTACCATCTTTTTCTTCACGAAAAAACAAAAACTCTGGTCTAAATACACCATTGTAAGTAAAATCCTCTTTAAGATTCTGCATGAACCTGGGATCTTCACTGGTCTGTGTCTCAAGTTTGTTAAGCACCTGATTACGAATTTGCTGTGAAAATCTTTCTCTTGCTTCTTTAACAGCATTAGCAAGTTCTACAATCAACCCATCAACAGAACCTCTGCGGCTCATGACAGTAATTGTCCTGTAAAACTCGTAAAGATCTTCAGCTTTACTAAGATCAAACTTTGCAAGCTCAGGAAACTTTTCCTGAATTTGTTTTACAAGTTTTCCTTCACTAAGCGCTTTTGCAGTAGTAGTGATGATTTTTTCATCAAACAAAAAGTTGTAAAGCCTTTTGTTCTCCTCCATAAAACCATAACGATTATCTTTTCTGGCGGTCTTAATCCAAAATTGAAGTTGACCTTTTTTTGTAGTTGAAAAAGCAACATAAAGTGGTTGATCATTTTTTGTTTTGCTACTAGCAGGCTTAAAAGAATACTCATAAAATTCAAAGTTTTTTATGTCTGTTTCTCTATTGGTACTGTTAGTCAATACAGTGCTAAGCTCAAAAATAAAGTTGGCAAACTCTTCTACTGGTGACATTGTACCCACATTTTCTGCAATATTGTAGGTAGGAATCGCACCATCTCTAAACTTAATGACCAGGTTCATTTGATCCTTGTCTGTAGGTTTTAAAAGATTTTCTACAGTCCTAGGATTAAGACCAAGTATTTCTTTTGCATACCGTTCCATACTCAATAGAATGGGTTCAGCACCTGACTCTGGTATATACTCTATTTTTTCATCTTTATCCAGCAAATCCACCATTTGAAAATCTGCTAACGTTTTGCGAATACGATTATACAAAAATGGTATCTGGCGTTCTTCTTTAACTCCAGTCTTTGTGTTAACAACCGTAAGCTGCTTGTATAGCGTAGGATCTGACTCAAGTTTTTTACCAAGAGGTGTAAGAGTCTTAAAAGACCGTGTGGACTGCATTTCATACGCGGCAGCAAACTGCTCTGTAATATCTATAGAGGTTTCACCACTGGTAAATTCTGACATCAAATCATCCTGCACAGACGCTACAAACTCTTGGTACTTCTCTGCGCTGTCTTTGATGTTTTCTAAATCCTGCTCTGTAAGTTCTACGTTTCCTTTGTTTGTTGCTTTGACACTAAGACGCTTTAACTCTGCAAGATGTCCTGGATTGCTAAAATCTACCCGCTCTGTAGTGTTGTCAGAAGATACAAAAGTGTAGTTGTTGCTGCTGTACAGGTAAAACTTTTTGTCTGTTCCTATAAAGCTTCCAACCAATACAAAGCTTTGCTCTGATGCTTTAGGGCGCGACACTGTAACTACCTTGCCATTGCTTTCAGAAAGTAGGTAAGCTCTCTGCGCACTGTTCTCAAATGTCTCGTGGTTTCTGTTAGCAAGCTTAGCCATTGATGGATCAGACTGTGCCAGGTTTTGAATACGCTGAACGCGCTCATCACCTACATTGCTGATCTTTACAGCATGTATCCTAATCCTAGTAAGAGGTTGTGGTTGGTTAAGTAACTTGAATATCTCAGCAGTTTCTTCTTCATTGACTGCTTTTACGCGAAAGCTGCTTAAAAGTGTGTCTTCAAAAAAGACGTTTTCAACCGTGTTTAACTGATAAGACTCTGCAGGTATTGAGAATTTAACGTTTGCAATCTGCTCCTGAGCAATAGGCTCCAGTGAACCGTCATTGTTCAGAGTGTATAGTACCTCGTTTTCAGAGACAGCTTCCACCATCTGACCGTTGGTTAGTGTCACCAGCATGTTTTTAAGCTGTGCCTCTTCTGCAATTTCACTGATAGGGATAAAGTCTGAACGCTTGTCCAAACTAGCAAACATGTCACCTATCAAAGACTCAAGGCCATCTTTGTTGTCCTGAGGCATCTGACTGTCTATAATTTGCTGACGCAGTGCCGCTGAAAGTTGCTCCAGTAACTGGGTTCTTTCTTCCAGATTGGCAAAACTGTGAGTAGCAAAGTAGTTTTTGATCAGAGTTACTATGCCATTGGTTCCCACCAGGTCTGACCGGTTGATGACTGTTTTGCCACCAAGTGCATCAATTTTTTTAGTGATGCTGTCTAGTTTAAGTTCTGCAGGTTTGGATATACCATAAAGTTCTGAAAGTATCTTTACATACCCCTCAGGATTTTCTGTAGCAGCGGTCATATTACTGACTTGGTCAGCCCTACCTTTTTCATAGTATGAAGAGTCCAAGTCAGCAAGACCCGCGTAGATGTGTGCCAGGTTATGCACAGAAAGCATCTTCTGCTCAGGAGTCAGCCCGCTTCTCAAAATAAAAGAAGCAGCATTGTCAAAGTTATTATATACAGTAGGCTCCAGTCTTATGAGATCTAGAACAACACCTGTGTACTTGTCAGTTTGTATTTGACACGCCATTATAGTTGGGTTAAAAAAGAAATGTGCTTATGAAAAGCAACGAGTAATGTCTTGAAGCTTGTTGAGAATAGAAGCTTCTGTAATAGGAGCAGATGGCACATTTCCTGTCTCTACAAATTTACTAAATTTAGTTGGATCTTGTAGAGCTTGCTCTCTAAATTCTTTGACTTTAGCATGAAGACTTTCTAAACTTGAAAGAGTTAAACTTGCAACGTTTCCGGTAGATGGTGAGTCAAACAAGGTGATCTGGTTTGTGACAGGGTTAACCGCCACAGCCACAGGCTTTTGCTTATAGTTTACAGGTTTACCTGTAATCAATGCTTCTTTATTTGCATCTATCAAACGTTTACCATCAGGAGTTTTATAGTATTCTTCTAATGTAGTAAAACCAGTCTTCTTCCTTTTGTTATACTGCTCCATGGACTTTTGAAAAATCTCAAGAGCTTTGGTTACTACTGCTGTGTCTGTAGTGCCCATAAGCTTCTGCACAAAGTCCAGGTCAGCCCTCGTAGTATTCATACTTTCTGCAAGCTGCATCGCCTGTTCAGCGTCAGGGATTTTCTCAGCGTTGACCGTGTTGTTGCTGCGATCTACTACATCGTATCCCTGCTCTTCTGTACCGGTAGCAGCAAAAGGTGTTTCTTGCTCTTCAACTATTTCTGGTTCTATAATAGGAGTCTGTTGACTTATTCCCATTCCTAAAAAGGCAGCATTTGCTTCATCTACTGAGTCTATAAAAGTTTCAGAAGTTTGCGAAGATTTTGCTTCTATTGTAGGAGTTTCCTCAATAACCTCCTCACCATCAGGTCCAATTGTAATTACAGGTGGCAACTCCTCAGCAGGAGTTTGTTCTGCAGGATCTACAGTAGTGCCAGACGTAATAGGTGTTTCAGAAGGTGCTACTTCTTTGTCTATTGCGTCTTTGTGAATCTTGTAAACCTTTTCTTCACGCTCAGACAACGCTATACCTTGTAAAAGTTTCTCTGCGATCAGATACTTAATGACAGGATCCAGCTCACCAGTGGCAATGATCTCGTCATAGTCTTCCTGTGAGATGTCGTCTGTGTATTCTTTAGGTGCATACTTGACTCTAATCTCTGCTTCTTTTTTAAGCAAGTTTTGAACAACGCCTTCATATAGCTTAAATGCATAGTCTTCCTGCTCAATACTCATGTCGGGATTTGTGATTATCACCAACAAGTTTTTATAGTTCTCAGAGTCAACAAGAGCGCTTCTTAAATCATTAATAATATTTATTGCGTCCTGTTCACCAGGCGCCAGATCATTAAGAATTTCCGAAGTTCTGTTATCTAAATCATCTTCTAGTTTGCCAATGTAGACAATCAGGTTAAACTTAAATTTACCATCTACCATGCGCTCCTGCATTTGGCGAAAGTTATCAGGGTTCATAAGCACATCAACACTGCGCATGTAGTCTTTGGTGTCGCGGTCTAAACGGATGTAGTCATATATCATCTGAAAGCTATCACGCATGACCTCTTCAGAAATATCAGTAGTGTTTCCTGCCTGTTTGTTTTTGATATTCATCAACTGGCGAAACGTTTCTATAACCTCTGGATCAGTAGGATTAAATGTCCTTTCTACTGTTTCAATTTCATTACCATTTTCGTCTGTTAGAGTCTGTGTCTTATCAATAGCTTTTCCCACAAAGACATCTGTAATCTGTTTGCTTTTGAGAGGTTCGTCATCTTTGTTGTATCCTACAATACTTTCTCTAACCTCCCAGTAACTAGCCCACTTTGACAGCAGTTTTTCTTCTTTGATCTTACTGTCAAGTTGTTCTTTAATTCTGTTTTTTGTTTCAGCATCAAGACCTTCAGCTTTAAGCTGTTCTTTTAACATTACAATTTCTGTGTACAAAGACTTGCCTTCACCTTCTAACGATGTAGCACTAGTAAGCGCTCGCAAGGCGTAATCTGCACTAGTTCCAATTCCAGGTGCAGACATCAGTTCTTCAGCAATCTGTTTAGCTCTATTGGCTGACATGTCACCCTTAATAGCGTTGAGGGCAAGAACTTGTATCGCTTCTTCCTGCGCACCACGCATCAATGTTGCAACATACTGGCCCCGGCTGCCTGCATCATACTGAGCAGGGTTGACCATTGTGCTCTTGAACTTGGTGCGAAGACCTTCAATAACGTCTGAGTATTTCTTGATATCTTTGGCAACAGCTTCTGAGAACTCACTTGCGGAGTTGTACTTTGTGTCTTCTAACTTAACACCAAAAGACTTTTCAAATTCTTCTGCTGTCATTTCCTTACCCATGTCTTTGATAGCACGTTGCAACATGCTTACTGAGTTGGTTCTTTGGGCAGACGCTACTGCGGCAAGCAGTGCGTTGTCACGACCATTCTCAAACTCATAGCGCAATCCTTTAGCTGCAGCTTCTGACTGCTGTTGAGCAGCATCAGTTTGTGCCACAAAGTTTACGACCTTTTCTTTGAATGTTCCTTCTTTAGCTTGCTTAAACAGTGCATTCTGTATCTCAAGATCTTTTTTGAATTGTTCTTCTGCACGCTTGTAGGGGTTAAGTTCAGGAGTCTTTGCATACTCGCGGTTAATAAGTGCGCGATTAGCAGCTTCAAATGAACTAGACGCAAGCGCTGTAGGCATGCGGATAAGTGATCCTGTAAACGCACCCATCAAAAACGTCTTCAGACCTTGCTTAGTAAACTGCTCACTGGCTCCTTTGCCAAAAGCGTCAGACAGTGAGGTTTCTAAACCATTAAACTGACCGGCGTAATAGTCACGCCATGCAGTAGCAGATGTTTCTTGCAGATTCTCTTGTAAACCTTCTGAGACTTCAAACTTAAAAAAGTCCTTAGCAAAAGCTTTAGAGAACTGTAATGCAGCTTCTTTTTTACCAAACTCTTTGGCAACTTTTCCAAGTACGCCATAACTGCCAAAAAACCCTGACTTGTCAATCAGCGCTTGGCCAGCTTTAGAGTTAATGACCATTACGTTTTCTGCAGCTTCTGTCATAAACTTGTTGGCAGGAATAAACCTGTTAAACAAATTTCCAAACTGAAGTTTGTTGGTAGCAAGAAGCAATCCTAGGTTGGTGTTATAGTTAGAAGTACTTGCCTGCATGGCAAGACTTCTCATTTCTTCAAACTCTTTAGCTGTAGGTACAGCTCCATCGTTGTCTACCTGATACTGCTTGACCATTTTGTCCAGTGTATCACCATAAGAGGTAACTGCTTCAAAACTCGCCTCTGTACTGGACATGTTAAGTTCCTGTGCCACACGGCGTAGTCCCTGCAGTCCTACACCTATCATTTGACCTGTAGATGCTCCTGCTTTAGACGCAGCTGCAAGTTTTTCACCGTAGCGTACACCGGTACCCACCAGCGGTGTTCCTTTTAGTAAGTTAGTGGCAACTTCTCCCAAGTTTTTTGACTTGGCAATGTTGAAAAAATTATTAGAGTACACAGTGAACGTCTCAGACATTGAGTCACGTAATGCGCTGCGGCTCATGTTACCAAGTGCTGCTGTTTCATCAATCTTTGCTGCAACTTTTGCAGCTGCAGAAATTTCGTCAGCACTTTTGTTGGCATAAGAAAATCCTTTGCCTACATCTGCAAGTGCATCTGCAAATCTAAATCCTGATTTTGCTGTCTGTGCAGCAGCTTGTTTTGCACCTAACCGTGCAGCTGTTGCACCAAAACTTACAGCACCCGCACCACCGGTTGCAGCTGTAATGGCAATATCTGCTGCAATTTCAATACCAAGACCTGCAAAGGTTCCTAAAGCAAAGCCAGCATTACCAATAAACTCACTCATGGTGCGCTTAGAAAAAATGCTGTCTTCGTTTTCCGGTTGCTCAAACACAAAGTTGCGCTTCATGTCAAGCTGATCTTTATAGTACTGCGTGGCAAGCGTTTCTTCATCAGGCTTCATGCGGTCCCAGTCCATGTGAACTAGCGCATCTGCCATACGTCCATATCCTTTCCAGTAGTCTACAAAAGTGTTTCCAAACTTGTAAGCAAAACTGTCAAGGCCTTTACTCAGGGCTGACCCAAATGTTTCGCGATCAGCAAACTTTTGATAATTGGTGCTGTCAAGTGGATTAAAAAAATCACCCTGAAAATCTTTCTGGTAACGATAAGGATCTACTGACTGATCTGGAGCATATGTAAAAGTAGAAGGTCCTACCGGCGCATTGAAACGCTCTGTCAAAGACTGCGGACGTGATGCCTGCTGTCTTTCAAAGTTGCTCTGCTGATTAAGTTTTTGAAATGCTACAGAAAACTCATCAGTCTGAGGTTCTTTGCCCGCAGATTCATTACCTTCAACACCAAGTGTGTTATCGTCCAAAAAGTTAAAAACATTGTCAGCCATTATTACTTAACGTTGTTGGTTAGTAAATTCCTCATACTTAGTTGTGCTCATAGTGTAATTGGCATCTATTTCAGCAATAAACTTTAGCACAGCATCAATAGACTCTACGTTGCCAGGTTGATAAGGCATACGCTCTGTCATTTGTTCTATTCTTTTAGTCTTTGGGTTTATATATTCAAAGTTGACCATAATTTCTGGCTGTCCATTTTTGCCAACCACACCTTGTGCAGTCCAGTCAAAACCTCTTTTACTAGAATGAGCAGGCGCCATTACTGTAGCAGAAGGATTATTAAGGAATGGTGTTAACACACCTAATGATGTGGTGTTTGCTGTATTAACATTAACATACTTTTCAAAACGACCATATGCACCTCTAGAAGATTGAATGGTTTCATAAGGAATAGCCACTGTCAAACTTTGAGTACCTTTACTTACACCAAGTCTCTTAGCAAGTTCACCTTGCTGGCTGACATTAAGTTGTACTTTTACTTGGCGATTAACCGCATCAAACAATACATCTGCTTCATTACCAAAAAGTTTTGCTAAATCAGCAGTATTCATGTTCTTGAATAATTCAGGATTAATAGTATTGCCATCAGAAGCTACTACACTAGAAGCGCCATAAGGATTTCTTAAAAGCAAATCAACCTCTGCAGCAGAAAGTTTTGTGTAGTTGTAACGATTTAGAACAGGATTTTCACGATTTTTAAAACCAGAAATCATATTTCTAAGATTAGCTTTACCTGCTTCACTTACAGCACTCAAGTCAATATCTTTAATTTGACCACCGGCACCACTGCGTACTACAGCACCTTTATAGATGCTTTTAATACTTCCATCAGGATTAAATATTTCTTCAGCTACGCGATTGATGTCCTGTTCAAGCTTTTCATTTTGCATTGTAATACCTTGAAAAGCACGCATGCTTTTGCGAAATGACTCCATGTAAGGATTAAGCTTAGAAGTTTTCTGTGCACGAACATACTTGTCCAGTTGTTCTGTAGCTGCATTGTAGGTTAAACCTGCAAAACTTTCAAGTAGTGCATTAGCTGTACGCGCACTGTTAGGAACACCAATCTTTACACCTACCATTTTGCCATATTCTTGCAAATTAGTCACGTCTTGTTGTGTAAGTTTTACATTTTGTCCGGCACCCATATTTTTGAGTTTTGCAATGCTAGAGTAAAACCTACTGTACTCATTAGGATTATTTACTACAAGTTTCATTAACCCATTTTCTGAGTTAAATGCTGCAAGATATGCCTGATCGCGATTTTCTGCAGTAGACTGACTTAACATATCAGCAGCATAAAGCGGCTTGTCTGCTACAGCACTTCCTACAAATGTTTCACCAGGAAGTTTGCCATCGGCTTTAAGTTCAAGCATTTTTAACTCATTGGCCATACCTGTTTTTTGCATGTCCCACTGAAGCTTTCGTTCCTGCATAGCAAGATTGTTTGAAGCAACACGCTCACGTGAGGCAATGTTTGCCTTAGTAGCCCATGTAGTGTCAGGACGCATTTCAACAGACTGTTTGGCAGTAGCATATGTCTGTGCAAAAGAAAGCGCTGTCTGCTCTTTAGCAGCTCTAGAAAAAATGCTATACAAATTAGATGCCACATACTGAGCACCCTCTGTTTGCAATTTACCTACTTCACTGCGTGAGTTTTCAAGTTCTACGTTATACTGATCACGCGCTTCTATCAGTTTTTGGTACTCTTCTGCAATCTCTGGTTTTGTAGGAGGAAAGCCATTTGGATATTCTTTTTCAAAAAACTTAATTTCACTTTCTAGTTTTGTAAGTTCTTTGTCTGCAGTAATGCCTTTGGTAGATTCTTGAACATTGATCTGTGGTACTAGTTTGCTGGATATAGTTCTTACAGCTTCGTCCCTGGACACACCCATGGTCTGCATTGTATTTCGTATAGCACTCTCAGCGTTTACTCTTCCCATAACTCCAAATTGCCTGTCAAAACGCTGACCCATTACAGATGCTGCCCAATTGTTAAAAATAGGAACAGCACCTATGCCGTTTGTACGCTTAAGCATGTATCCTCTTCCATCAGGACCGCTTTGTGTAATCTCTAATCCTTGTTTTTTGGCTTCTGTTCTTAAATACTCTTGCACATCCTCAAAAGGTGTGAACTCTCTTGGTTGCACCTGGCGAATACTTCCATCACCGCGTTTAGCGTTGGCAAGATCTTCTTCTGCAAACTGAATGTCCATACGTGAAATGTCATTATACAAAGCACGCATCTTAGGGTCTGTAGAGTTACGGTAAGTTTCCATTATCTGCTTCTGTTTGGCATGATACTTTGTAACAGCCATATCATAAGCAACATCCTCGTCTTTACTTATAGGATCAATTAAAGTTTGAGCGCGCATTACATTTGATGGATTTGACAAATCCACATTAGACATGCTTTTCAAAGAACCTTGTAGTTTCTTAAAAGCTTCTTGTCTAAAATTTTGATTATCACTATTTGTAAGCGGACTGTTTAGTACAGAACTGTACAGTGACTTGACCATGTTAAACCCACGATCGTATTGCGCCTGCTTGGTACCATAAACCTGAGTTAAAAACTGATAGTCAGGTCTGTACAGCTGAAGCGCACCAAATTGATCAGTTACGCCTTTTATAAAAGTTGCCATGTAAAATCTGTGCTTTAAGTTTTAGTCAAGTTCCACCCAGGGCAAATACATCTCACCACCATATTCGCGTAATGGAACAGGTAATGTCAGTCCTTGTGCAGACATTTGATTGAATTGTTGACGAGGAGTAATTCCCATGACTTGTCTTTGCTGAGCTGACATCATTTGATTTACAGAGTTAGTAGCATAGCGCTTAGCTTCTTGATCTCCCATAGTTCCTCTAGCTTCTTGATAAATTTGGTTCCACTGGTCAACATTTGCTATAGGGTTCATAGCTACCTGGCGTGACATGTCTGCATACGCTGGTGAGTAAGTGTCAGGACCAAGAGCATCACGACTCTGACCAGAAAAATCTGCATTACCTGTGATAGGATCAATGTATACTTGAGGAAACAATACTTGTTCCATTTGTTTTTTGCGAAACCAGTTAGTAGTGCCGTTGTTGAACGCTGCAATTTGACGCCACTTCTTTTGCTGTTCTGCATTATCCATCTGCTGATTCAACGTGGCCATGTCTTCTACATATTTCTGACGACCAGTTTCATTAGCAACAGCTTCCTGATTGTTGATCTGGGCATTAGTCATGTAAGCTTGGTTGACAATACCTACATTGCGGTTTTCTGTATCTGCAAGTACATTAGCTGCATTAGCAAAACCTTGACCTGATGCACCTAACATAGAAGCCAATGCTACATTACCATCAGTTGTGTTCATTGCTTGTTCTTGCAAACGAGCCATTTGCTCTTGATTAGCAGCAAGTTGACGTGTAGGATCAAGAACTGTGTAACCAGGTGTCTGTAATTCTACTCTTCCTTGAGTAGGTTCATAGCGGTTTACCCTATCAGTAAGTGTTCCTGTAAAGTTTACAATATCTTGTAACCACCATGGTCCTTGTTTGCGAGGTTGTGCAGGTGCGGCTTCTCCTACAGCAATGTTAACTGGTTTCTTAGGTTCTTCTTTAGGAGTTTCTTTATTAGCTTGCTCTACAGGTGCATCAAAAAAACGCGGAACAGAATAGGTTACTTGACCAAACTTACTGTCACGTTTGTAAGGTGAGTTATTAGCACTACTTGCATCAGCAAAATAGGGAACCCCAAATTGCTGCATGCTTTTTTCATTAATCTTATCCTGAAACCAACCTGCAGCTTTGTCACCGGTTTCTTGACCAGCAATCAAATCTTTTTTGTACTGCTCAAAACCACCAGCATACTCTTTGTCTACCCAATCACCATGGCGATCTTTAAAATCCTGCCATTCTTTTTCAGAAAGATTACCACTATTACGTGCTGCAGCATTACCAGAAGACATGTATATCCCTGTATTACCCATTCTAGGTTGATTACCAAAAGAACCAAAGTTTGTTTCAGTGTAACGCACATTGGGTGTTTTGGCAAGCAACTGATTTATGTTTTGAGAACCATATTGTGAAAACTGCGTGTCTGTTCTGGTACCAGACATAATAATCTTTCCATTGACATCTTTAATGTATTTCTGGTCACCTTTGTAAAAACGATAAAAAGTCTCACCGTCCTTTGTGTACTGACCCATTGCAATTTCTTGGTTAGGATCAATGCGTTGATTAGGTGTGTTCTGTACTTCCGGCTGATTTGCAGCAGTTGTAGTCGTACTACCTGTCTGTCCAGCATCTTGATATTGATTCAATACAAAACCTCCTGTTCTAAAAGAATTAAATGCTTCATATGCAGCATCTGACACGCCAGCGGGCTTAGCAACTTTTGTTTTAGGTGCTGAAGATGCGGGGATTGCAGTATTTTTAGGTGCAGTAGCTTGAGTATTTGTGTTAGTTACTGCAGAAGCAGAAGTAGACTTGGGTTCTTCAATTTTAGTAGTTCCTCCAGGAACGTCAGCACCAGGCGCCTGATTTTGAGAACCAGAATTTGCAATACTTACAAAATCAAATGTATTGTTTTTTACAGATCTGCTAATAAAATCATTGCTTAAATTTTTAGCAGTACCTACACGTTTTCCATTTTTGTCAATTTCAAAAACTTTAACAGCAGGTGTGTAACTATTACCAGGACTTACTTCTGTAAATATTCCAGTAGTTGGACTTGACATGTATGTTCCTCGAGCAGAACTTACATTTGCTGCAAAAGGATCTTCAACTTCATAAAGCTTTCCGTCAGCATAAAACTTACTTCCTTTTGCAAAACGTTGACCGGCTATTGTTTCTTCATTTGAATCATAATAACTTTTGCCTTCTTGTGAACTTGTTACAAACGCACGATTTACACGACCTTCTTTATATCCCAAGTCAACAGGTTTACCTGAATCAATTCTTTTTTTAAGGTCTTTTGAGTTAGTCTTGTAATATCTACCATCTTCTGATTTAAAAGTTACAATATCCCCTGTACCCCAAAAATCAGCATCTTCATGCTTTTGATAAGTAAAAGGCACATTGTTAATGTAAATAGTAGTTTGAGGAGTATACTTTAGATTAAACCCACCCTCTTGAAGTTTTTTTACACCACCATACTTTGCATCTGACATCTCAGCTTCACCTTCTGGTTGCAGTCCTGCCATTACTGAATCAGCAATTGCAGGAACACCATCAGGAAAACCTTTCATAGACTCTTGTACAAGAGCTAGCATACCCAGCTTTTCCATATTGTTAGCAAGCATCTGCGTAGCAGAACGCTTTGTAATTGCGTCAGCGTCAGGGTTTTTTAGATCCTGGATATACTGGTTAATCTGATAACGCTTAGCAATTTCAGCAGGTGTGTATCCTCCTGCTTTACCACCCATTCCAAATACTTCTTTGAGAATCTCTTTATCTTTAATCTTGAGTTTCTTAGTATCTGAAAAAATAAATGATCCTTCAGGAATGTTTACAGGCATCCCTCCGTTTGAATGACGTTTGCCTACAAAAGTCATATGCTCAAGAAATCCATCGCGATTAACATCACCCACCACTGTTTCACCACCCTCTACCTCAATATTTGCTTCTTCTATGGGTACTGCACCCATAGTATTTTTTACAGGAGCATTGGTATTACCCTCACCAATATAATGTACTTGCCTGTGTACCAATGAGTAATCTCTTTGGTCTCCAGTTTTAGGTGACTTTGTTATCCTTATATTTTTCATAATAAACTTCTGAAGTTTAAACTTGTGTGACCTTAAACCTCCTACATTTAGAATTTACGAATTTAATTCTGTTTTTCCTAACATGCAAGACTTAAAAATACAATGTTTAGTTTATGTATTCTATCTGACCACCATTGGCCAAAATAGCTTCAATTTCATCTTCTGAAAGATAGTATTCTCCACCTTCTTCATAAAATTTTGTTCCACCGTATTTTGCAGATGCCATACTTGTACCAAAATCTTGAATAGGTGTGTTAGCAATTAACGCAAAATTACTACCAGGACCAGCATTCAATGTGTAGTTTCCAAAAGGATTAACAGCATTTGATGCGTTATACCGGTTGTCAGTATTTCCTGTTCTACGCAACATCTCTTCATATTCTTTAGCATAATCACGTTCACTAAGAACATCATTTAACATTCCCAAGCCCGCAATAGCATTATTAGCAGCAAGTTGTCCAAACGGATCACCATATGTTGTTTGTAGAACCTGTGGCATTTGCAAGTTCTGTGGCGTTTGCAAATAAGGATTTGCAGTTTTAATCTGTGGTTCAGGTACTGGAACCTGAACAACTTGACGCACCGGCATTTTAGATAATTGCGGCGTTACAGGAACATTTGCCAAAGGATTAGCGACTATTGACGGAGTTCTCTGAAGTTGGTTAAACATGTTACGAGGCGCAACTTGAGGTAGTATAGGTTGAAGAGCCGGTGCGGCAGGTCTAGATACTTCTGAAACTGACAACGGTGTCATAGGTGTTACAGAACTTGTTCTTGGTGATTGTCCTTCAGGAGTACTCATGTTTAAAGAACCTATAAAAGAATTTAAGTAGTTCTGATAACCTGCAATATCATTACGTCTAAATACAGGGTTTTCTGCAGCCCATTCTTGAAATGTTTTAGCTTTTTGACCACCTGCTTGATATTTTACAGTTTGACTATAAGGATTATTGTTTACACCAAGTAGTTTACTGTAACCTAACCCTGCACCAGAAAGACCCGCAGCAGCTCCAGCAATGCCTTTAAGTGTGCCTAAAAATCCTCTATTGGGCAATGCCCACATCATGTTGCGAGGATCAGCCAACGTATTTGCAGTCATAAGACTTTTGTTCAACGCATTTGGAGCAAGATTTGCAAGAGTATTCTCATAATTTGCAGTTATTGCACCACCCTCTGCCCAGGTCCCAAAACGCTTGTGCCAATACAATGGAGAAAATGGATCTTTTGCTTTTGAAGAATCTCTACCACCCATGCGATCCCAAAAACGCTCTTTGCGTTTAGGATTGCGATGTTGTGTAAAATCTTTCATTCCCTTCCAACCACCATGTACCACTTTGTACTGATCACCTTTCTTTGCAAGCACCATCCACTTTTTACCAGGACGCGTTGACTTTCGTTTAGCACCTACTCTTGTGAAACCCATAGTACGGTAACGCTGAGGAATACCACCGCCGTCTTTATACTGGGTCAAATCATAAATTTCACCACCAAGTTCTCTAGCAAAGTTTTTAGCAAAGTTTGCTTTCTTTACCATAGCAGGTGAGTACTTTTCTTTATGACGCAAAATGTAGTCTGCAGCTTCCTGTACGCTCATACCCATTCTAGTAGCCTGTGCTTTGAAAGTGCCTTTTTTAGCAGGATTAATTTTGATAGAACCACCCTTACGCATTTTTTCTGCAGAATCTATAGAATAAAGTTCTTCATCATCTTCTGCTATTTGCTCCTGCATCATTTGATCTTCTTGGTCTTCAAACTCCTGCATTTCATCATTGTTCATAGGAACATCTTCTTCTTCCATATCTGTCTCTTCAAGACCTTCCATGGCTTCTTCTAAGATGTCTAGAGCATAGTCTTCTTCCACACCGTTTTCTATGAGCATGCCATAAATCTCGTTAGGATCATCGCCCTGCATAATCATCTTTGAAATCTCACCAATTGCAGCATTCAAGTCAGGTTGTTCCTGACCACTCTGATACATTTGGTCATTTTCTCCACCCTCCTGGTAAAACATCTCCATTGGGTTTACACTGTATTCTGCAATAGGACCACCTTGAGACATCTGTCCACCGCATTCCATGCAACCACCCATTTCTGCTTTGCGCCATCCACCACCACGCTCTTTGTACCACTTGGCAGCAAAACCATTCGCGTAGGCTGAAGGGTACACATCGTACTTTTGTTTTGCAGCAGCTTTTGCTCTGCTCCACAATTCTGGATTGGTGGGCACATTGCCACCATCCTTCATCATGTTTGCTTCAGGATATGCTGCAAAGAATGACGCTTCAGTAGGATACTTTTCGTAAAACTCTTTTTCAGAATTTACACCAGCTATTTTTAGAAATTGTGTTTTCATCTTAGTCGTTATAGTTGTCTAGCCAGTTTGTCTGACCACCTGTTTGACGTTTATTAGTAGCTTCTTTAAAATTAAGATAGCTTGCATTTTGTTTTACACGATCGCCATAATTTCCACGTCTATTCCATTTACTTGGCAAGTGTGACCAAATATCGCGTTTTTGATTATCTGTTAACTGCTGATTATATCTTACACCTAACAATGCAACAGTTCCTATTGCTGCTTTTTCCGGATCCATAAAATCCATGTTTGATGTAATACCTAAAGACTTTAGAACCTGTTTTTCATCTTCATTCAAATAGTTCCATCGTATTTGTGTCAAACCAACACTTCTAGACTCTTCGTTTGCACCATAAGTAGTAGCTTTTGACTTGTAGTCTGGCGAACTTGAGTTTTTAGAATCTATAAATTTAGCACTAGCTCTTGCAATATTTCCAACAGCACTGTGAGTATCTCCAAAATTAGATTCTGTACCATAAATGCCAAATGCCATTTGCGCAAGTTCATTATATACATCTGAAGGAATTTTTGCATTTTTCATAATGCTTTGTTTGTTTTTTACTAAAGCATTGTAAAAAGGTTTTGTTGTTTGCTGATATTCTTTTTCATCATTTAAATCATTCCAAGAAAATACTTTTTCTTTAAATTTCTTTTCATCAAAAACAGCTTTTATAGGACTATATGAAAGTGTATTAACACTTTGATTTGCTCCTTGCCCTTTTTGTACTTTTCCTGCAGCATCAACGTAACTATTGTATTTGGCGCGATTTTGAGCAGATACCTTAAGAACAGGTTTTCCATCTACAATCTGAAAACGATTTCCTTCATCTTCAGGTAAAACATAAACAGGTGTCTCAATGTCTACATGCTTTTGTAAATCTTTTAAATCAAAACATTTTCCATTAATGCAACCATAGCTCATTCTGTTATCTTCCACATTATCATTGTCAAATCTTGACCTTCTTCCTGTAGGTGTTCCGTGAATAGTAGTTGAAACCTCTATGCCACTGTCGTTTTTCAAATTAAAAGACGGAAGGCCATAATATGCCTTACTTGCGGGATCAATGTTTGAGATAGTGTATGCACCAGCTCCTGTTGATTTGTTGCCAGCACTCCAATCAGCTTTACCATTAACTACTTTTGTTACAGTTTGAGCATCTCCAGGATTTGCACCTACACCCACTTCATAGGTTTTCACAACCTTATCTCCTTTATAGACTTTCATTTGTGCGTTTTTCTTGTCTACAACAAGATATGTTTGTTCAGGTTTGTCGCTATAAAATCCTGTTATTAGTTGCTCATCAGGTAAATTGTTAAGCATGTCAAGATTTTTCTTTTTTTCACTCCAATCAACATATTCAGTACTACCTGTTTGCGCATTGTTTACAGATGAACCTTGAGGAATGACAAGTTTTTGGTCAATGCCTATAATGTTTGGATTCTTTATGTTGTTGGCCTGAACAATTTTGTTGACTGTAGTTTTGTTTTCAGCGGCAATTTTGCTCAAAGTATCACCTTTTTTTACAGTATAAGTGGCGCCACCTTCATCATAATTATTTAACCAGTTCTTTGCTTCATTAAGCGTAGGAAGATCAATTTTTGTAAAAGGACTATCTTGCATCTCCATATACTTACGGAGAGTTTGTAAGTTTGACTTTACAACAGGTGCTAATGCACTTTTTGCAAGACCTGCTGAAAAACCTCCTACTACAGATTCTACTGCGGGAACATAGTCTACGTTGCCGGCAGCAGGTGGACCAAAAAGTTGGTCAACCTTCTGTCTGTTTTCCTTTGTGTTCTCGTACTTGTCAAGCCACTCTCCACCATTCTGCTTACGCTTATGCTGATAAGAGATTCTTTCACTTGAAGTTTTAGAACGCTTAAACTTTTCTTTTTCTGCACTGCTTAGTTCAGACGTTGTTTTGGGTGTGTCTTCTGAAATGCGTTTTGAAGGTCTGCATGCAGGATAACCCGCGCGCTTTTCACCTTCTTGTCTTCCACACTCTTTACCTGTTTTGACATCTACCCATTTTTCAGCAAACCATCTATCTAAGCCACCATGCTTACCACCACTTTGTTTTTTAACTAACTTTGTTTTAGCTAACTCAAGTATTTGATTGTAGTCACCACCTGCATTTTCCCAATTGTCTTCAACAAATTTTGTAAAAGTGTTGTTGTCTACGCCATAAGTTTTTGCAGCGTCATAAAGTCCTGGCAAGTTAAAACTACGTGCATACCATTTTGAGTCAGGTTTTTCACCACTTGACATAATTTGTTTGCCTACCTGAGTAGCAATAGACTCACCTGTTCCAAAATTTGCACCTTTAACCAGTCTGACAAAAGGTATCAGTCTATCTTCTAATGCATTAATACTATATTTTGTAGGATTTTCTTGAAGTGCATTTATACCAGCATCTCCAATCCATCCCAAAGGAACTTTTGCAAACTCACTTAGTGCTGTCCAAGGTCTTCCTTGATTCAGCGCTTTGGCACCCATCATAACACTTCCGTATGGTATTTGATCAATAACTGTCTCTGTGGAAACATTTTTAAAAAAAGGAAATATGTCAGTAGGATTTTCTGCTTTTTGTTTTGCAATACGTTTTTGAGAAACAATCCTAGTGTTGTCTACTATTGGCGCAGATTGTGACAAAGCTCTTTGTCTAAGATCTTCCATAGTAAACTGGCCACCACGTTGCATCATAGGTGTTTCTACAACATAATCGCCTGGAAAAAAATACTCTCCCCCAGGCATCATAAACATTTCATTACCCAAGTTATCAACACCTTTCACAGGAAAGTCAACATCCTGCATGGTTATTCTACCAGAAGGAATAACATTTAGTGGCCTGTTAACATCAGGACTATTGCGCTTATACCCTTGAGTGGATATAAACTTCATAAGTACATCCTTGCTATTTTTCATCACCTTGAGCTGTTGATGTGCTTGCTATTTGTGAGTTTTAATACCATCTTTTTGTCACCACTGACGTTTTTGCGCAGGATGATATTGTTGCCATAGTGACGAAACTTCTTACGTTCAAGTGGTGACTTAAAGTAATCAATGTAGTCAGGGTTAATAATCTTCTGAACACCAGCACATTCTGTATTCCACATTGGTTCACGCGCAGTTGTAAATTCACCGCGATCTTTTGTGACATCCCAAAACTGATTAAACCTATACTTGTTTTCTTCTTTTGAAAATAAAATCTCTATACCGCTTGTAGAAACTTGTGGATAGTTGACCAATTCTAAAGGAGCATTCTTGCCTTTAATTCTTAATTTAAGAAGTCCTGATATTTGCTCAGAGTTATACAATACAGCCCTGTCAAAATTTTCGTCAAGAATATGATGAAAATCTTTTCCGTCATTGTAAAACTTGTAAACATCCAAGGTGTATTCTACACTTCTAAGTGTGGTAACGGCATTTGGAGTTATCACAGGATATTCAATTTCCCATGCATAGTTTGTACCATAGTAGTTACAATAACTATCCCACCGGTCATTGTGCCTCCAAATAGCATTTTCTTTTATTGAAAGAAAGTGTCTGAAAGAAGGCATCAGCAATGTTGGTTTCCAATCATGAAAACTTATCCATTGTTTGTTTTTAGGATCATAACTTATTGTCCAATGACAAGGTTTAAAAACAGCCGGATTGTCAAAACTGCAAAAAGTCTTTGTAGTAACAGGGTTGTTAGGTGAGCCTGATATTGTAACGTAATAGGGAACTCCTGATGGATCATCAAAAAGAAGATCGTTTCTCAATGGTGCATAGTCACGCTTAGTGAAATACACAATCTCATACTGTGAATCATAAATTGCCTGTACGCCAATTCCAACAACTGGATTGTCATAATATGGATACTCAGGATATACTTTTAAAAACTTGCTTGGAAGATTTTCATTAAACCAAAATTTCATACCATTGCGTGAAATCTCAGTAATTCCTCCAGCATACTGCATAATCTTACCAGACTGCTGTGAAACAAAAAATAAACCGTGAGGTGTATTGACTGCTGCTCTAGATGATATGCTACTTGCATAACCAATAGTGTCATCTGCATTGACAAGAGCTTGCATGTTTCCTTGAAACAGACCTCCATCACCAATAGTCAGTTTGACACCACCGGTTGTCTGAAGCTGATCTACACCTACAAACATTACAGGTTCAGCATCTTCAAAAAGAATCATAGCGCCTGTAGCATTAAGATTCTTAATTGTGCTTATCTTTCCTGAGAAGTCTTTGTAGTTAAGCGCAAGATAATTTCTCCAATTATCTCGTCTAAGTCCAGACTGTTGTTGGAGGGAGTATATTCCTCTATTAGGGTAATATTCAAACTGTGTGGTGTATAATCTAGGGTCGTAGTCGCGGGGGAGTATAGAAGCCCAGGATGCAAAGTTGTTGAAAAGTTTTGATGCACTGAGAGATAAGTCATACTTAAAAAAGATTGGTTTTGTAATAAGATCAGATCTGAACATTGTGCTCAAATCATTAAAGGAGTTTCCATAAACATCGTAGAACTTTTCATAAGATTCTTGACCATAGTCGCGATACGCCATGTTCAATTCACTTTCTGTAAAGAAATCTCTTACGCCATTGTGAAACAAATACGCATAACTATTTCTTACTGTCAAAACCCCTGTTATAGAACTTGGACGATCTAAGCGATGAAAATCACTTGGAGTATTAAGGTCAATTATTGGTGACGTAAATACACCATTTGGAAAAATGCTTATGTTAAAGTCCTGTGCATCATACTTTTCAAAATTAACCCAATAACGTGGTGCAGGACCATTAACATAGTTGCGATAATCATACTCAGTCCTGTTTGGCATGTCATACATCCAGGTGTTAAAGAACATGTAAGGATTCTTTTCTGTGTAACGATTTATATACACATCTCCACCAAAAATTGGACCCGATGTAAATCTTTGCTCTGTTTCACTAGAAGTTAAAAACACACACGATCCCGTAGGAAGTTGAACAACTGAGCTTAACTGACCATACTGATTTTGAAAGTCAACCTTTATAGCACCATAATATGCAACAGTAGTTGTAGTAATTTCATTTTTTAAAGGGTCACTATAAGTGACACCACCATCTTTGATTCTGTGTTTTGTATTGTCTTGCCCGGTTACAGGATCCGACACAGTTGAAGACAGTTTTAACGCCACATACTTGTTGCGATTAAGATTATTAATCCTGTGTGTTGCGTCAAAGTCATGTAAACCTGACCCTATGTATTTAGCAGATGATGGTATAATTTGACGTCTAATAGACTTCTGCAATCCTCCTGGCACAGAACTATTACTCACATTAGAAAAGGTAGAGTAAAATCCATGGGAATTATACTGAAGCATGTATTGACGTTCTTTAGAAATATTTCTTAAAACTTCCAATACCTGATCAATACCTTGACCAAAATAATAAAGACTACTTGTTGCTAAAACAGCAACACCAGCTGCATTAACACCAATGCTAACAGGATTTTGAAATGCTCCTGCAATAATTGCAGGTAATACTGTAGCACTTCCAGACTCTGTTGAAGATGCGGTAGTTACACCTATTCCACCAAGTTCACCTGAATAAGTTGTTTTGCCAAGAGCATTTATCAGTGCAATACCCGCTCCAACAACTGCTGCAATAGCAAAAGCACCATCTGAAAGCAAAACATGTTTTGGGTGCTTGTCAGGGAATTCATAGCGACCTGTTACTGTACCTCTCTCTTCTGTGTAAAGTTTGATATGATTTCCACCTAAGTAAGGTTTCACAAAGTTTGTTTCAACAGAGTGAAAAGAAAAAATATCTCTCTTATAGTTAGAAAGTTTTGAAGCTGACTCAATAGTGCCAGGATTAGCGGTACCGCTATCCAAAACAGAATAGTCGTCTGTCAAAAAGTTATCTGGACGCAAATCATTGTAAGGATAATTCTGAATGAGACCTTTTCTTGAATTGTTACCGGCAAGATTATACTCCAGCATGTTGTTGAACAAACCTTTTGCAACAATGGTGCGGTTGCCCTCACGCGAACCTCTCAGTATCTCATAACCAATAATGTCTGGTATTGGTTGATTATTTTCATTTACAGGATGAGCAATATTGGAAAATTCAACACCGAGAATAATAATTTTTGTACCTCCTTGGTTGTGAATGTGAATAGTTTCATTAGAAGGCATTTTGTGATGCCTAATGGGTTTACCACACAATGTGTCCCAAACAGGTTCTTTATCATCAGGATAACGTTCTGTAGACTCCCAGTATGACATATCACCTTTGGCAATAATGACGCCTCCATCAGGTGTAGTACCAGTTGCGTTGTACTTGGTAGAAGTATCATACACCTGCCAAGCTTTATTTTGAGAAGATGTAAGCAAGTCTGGACCAGAAACAGTAGTGGTATCTACTGAATTGGAAGCACGTCCTGGAATATGAAAAGATGCAGAACGCGCACCAGTTCTGTATATCCAACGTATAAAAAATGGGTACACTTCATCACGCATGTAACCAACTGTGTTTCCACCACCCCAATAGTAGTCAGCAGGATACTCAGCAGCTACCCATGAAGCTCTAATTTGATTTGCTAAAGGCTGATAGTTAAAATATGGTTGTGTGGTGACACCGGTTCTAATAAGGTAATCATTTACCTCAAACATTTTTTCACTCTTTTCATATACCACAGATTTAAGTGGTATCTGAGCAATGTCAATTGTAGGAAGACTTTGCAAAAATAAATCAAGTGTAACTTTGCTTTGTCGTATAGAGTAGTATCCAATCTTTTTAGCAATAGTCTGTTGATTAATAACAGCTATTACTACAAGTTCGTACTCATCAAAATTTTGATCAAGATTTGTAACTGAAATATCAATAGAACCACCAATGCCTGAGTGATCCCAAATAGCTTGTGGATTACTAGGAATAGAATAGTCTGTAAGACGTACTCCATTTTCAGAATAAGCTACACATGCAATGTAACTACCATTGTTTAGCTGACCTGCACCCTGTGCTTTACTAACCTTCACACAAGGTTGTGTAACCAAAGGATGAAGTCTTAACGCGTCACAATCTAACTCTTCTGAATAGAGTGGCTCATAACAATTAGGATCAGAATTTGCATCTCCTATTACTTTATATGGCACCCTGTCAAGATTCAGAACACGATCAGGGTTTAAATTGTCTGCAAAATATACAGAATCAGTGCCGTCATAGTTGCCTTTGACTACTGCAGATATTAGGTGTGTTTTTTTAAAACCCAAACATGGGTCGTTCACTACAAGAGTGTAAGTACAGTTGCTCTCATCAAAGATGCCTATTTCTGAAGCAGTGTCATTACCAGATAAAATTACCCACCGCGTCTGAGAAATATGCGCAAAGCCAAGGATTGTGTAAGGAACTGTAACGCAAATCTGGTTAGAAGGTTCATTTCCAATAGAACCCGACTCTCCATAATGAGAATTGTTAATAGCATTTACAGCATTAAGCCAAACTCCTTCTGACATATAAATGTCAGTATAGTCTTTGACCATGCCTTTGTGAAAGCTATTGGTCTCAGTTACACTGCTTTTGCTAAAATTTTCGCTCATTGTTCTTTGATGTTGTAGTTCTTAGATTTCAACACCTTGTACACCTCTTCTGTAAGATATCCTATAAGCCATGCTGTAGATTCTTCATCTTTTATTTCAATGTCAGATGTCATCTTAACAGCAAGATGAAACACTTCGTGGGCAATAAGATTGTGAGAAAGTTGTTCTTCAACAAGGACTATGTAATACTCATGTCCTTTGGAAGTAAACAACTCAAAAACAACACCATCTGCGTCCATGACATCTATCATGCCGCTGCACTTCTTATCAAGTTCAATCTGCATGTCTTCCATGTTTTTTACTACACATAGCATTGCATGCCTGCTATAAATTGAAACAGGTATCTTGCGTTTAAATATCTTACTAGCCATTGTATTAACTTTTAAACATGTTGTAGTACTTATGGTATTGAGCCTTGCGGTTCATTTCCCACACTTGCTGAAGCTCTCTAAAATCTGGAGTGTTAATAAATGACAACGCATTGTTTCTTGCAGCCCTGAGTCTTTGCTCTACTAATTGCATAAAATTTGCCACATTTTCACCACTCATGTATAAATTTTCATAAATGCGTTGCTTTAGTGCATATTCATAAAATTCATTGACAATTGGATGATCCATTACCATAAGATTTCCCTCATCGTCTTCCATTAAAGACTGATAGTTTACATAGACGACTCCTTCATCAAAATTGGTGACCAAAAACCCATTCTTTATAACAGCTGTGTGCCAGTCATTACTATTGAGATTAATGCAGTCTGGTGATACACTTTTGGATTTCTGTATGCGCATTGGTGTAAGCACATTGTAGGTATAACGCCTTCCTGGCGTATTGTATGCCATAATGTGATTTCCATCTTGGTCCTGTTCAATAACTGCAGAATTAACTCCTGAAAAAACAGGTCTTGACGCCATGATAATAATCTTGGCATTAGTAATGTTTACAGGAGCGTCAGATATAATTTGAAGCAACGATGTTGTTGGCGTAAGTAAATTAAAAGAAAGCAGAGTGTCATCAGGACCAATCGCCTGAACAATAAGATTCTGAGAGTCTAAACTGTGATTGATATTGTTTACGCCAGGTGTAAGAGTCTGTATAATAGTCTGCTGCTGAACCACGTTTCCAAGTGCATAAAATGCAGCTTCTTGACCCATTGCAGCACCTTCCAACAATCCTTCCGTATAAGTTTTTGTCTTATTAGGATGTTCTAAATCATGAACATTACGACCTTCGCAAAGCAGTGCAAAATTGAGCACATAAAAATCATTAGGTAGTTTACCCTTGCCTTTATGTATTTCAATTGCTTTAGAACGCGAAAGATTAACTTTAAGACCAAGTTCATAATTTACCCTTATAGCAACTTTTAACAGTTGTTGAGCATCAATCATTCCCTCAAGGTCAAAACCACGCAAGTCAATTTTGACACTATCAAGAAGATCGTCAAAATTTCTATATTGTACCTCTGTCATCATTGCTTAACTTGTTTATCGTGCCGAGTGTCTGTTATCTTGCTGAGTATCTTGAGGTATTTGAAGCATTACTCCAAGGTCTCTCAAAACAAGTTGTTCAATTTCTGAAAACAAAAATTCAGGAACATTGATAGTCTTATCCTGAATTGAGGTACAATCGTCAGAAGTTGTACAATTATACTTGCTAATATTACCTTCAAATACACCTTCTATACGTATTGCGTCCCACTCAAGATTTGGAAAGTAGAGATACCCATTAAGAAACCAGTAGTACTTCTTTTTGTTGTACTTAAAGGTTTTTTGGCGACTCATCTGCTCATAAGTAGTAGGAAAAGTAGGAGTGAGTTCCTCAGAAAAATCAATAGAAGTCACTGACCTAATCAAAGGTCCATAGTAACCTTCGATCATTGCTGGAAGCTTTTCTTTGGTGCGTTTGATGTAACAGTCTGATGTAATACAATGACAATCAGATTGAGCCCGGTCAACTTCTATAAGTTCAACAAAGTCAAGCACTTGAAATACAGAGTTAAACTTCATAATGCGGTTCAGGTTATCCTGGCGACGCATTAAAAGTTTTGCATGCTTCATGATCAACGAATACAAAAACCTGTCGGTCATAAAAGCGTCTTGCTTTACAGCCTTTATAAGGTTGCGTATTCTAGATACAGCTTCTGATATAGTAATCATTTTTCTTAAAATTCAAACTCGTTGTATGTATCAACCTGCTCTTTAGCTAACTCTTGTCTATCCATGTGATATTGCAAGGAACGATAAAGACCTGCCATTTTCATGTTAGGATCTACTTGCACATACTGTTTCCATTTTTCTGGATAGGTTTTTCCCACAGTACGCTTGAAATCTCTGGTAGGTACAAAGCCATAGAGTTCGTTATTCTTAAAACGATACTTGGTCCCATAAGTAGTAAAGAATATCTTGGCTAAATGCTGGTCACTCTCCCAATTGCGGTGCTGAATAACCTTCATGTACTCAAGTGTAGTTTTGTAATCTACATTCTTATGTTTCTTAGGGGGACAAGTTCCTATGAAAAGGTGCCCTATCTGCTCTGGAATTTCCACACCATCACGTTTCTCAATTACCATCTGCCACATGACTCCATTAAAAGTGCTGATAATCTCTTTAATTTCAGCAGCAGTTAAGTGCTTGGCAGCTGGGAGGTTTTCCCTGATAATCTTTATGAAGTCTCTGTTAAGAGTTCCTTCAGCAATTCTTCTGAAACGTGGCGCGTGGAGGTCAAGCTTTTTTGCATCTTTCATAGTCGCCTTACAATAAGAATTTACGCAATAAAATGGACATTTTGTGCATGTTGGTGCATAAATTAGACACTATAAACAAATTCGGATATCAAACCCTTCTTAGCTTCATGCAGGTGCAATAACGCCGATCGCTTGTTACCTACAAACTTGTTGTGATAGTGATAATAGTCTGAGTTTGTCAGTGCAGGTATAATCCTGGAAACAAACCCATTTTCTTCATTTTCAGTCACAAATTCTTTAGTCTTACGCCCATGGTAGTGTCCGGTGTAAAGCATGCGATGCTTAGAAGCACCCCACTGCTGAGGATACTCCACAGCATAGACCAATGGGTTATTTTTAGCTGTTACGTCCCCATGCTCAAAACAAAGCATGTTGTCCCCGTAAGTAATAACCTTTCGTTCTGCATAATCAATATTGAAGACTGTATTAGGCCACTTTCTAAAAGTCTGTGAAAGCGCGTGCAACAGGTGAAAGGAAGAAAGACGATCGTGATTTCCTGAGATAAAGACCACCTCAAGATTATCACAAAATTGTTTAACATGAGAAATCGTCCATGCCAGCGCATCAAAAGCTTTTAAGTATGCTTCTGTGGCCATTTCTGAGTTTTCAACCGGTGTGCCTTTGGTAGTAGTTCCAGAAAAGGTGTCCATATTAAGTGTATCAGGACCAATGATCATGATAACCTTTTCCATCGTATAATTTTTAAAACCCTTGGCAACAAGGTAATCAATAGAGTTTTTTAAGATATCACCCATATCACCGTTACCAACCTTGCCAAAATGTAGATCTTGTAAAGAAAGAACCCCGCAAACTTTTTCTGACGACGTAGCGTTAATCCAGAAAGCTGCGGGGTCAATAGGTTCAAACTGAGGTAGTTTGTATTCTGAGAGCAGTTCTAAGAAGTTATGCTGAACTTGCTCTGCCTGGGGGATTCTGGTCACAAGCGCTGAAACCAACCACTTGGTACCTTTTTCTTTATTCCAATATTGCGATAACTTCCATTTAGTAGTGTCTATTTTAAGAATCTCAATAATTTCCTCTGCACTGCGAGGTTCTGTAGCAAAGATGCCAGTAATCTTAGAAGTGCCACTTTCTAAATCCTCATGTACTTCTACCACAGAGTTAGACTTGACTTCAGCTTTATGATATCGCATATCACCTGTAATCCCCAACTGCTCCTCCATTTCGTAAAGCTGTTCTTCTACAGAAAGCTCTGATTTAACGCCGGATAGCTTGTTTTGCACCATTTTCAACATAATGTCATCCATCTGTTGACCTACATTGTTGACAACAGAAATGATTTCTGCTCTAATCTTTTGGTACTGGCTTAAAGGAATACCCAAGCGTTCAGCTTCTGTATCAGCTGATCTTTTGCGTTTTAGACTGTTATAGACTGCTTCAATGATGTTCATAGAATAGGGTTTAAGTTAGCAAACTTTACAAAACTACAGTATTTTTTGTAAAAATAGGTCGTTTTGACATTATCAAAAAAAGAAGACCCCTGGCTTTTGACCAGGGGCTCCTTCATCATATTACTGGAAAACCAACAAACCAGTGCAATGAATATCTAAATAAAATGTGCAACTTAAGGAGCACACTCAACTTTATAGGCAAGCGCTGGGACTTCAGTAGATTCGTTTGTAGCACATATTTTTTTTACCTTAACATCATAACTAGTACCACACACAATTCCTTGAGTAATTACAATTGGAAGAGTAACACTAGCAGGATATGTCTGACAAATCCATGTGGGTGATGTATCAGGTTTATGACAAACTTGAAAATCAACTGCACCTGTTCCCTTGGTGAAATTTATATTTAACTGTGGCATATCGTTTTATGTTTAAGAAACTGTGGCTACAAGATTTGTAACAGCTGCGCAAGCTGGTTGAGCTGGAATGGTAAAAGAACCATTGCATGTCAATGTTTGAGTACAACCTACAGCCTGAATTGTAGCAGTATACGTATAAGTTGTATCCCATTCAAGATCTCTTGTAAATGTATAAGGACCCGCTGTGTTAACGTTTTCTAAATGTGCACTTACTAAACCTGGCGCAAAGATTTGGACAGTTGTATATATTACATCTTGTCCACCAATGGCCGGTAACGTAAAAGTCACATCATCTAACGTAATGGAAGTTGTAATTGTAGGACACACCAGTTTTGCTGCACAAACATCAGCTCCGTCTGTCGGACCACCAACAGCACACTGTGTAACAATTTGATACAGATAAACCGTATTATTGACTGCTGTAGTATCACTGTAACTGCTTGCCGTAGCATTGAGAGTTGCAATTGTAGAAAAACTAGTACTAGAAGTTTTTCTTTGAACAAGCTGGCCTGTAACATTTGCACCTGATGCAGGTGTCCAACTAAGATTAATTGTTGCCATTATTAAAATTATTGAGGAGTTGCTGTAAGATTTGTGGCTGCCAAACAACTTGTTGGAAGTTGTCCATCACAACACTGACATATTTTTGTAGCAAGAAGTTGCAAAATTTGGTTAAAATCCATACCTGTAGTAACATTTATACAGGGAATATTTGGACCAGTGTATCTTACACAAGGTCCAGTAATTACTTCAGGACACGCTTCACCAACACATGCAGGTGGTAATGGAATATCTACAGGCGGCAGCTGTTGCTGGCAAGGTTGACAATTTTGATTATTAGACATTGTTTATTTATTTACAAAATATGTTAACAGGAAGTAACAGATGGGTTTAGTACTACTGATGTAGAACTCAAAGACACTACACACGAAAATGTTTTTAGTTCTGGAGTACAATGATTACTTGTGCATTCTTTAAAGCGTTCTCCCACATACGTGTATGTGCCAGAAGATTGACCTGTAGGAATTATAATTGAAACGTCATCTGTAGCAGGACTTGGGCAATTACCAGTAACAGCAAATCTTAGCACAGCAGTAATTGCAGGACCAGTGTTTACAACAACTTGTCCTGTTGCAGGACTATAAAGTGTAATAACAGCTGCACGTTGAGTAGCAGGAAGATTCTCATTATTACAAGGATATGTTATCTGAGCTGTTGTAGTTTGATCAGCAACACCCAACCTATACAAAATGGAGTTTAATCTAACCGGTCCAATAGCGTAACCATTTTCTGAATTGCCACAAGTGTAAACGGCATGTACTTCAGCAATATAAAACTTGGAAGTGTTTCCAACATTTGTAAAAACATGACTTGTTGCTGGATGATTTACTGTAGCTGTTGCAACAGGGCTACCTACTTTTGCAATACCATTCCACTCTGTAATTGTAACTACATATGCCATAGGATCTTCATAAGGCCCTGTTAAAGGATGATTCCAAGTAACAGTACACCCTGTTGAAGTAAGAGTAGTTATTTGTACATTGCTTGGAGCAATAGTTACGCACTCAGTTACTCCGGTTACAATTAAACTTTGCACTGCACAACGCATGTCGCAAATGGTAAGCCACAGGTTATTGAGAGAATCTGAAACTGTAACCGGTGTTGCAACCCAACCTGGCAAAGCAGACATCAATAATTCTTGATCGCACAACTGAGACGCTTGGTCAAGATCTGGGCACTCTTTGTTAATAGCAGCTGTTAGTGAAGCAAGACTTCCTAGCAAAGACTGTAATTGACAAAATTTTTGTTCAAAGTTAGAAAATGCTGTTGCGATCGGAAGTGTAAGACCATACGAAGTACCACTAGCACATTGTGTAGTGACAGTAATTGTAGGAGGTGTAGCTTCACTTAATTCTTCAAGTGTGTTTTCAACAGTTGTAACTCTTGTGGTTAAAGAGGTAAGCGCTGACTGCACACTTGCAATTGTAGTGAGAATTGTACAAATTCTATCTGCAAGATATGCACTGTAAGCATTTGGAAGTAACTGAGTTATCTGATCTCCATTTTGCGTAAAGTAAAGACATGCAGGCAATGCTATTGGACTAGCAGGAGAAGAAGTTGTTGTACCACCACAACAGTTATCTTCAATATTACAAACCTTATTAATCAACTCTTGCAATACTTCCAAAAGTGTATTAGGAGTTTGTGAGCTTTGATCAACTATGCATTTGAAATCAAGAGATGTCACATCAATTACACCTATCGTGCTTTCACAAAGCAACTCTGCAAGTTGATGCACAACACTGTCAATAGAATCTCCTTGGCAAACATTAATGCAAGGAATGTCTGGACCATTCCAAATAACGCATGTAGATGCCACAGGTATGCATGCATCCTTTGCGTTTATACTAGTATTGCTATTAACAGGTATCATTACAGTGTATTGATTTTTTCTTCAATAGTAGACAACCCACAACAAAAGACTCTATTGCAAGATTTCATTTCTAATGCTCTTTCATGTATCTCTTTAAGATCACTAAGCATATCAGCACTATACGTCACTTTGCATTTTTTAATGCCGTAACGCTTTTTTTTGTACGCCGTGTAAACAGCATCCGCAAATAGTTTATTAATACTGACAGCTGCTGAGTTCATCAGGATGTTTTCTTAAAAGGATAAAAACTTTGCAACCCATCTAAGGAAGTTTTATTCTCAATTTGCTTAAGACCTTGTTCATAGGCTGTAATGCAATTTGAGCATACTTGAGCTCCATTTGACGCGGTCTTTAACTCACAAGAACAGTTAAGTTTACTTTGACAGTTTGGACACATTTTAGTATTGGTTATTAGTTATGACATGATACACACGCACCTGTCATGTATGATCTTAAAAGTTTTTCAGCATACGCAAGCATTTCTACACCTTGTTTAGGAGCATGACAATACTCTGCTTTTGCCTTAGCTGCATCAATATACATTTTAATATAACGCAGATCATGAAGTTTTTGATGCTGCTCTGGACCAGGTTCACAAGGTTCAAGCTGAACCTTACAAATTTCCTGGTGATACATGTTTACAATGTTTGTTGTCCTCAAGTGATAGTATTCTACAAATACTTTGTCATTTGGTGAAACACTGTAACGAATTTTGTAAAGACCATCTGGAAGACTCACAGGTGTGTCTGACAAAGGATGTTGTAACCCCAAGTCTATAGCGTTAAGGTTTTTGACAAAATCAGCTTGTAGATCGGTGTAGTATTTTGGTACCAAAAAACCTGGAAGCCATATGTCCAATCGTGGACAATCTACATCTAGACCCTGAGCATACACAGATGCATCCCAGATGCGAAGAATAGTATCACATGCTGTGTCAGGAATGTCTAGCGCAAGTGTGTGTCTGATAGTTGCCATAATAAAACCTCTACATTAGAATTTACAAAATTTTTAGGGTAAAAGCAAAAAAGGAGGGAAGAGAATTGACCCTTCGCCTCCTTTTTGCAATTACAATTGTTTGTAAGCCTTAAAGCTGTACTGCAAGTTGTACGTGATTACCGGCGCTAGTTAGCAAAGCGTTCATGTAAGTCTCAAAAGGAGTGCTCCGAGCAGACACAACAATCTTTACCAAATACTGGTCAGCATCCATCGTTCCAGATGGGTTGCTCGTGCGAGGTACACTGTGCAAAATGTGATACGCAAAGTAACGAGTACTGCGGCTCAAATCAGACAATGTGGTGTCATCCAATACTTCACGCATGCGTGGATCAGTTTGGAATGGCTCCTGAGCATAACGCTTAGAAAGAATAAGTTCACGAATCAATGTTTCACCAAAACCTTTGCCTTGATATGCAGTCTGCAATTCAGTGACAGTAAAACAAGAAGTTTGACAAGGATCACCTTCAGTGTCTACAACAGCAGCATAAATTTGAATAGGCTCAAGTTCATAATGATCCATTGGAGAGAAAGAGCAGTTGCCAAATGTAGTGTCAACATAGGCACCAGTCAAAACCAACATTGCGTCATTGGTATCAGGAAGAGAAGCACCTGTTTCAAGAGTGTAACTAGAAGTCAAAACTTCCTCGTATACTTTCAAAGCAACAGTATCACCAGCGACTGTAGCAGCTTTGCTCAAGGTCAGTGTACCACCAGAAACACCAGTAATAAAGGTATTTTGTGGGATACCAGTACCAGTGATCATCTGACCGGCAGCAAGTCCTGCAGGAGTAGTTCCACCTGAGCCAGATGTAGTGTCAATGGTCAATGTAGTGCTGTTAGTAGTAGCAGCGGCAGCAAAACCTCCAACTTTAAAGTTGAAAACTTTTGCATTGACAAACTCTTTCATAATGGGAGACTCGTTGATCTGGTCTTTCCACTGAAGCAGTACACCTACAGGATCTGCGTTGTTGTTGCTTGAATCACAGCAAGGAGTTTTTGCATCAAGCGTCTGATACAAGTTATGAGTCAGAAAACGCAGTGCAGGTGAACCTTTTACGTCAAGACGCAGACGATAGGTGGTGTTACAGGCAATACTTGTACAATTAAGAACAGACACACCAAGAACCTCATTGACAGGTGCAGCAGGCTCAGTAACGTAAAAAGCACTGACGTACTTTGGGTTGATGCCTTTTGACTTTACAGTCTCTTTGTATCCACCATGGAAAGGACCAATCTTGTCGGTAGTGTGAAAACTACCCTGAGCAAGATAAAAAAGTGGATTGCCTGAACTACCTGTGTAGGTGGGAGTACCTCCAAGGTTTTGAATTTGGTGGTCAGAAGCTCTGACAACGCCAATTTGGCCAGCAGTCAACGTAAGAGTAGTGCCGGGAGTAGTGTTGAAACCAGCGGTTCCAACAAGCATTTTTTGAAATGCGTGGGGAAAATAAGCCATTTTGTTAAAAATTAAGGGTTAAAAGAAAAAAAGGGTTAAAGGGTTGTTTATTGTAAGAACAAGAGTTTATACTTAGTTGAATTGATCAGACTCTTAATTAAATCAAGATCATTTACAATTTCTGAGTAAGGCATTACTGTCTGTAACTCATTAACCATTGTATATAGCTCTCTCATATAATTTACACAATCTTCTACAGAATACAAAGACCTTGGTGATTTTTCTGAAGAACAATCAAGAAGTATTTCACGTGCGCCTTGAAAACCTTCAGCAATGCTATCAACCATCCCTGGAAGTCCTTCATAAAAAGAACCAAGTGCAGTATGAGCAGCAAATGAACCAAGTCCAGTAACCTTCAAATGAAGTTTGTGAGTAGATACAGCAGCATTCATCAATTCTGACACAAGAGCTGCAGTTTTTCCCTCCAAACTATCAGCAACAGGAGTTGTCATAGGACGTTTAAGTCGGTAAGTACTTAAAGATGTTTCCATTAGTTGTTTGTTTGAGCGTTGGTTTTAGTACGTTGGTACTGATTAAAAAGTTCTGTGTCACCGGCCAAAATAGAAGCTGCTTCGTCAATGATCATCTCAACAATATCATCTTTAAGTTCTGACTCCACATTTGCAGTAACAGCACCTGTAGCAGGATTTACACAATTTAGAAAACTTACAGGAGTAGGAAACCTATAGTATGTAAGACGTGGGTTAATCACTTGAAACTCATCATTATGATAGATTCTCAAACGATTACCTTGCATCGTTACAAAAGTTTCACCCCAATCTGCACTAGGTTTTCTAAATGGATCTGAAAGCAAAGAACTAACATCTGCAACCGCTACCAAATAGCAAGTCATCATAGTATCAGGACAACATTCTGTTCTACTATCAACTACTAACGACTTGAAATGCAAGTAATTAGATGGAAGAGTAGTTGTTTCAAAATGCAAATTCTGGTTTGTACCAGTCATAGGAAATTCTGTCAAAAGTGTTTGTAAGTCATCTATCAGCATAATGGTAGATTCATCACCTTGTTTTCTGAGATTGTTACCTTGCAACTGACGTCGCACCCACTCTATCTGAGCCTTATTAAATGCTTCAGCAATCTGCCAACACTCAATGTTGTCATAGTCCAGAGAAGCAAGCTTGTTCAGCCGCTGCTTAATCTTTATCTGTAATAGATTGTTGTTCATTTCTCAGTAGGGCACTGTTTAAGCGTTCCAGAGTTTTTCAACATTTTTGGTAATGTCGGTGAGGATTTCCTCATTGAGTGGATTCTTCAAGTATTCAACTACATCAGAAGCATTTTTACCCAGCATTGAACCACTCCTCATGTGATAGATAAAACCATCACCACGTGTAGCAATTACTTTATAAAAGTTTGCATCTTTGACCATAGACCGCAATTTCAACGTCTCCATGTCCAAAGAAACAACTTCTAAGAAACGCTGTGCTGTTTTGCGCTTATCCTTGTCAACTGTTTCTCCGTTGATGTATTTGTCCATGTTGTCATACAAAATGTCAAGTGGCGTAGATTTTTTATACTGTGTAGAGTTAGGATCCACAACCTTGCACACGTAAAACAACTTATTAGAGTTTTTGTCAAACAGTTTTTGCAATTCTGCCAAAGCTTTGTTGCGCATCTTTTTGACCTCAGTGCGGATAGAAGCAGTCTCTTCGTAGCGATCAAGATAAAACTTAAAAGGAATTGCTGAAGAACGTGCCTCTTCCAGACTTTTAGCGACAACAGAAAAACCTCCTGCTTCAATAGCTTTAAGTTTAATCAAGTCATAAGGATCTGAAGAAGCGTCAAGAAAAATTGGTTCATTACCAAAACGCATCACAATTTTTCCCCAAAACTCATCGTTGTCCGGACGCAGCAACCTTACTTTATTCCAGAAATCTTTGTCATCTGGATCAATAATGTTTGCTGCTAGTTCTTTTTCAAGCTGCGATACTGTCATACGAATCTGCTTTACAACAGCCTCGCGATCATCATCGTTTAACTGCTTTATTTCAGGAGCAAACTCGTTTAGTCCTGTGACATAGCGTTTGATGCCATTGTACTCCAAACATGCTAATTGTTCCTCGTGGAACACTCCTTCAAAAAGTACCATTTGATACTTTTCAAGGCCCATGTTGGCGTTTGTATTGTCAACAAACGGTCTAACAGCAATTGTACTGTTGGTTTTAAAAGCTTGATGCTTTTCAATCATTGATACTTCCATAGGTTTTTAAAGGTTGGTTTTTGGTTTTTGTTTTGCTGGCAATTAGTAAAAAGCTCCTGAACCACGTCAAGGTTGTCAGCTCTCAGGAGAACACCTGGCTTTTACACCAGGTGGATCTGCAGGTACTACCTACAGAGAGGCACAAGGGAGGTGGAATGTGCATTTGTCTAGTGCAGGGACCAGGGAGAATCTCACTCCCTGGTTTGCACAGCGCCTTCAGCAGTTGTTTAGAACGAACCGCCAGTGATGGGGTTCCTCATCACAATCTTAAGAACCTTGGTAGGGTCTTTCACCCAGATGGAAGGCATAGTCTGGGTCATGAATACGCGGTATCCATTAAAGTTTCCAGAAGAAGCGAACCCTTGAGTACGACCCATGTAGTCCATGGTACCGTTTTGATAGAACCATTTGAGTTCACTATCCCACTTCAACTTCAACAAGAAGATGTTGTCGTTAGTGTTGTCAGTGATGTCAAATACAATAAAGTTGTAAGAAGACAATGGAAAACCATCAATGATAGGGTTTTCAATGTCATTGGTGTGTACGTTGTCAAACGCTGGGTTCAACACAAACTTCACATTGGCCAAGAAAGGAATGGTGTAGCTAGTGAAAGCAAAACCAAAGTTCAAGTCCATCGCGTTGCTTCCGCTGATAGCGTTCAAACCAGACTTATCAATGTTGGCTACCAGACCGGTACCTACAGTGTTGAAAGCTTCTTTCTTGATAGCTTCATTGACCATCTTCATACCAGCCATACCAGTTTGAACAATGATCTGACGCTGAGGATCTGGACCTTTGAACTCAACCTTACCATTGTAGAAGTTGAAGATTTCAGAACGGAACAGCTCTAGGTTGAAAGAACTCTTGTTGTAAATACGCTTGAAAGAGTTGTCAAGCTGTGACCAAAGACCTACAGACAGGCGGATATCATCTGGACCATCCTGCTTGATACGTCCACCTTGTCCCCACATGAGGTAGGTTTCAATGTCATTAGCAATTTTGGTCAAGTGAGCAGCTTCCATCTTGGTGACAAAAGAACGAGTCAAAGTTCCAGAGTCATAAGCCTTCTTGATGTATTCTTTACCCATCTTAGACACCATTGCGTCAATGTTGTTCAAAGAAGGATCTTTAGCAATGTTGGAATCAAAAGAACGCCAGATTTCAGTAACAGGTACTGTACCATCAGCATTCATACCGCCTTTCATCATCAACTCAGCACGGCTAGAAACAGAGTAATGAACGTGAGCTTCTGCGCCACCTACAAAGTTGTAGAACTCGCGGAAGCCAGCACTCAGTTCTCCGATGTCAGAGAAACGCTCTCCGTATTCTCCACGGGCAGAACCCTTGCGGAAGAACTTGGTACCAGGCTTAAGGTAGACTTTGCTCAAAGTCTTTTGGTTGTCGTTGTTCACCAACTGAACAGTGTATACGAAACCGTCACCAGAAGGAAGAATATCCTCAGCGGTAATGTAAAGTTCAGCGCCTTTGTATTTGTCGTAGGTGATGATGTCACCATGACCGAAGCTGCGCTTGTTCAATTTGATCTTGAAGGTTGTACCATCTTGACCAAGATTTGTCAAACTAGGCTCCACATCCTCTACAACGTAGGGAAGGTCCTGAACAATTGGGGTTTGCCACTTGTATTCACCGCGAGGGTTGTCTACAGTGATGGTGTTCTTGCCACCGAAAGATGCCATCTGGTAAAGAGGCATTTCTACCTTTTGGGTCATAGCCCAAAGATCAACAGGACCCAAGTCCATGGGTTCTGCGCTCTTCAGCATATTTACCAAGTGGTAGCTGTCCACGTGCGAACTAACCTTGTAGCTAGTGTCGCGCAGGAAGAGACCGTTGTTTAAAACTGGTGTGCTCATAGGATTTTGTTGTTAAAAAGTGAATTTAAAGGGTTAAGTTATATGGATTAGCGTTTGAAAATGTTTGCAGCAGGTCGCGGAATTTTCCTTGTAGGAGTTTTGTCTTCTTCCTCTTCGCTGACATTAGACGCAATTTTGCGTCCTTCTTCAGTTTTTAGTTTTCTGACAGTTTCCTGTGTTACCTCGTTTTTAGCTTGCTTTCTGATACTTTCTTTGTAATCATCAGGATCAGATAGCAACCACAGAGTTTCAGCAATAAGATCATAGCGGGGGGTTTTTCCAAATTGGTGGTCTTCCAAAAGCTTGCCCAACAAGTTTGTTGGACGTCCTGTCATACTCTGGTACTTTGCTGTTGTAAGTTCCTCCCAGAGAAACTTCTGACGCTTAGCGTCCAGCTTAATACCGTTGACTTCAGCAGGTTTTAAGGTGTTGTAAATGTTTTCCATGTACTCTTCCTTCTTGCGCTGCTGCTCCTGACGGAACTGCTCTTGTTGCTGAAGTTTGGATTGAATCACTTCTTCTTGCATAGCATCAAGCTTTGGCTTAAACTGCTGTGCTTTTTTAGCAATGATTCCTGAATCCAACCACTCTTGGACTTGTTCTTCCATCAATTCTGCGTCACCATTTCCAAAACCGGTTGCTTGTAAATACTGTCTTACAATAACCTCCTGGTGTTCAGGTGTCGCAGGGTTAAGTTCACGCACTTCCTCAGTCTGAGCAAGTGCCCTAAATAACCCCTTGATGTCAGTGCCGCCCTTTGCTACATATTCTGCAGCATACTGCAACTCTTGAGGTAACGATTCAAAGAACTCCTTTGGAGTTTGTTCTCTGAGAGATTTCTCCCTTTCTTCCAGATTAGCAGAGATTAGCTCCTTCCAATCTTTTACAGAGTACTCATCCAGTGGTTTTTCATCATCAAAAGGAACCAGGACACCATCTTCAAAAAGTTTAGAAAATGTTTCTACCAGTCCGCTTTTGTCAATCTTTTTTCGACCAGGTTTCTGTTTTGAACCAGGAACCTCATCGTCATCTTCTAGATCTGCATCTAACTCTGCAATAGCCGCTTGAGTTGTTGCTGCACTAGGTGTTTTTTCTTTACCATCTTCGTTTCCATCACCTTCTTCTTCAAGAAAATTAAGATCTGCTGGAATATCTTTGGTAAAGAATCTTGGTTTTAAACTTTCGTCATTATCTGCTGTCACAACGCTTTCAGCCCCAGGCATTGGTAAAAAATCATCAAGGCTTTCAAGACTTACGCTGGATACAGATGTTTGTTGGTTGTTACTGTCCATAAATAGGTTTAAGTTGGTTGTTTTTGTTCTTCATATATAATCTACCGAATAAACCTCTAAGATTTACACCTAGTAGATGTATGATAAAAAATATTTTACACTATAATGCTATAGTACTTTTATTTTTTGTCATATTTGTTTTTGTTGGTTTGCGCAACTTGTAATTGTTTATCAGCAATGCGCTCTTTAGAAAGCAATTCTTGACGTTTGAGTTCTATCTTTTTCTGTTCTGTAATAGTCCGATTTAACTCACGATCTCTTGCAATAGACTGATCAGCTTCTTTTGCATTTTTCTTGTCAAGATACTCTAAAGTGTCAATGTAGTCATTTTGCTGATTCATGTCACGATCGTTCATTGCTGTGTAACCGGCAGCTCTGATCTCAGCAACGCGCTCTTGACTTTCACGATTCAATGCATTTTGCTCTGCTTCAAAACGCAACTTAGCTTCAAGACGCTCTGTTTCAGCTTGTTGACGCATTTGTTCTGTTTGCTGCAAGGCTTCAGTTTCCTGGGTCTTAGCTTTGGTAGTTTTTTCTTCAATGCCTTTCATGACATGCGTAATCTCTGCCATTGAGTCTGCTTTGACAATGTTACCAAGATCATAAATAGAAGCACCGGATGTGTTGTTGTTAATTGCCAAAGAACGAATCTGTTCCATAATTTGGCGTTGATTAACCTTTGTAGAAATAAAGATATTCAGATCACGCGCCAATAATTCAGTACCATTCATCTCAAAGTTTACTTTTTCATCCATAGATGTTACGTATTGCAAACGTAAAGAGGGACGATTAGAATGGTAGTATTGAGAAAGATCTGTACGCATCTGATGCACACGCGGCATCAAATACTCTGAATGTTGAGTAAAGTAAGTTTCTGTTTGAGAGTAACTCATATTGATAGCCTGCTCAATACCCTGTGCAGTTTCTTGAGCATTTACAGCACCTAAACGCTGTGGTGATATACCAATAGACTCAAAACACTGATTCTTAAAATAGTTGGCAAGTTGAATGCGACTCAAAAGACGATTTGTTTGCTCAAGATTCAATACTTGATAATGCTGAAAGTTTAATGCATTTTCTGTATTGGTAATAGATGTATCCAAGGGCAACATCTGAAAGTTCTTCATAGCCACATACGCCTTACCGTAGTTGTTTTTGCCCCAATCCTCCCCCATTGAGTGACGTGGCAGAGCATTCTGATCCAGCATGATTACTGTACCCAACTCGTCAATCAGAATGTCAGCAATCTGGTTATTAACCAGGTTGTAACCAATCTGATATGGTTTCGTCTTGTCTACCAAAGACATGGACTTTGTATTGCGTTCTGTAAATACAGCACCTTCTACCGGCAACTTACAACCATACAAGGTAAAATCACCCTTAAACTGAAAACGTAAAGGCTTTACATTCAGATAAAGTGGTTGAAATCCAAAAGTGTCATTATTGCCAAAGAATGCAGGTCTATTGGGACCAATCTTAGTACCTCCCCAAACCTCATTAATCCATATCCATTCAATATGTTCGCCATATACAAGATTTTCTTTACTTTTTCTTTTAAGTACTGAAGTATCATGAAGAGGTTTGTTTGTGATTTTATAATTTTCATCTACAATCATTTCAATCATCTCCCCATCCTCCTTAATTTTTGTCAGATAACCGACCATGCGTTGGCTCTTCCAGTAGCAAGTAGTAACCCTGAGAAGACTGATATCTTGAAAATCCTGAATACTTTCAGATTCGTTGACAATCTTCATGATGATATCATCACCTGTATTCATAAATACATCACGTGCACTTAAAAACTGACGCATACCCAAAGAAGGACCCTGGGTATTCCATTCGTGTGAACGCGTAGCATCATAGAAAGAACCGTCATTCTGCAATCCTGGTATCAGATAACCTGCTGAATGCACTGGATAAATAGCTTCCAATGAAGCAAGTTGATCATCTGTCATCATGTATCCGTACTTGTCAATGACATCTGAAATCGTCATAAGATCCACGCGACCTACCCAGTTAGACTGAGAAATATATCTTGCTTCAGGAGATTTATGATAAAAGGTTAGTACAGGATTCCAAAGCTCTACATCATAATCGTCCTCATTCATCTTAAAGTGCCAAAATTCCCTGTCAGAAATGAGCATGTCACGAAATGCAATATTTTCCAACTCTTTAATTGCAAAACGCTCCTCATCAACATGATGCTGGTGATTAGCCCACTCTTCAACCATAGATCGGTAGTTCTTGCGAAAGAACCCTTCAATTTCTGGCAAACTCTTAAGACTTTCAGGTGCCATCATTTCTTGAGCTTGAGCAGCTTGCTCTTCATCCTCAAGATTCAGACCCATTGACTCAATGGTGGCCATCATTTTTTTCTCTGCTTCAGCGACCAATACCTGTTCTATCATTACTCTTTTTGCTTCCATCATCTCATTATAAGAGATGTCATCTACAGAACGATAGGTTATTTTGTCGTTACGCTTAGCAAACTCCCCACACATTACGTTAATGATGTTGGGTATAATCGGAAAAAACTTCAATTCAAAAGCTGATTCATCCTGCTTAGTCAGAACATCAATCAACTCTGCAACCTCGTTATCCTCTTCAATAATGTAGTCTGTTTTGTCAATAATGCCATTTGCAAGCTTATAGTTCTTCAAAAGTTTGCGCGCGTTTCTGCGGATTTGCTTAAGACCCTGCATTTCCAACCAGTCTATATTCCACGCGCCCCATGCTTCGTCTTTGTCTGTTCTGTTCAAAAACTGCACAGGTTGGGTTAAGGTGCCCATTCTGGTGTTGTCCACCTTGGCTCCGTTTTTGAGTTGTAATGCGTTAACTATTTTCATTTGTGTTTTTTGTCAAGGCGTATATGTCTGTACACGTAAGGCATCGTTAGTTCTTAGTGTTAGTGTTACCTCATGTTCTTGAAAGGGTTTCTGGGAACTTTGACCATGGTGGAGGAGCTGTTTGCGTTTCCCATGTGCCGGAAAGGGGTCACTCTTAATTTACTGATTTTTTTAGAGTTCTCCAAATTGCTGTCTTCATGTTCTACACGCTTGGAATAGCCCCTGTTAGACTCCTGCACCTTGGCAAAAGCTACCAGGGCACAGAACGCTACCAGTCTGTCCACGTTCAGTCCATCTCTGTAAGCAGCCATTTCCTTTAGGAGCATGATGTCAGGGATGCGCTCAATGCCATAAGTTGTCCTGACTATTTCTCCATCAGGTTTCGTTTCAACATCCAACTGTTCTTCCAGGAACTGAATGGCGTAGGAAATAAGGTTGGTTTTAAAAATCGTTCCCACATTGCGCCAGCCATATTCCTGGAAGACATTGGTGTTACTTTGAAGCTCTTTGAGAAAGAGAATCTGATTCTTTGGCACTAAATAACGTTGTTTACGCTTAGAAATCATATACTGAATAAACAAACTAACGTTGTTTTCTACAACCGTCCACGCGTTGTAATACTCAATAAGCATTTCTAAACGCTCATGGGTTTTATTAAGGTCATCAAAACGACCGCACCAAGTAGCAACTATTCCGTCACGTTCAATGTGCTGTTCAATGGTACTATCCATCTTGTGCTTGGTGATTTCTTGTGCAGTCTTATAGACATAGATAGAACATAATGACTCAGAAGTTGTGGTTTTACCTTCTGATACAGGGTCAATAGACGCATAATACATGCCAAATGTTGGATCCTTCACAGGACGCTCGTACACTATAATGACACCTTCTTTATCAACTGTTTTTGGAGATATAGGAAATTCTGAAATAGGTAACTTGCGAGATTCTTTTGTGTTGATTTTCCCGTTGTCATCTCTATACAACTCTACAAACTCCCTGTGGTAATCACCATCTTCAATGCGTCTAATCTGTTTACTGACAAGTGCCAATGGAAACTTGGATACTTTGCGATATGCAAAAGCCTCCTCAATGTTAATTGGTTTCTGAGAAATTCTTAATTGATAATCCTCAGGTTTGAGTTTCTTTTTCCAATCCAGTCTTTCAGCAAGAATCATCTCCAAAGCTTTTTCTACCTGGGAGTTTCCATACTCATCAATGCAAGGCTGCATGCTCCACTGCTCAGGGATAAACAACCCACACTTGGCGATTTCACCGGATTCATTAACCAGGTTAGTATCTACTGCCAATACATCTTTAGAGTCTGGGTTTAAGATCAATTCTTTTAGAGGTTCACACTGCTCTAAGTCACCCACGGAACCTGCTGCAACAAACATACCTGTATAGATCATACCTGATTTCATCGCAGGTAGCAAATACTCTAAAGTCTCATTCATGCGTGGAGCAATACCTGCCTCTTCATGAAAGAATAAAGTACAGGGACCACCAACACCATTATTGGGATCTTTCTCTAAAGCAAGACCAAAGATTACTGATTTCAGACCCACATCACGCTTTTTACCCCCTTGGTTCACCTCAATTTTTTGTTCCCAGTTAAGTATCTTATCAGGGTTAGAAGGACGATACCAACCGGTGTGGCTGTTCAAGAAGTTGCGGTACTCTTCCAAAAACCTCCAGGTTCCTTTCTCGTTAATATAGTCTTTTAGAGAACCTGCCATCTTGCTAACAGCACCTTCTTCAAACCAGTACAGATTGATGATCTTGGCAGCATGAAAGTAAGAAGAGGCGATCTGTCTTTTCTTTAAGATTCCACAATGTTTGTAACTGTGCTTGGCAATGTCTTCATATAGGGCCATGTGGTACTGCGCGTCACGCACGTCAGCAAATGTGAACTTGCCCACCTCTTTGTTGTAGATAGGCAGAAAGTTCAGCCACATGTAGTAATCCCTGGTTAGATACCAGGTACTACGAAGTCCTTGGATAATTACCCCATTGCGGCAGCGTTCCTTCTGGGTATCCCAGTAGTAGATGAAGTCTTTGCTGCGATTAGGCGCTGTGCAGTATACTTTATACTTGTTAAACAGCGTTGCCTGCTCGTTAAACTTTTCACAACTCTTGTCAAAGTTGTACTGACCGGGTTCTTTTAACATGCTCCACAAAAACTCTACAAACGCTTCCCTGGACGCAAACTCAGTATGCGACCAGGTGTCTGTAGCAGTAGTGTATGTAGGAACCTTAATGTACATTATTTGTCAGGAGAAAAACTCATAAGTAATGTAGGATTACCATTGCTTTTAACAAGATGTTTTATGAGAACTTTTATGTTTTTATGTTTAAAGACAGGATGTGCTGATTTTTCAGCATTAAAATACGCTTTATGATCATCGCGATGATAAGCTGCCCATTGATTAGTAAAATGGTTGTAATGAAACACCCATTCATAAAGAGTTTCTTTACTCATAATTGTTTGATTTTTTAGTTTAACTCTGATCGTAAGCAATATGTTGCCCCCCTCTTACCTGAGACTTTTGTTCTTCCATCAAATCCTTGTACGCGCCTTTAAAGGAAATGCGTATCTGTTCAAACTTTGCGGCAGCGTTTACTAAAGAGTTTATGTTACCATCACGCCCATGTTCAATAGGGGTATTTTCCATGTAGCGTGCTAACCGGTCAAGCATGTGCTTGATTCCCATAAATGCTCTATAGGTAGGAGTTTCATAAAGTTTTTTACAAAACTCAAGAGCGGCAACAATCAAGTCATCTTCTGTAGAAAACTCAGCACTCAACTGTGAAAATATAAGTTCTTCTTTTTCGTTTTCTGGAACATCAAAAAAAGGATTAATATCAGGATTTGGACAGGTCATGTAAAACAAGTAAGCGTACACATCCATGTATTCTTCAGGGTAATCTTTCATAATCTGCTTAAGCACATTAAGTGTAAAACAGTGCTCAGTAGGAACTATCCTGCCGTTTTCAACATCAAACAGTTTTATCATGTCTTATTTCTTTTTTTGAATTGCTCCAGGGTTTTCTTTATACCAGGTAAGAATAGCAATCACTTCATCTTTCAAATATGGCAGCTCATACGGAATAATCTCTTTAATAATAAAGTTTCCATCTGCATCCTGTTTTAAAATAGGATAACCATACTCATCTTTGCTTTCTTCTTCTTCAAACAAAATGTGATGTATAATTAGTTTTCCTGGCTTAAGTTTAGGGTTATGCTTAAGAATAATATACATGTAAATAGAAAGCTGCAAATTGTAGTGATTTAAGTTGCAGTCATCAAGATGACTTACTGGTGGAAACATCTTTTGAGAAATTCCTTCCCAGTTTTTAAAACTTTCTGTTTTGATTTCTTTATTAGTCTTGTAGTCTGTGATGTGAACTTCTCCATTAGCTACTTCTGCTAAATCTATTTGACCACAGATTCCCGCTGATCTCATATACACCATGTGCTCAGGATAAATTCCTTCTATAAGTTTTTGAGAAGGAGCAACCTTTAAACCATGCTCGTCTTTCATAGATTTAATGACCGGCAGTTCTGCATTATACCTGACTATCGTGTTACAACCAAGTATGTCTTTCTCGCGTTGATCATGGTACCAATTACCAAGATTGCAAGCGCGTTCTGACTCTTTTTTCCAAATTGCTTGGATTTGTTCAGGAGTAAGTCCAAACCATTTGCTTTTCTTGTTTGCAGCACTTTTTTTAGCAATACCCTTACCATCAAAGGGTTGCTTTAAAATACTAAGCAAAGTGGTTACTGAAATCCATTTGGTTTTATCCTCAGGATCCACAGAGGTGTAAGTGTGAGTAGAAGGTTCAAAATATATGCCCATAAGTTTTATTGGTTTTCAATGCTTTTCTTTACAGCATCCTCTTCATCTTGACTAAGAATCGCGTCCCAATAACCCTCAGGGCAGGAAGACGCAAGAGAACGCAGCTTAAACTTTAAAGAACAACCGCACTGAGGGCAACACGGATGAGTGCCTGGAACAATGCAGTTTTTATCTCCTTTTGATTGCATGAACGGACAACTTTCACATATCGCCATCCGATGATCATGAATCTCCTCAACGTGTTCTTTTTTAAAAACACTATTAGTGACTCCTTCAAGAATCTTATTACGCTCCTTCCACAGTTTGATTAGCATGGTGTTTTTCTTTTAAGGTTTGTACTTTAAGTTTTCTTTCTTCTTCTTGATTCATCCTTTCTAAAACAGCTTCATACTTTTCAATCTCTCTCTTGACATCTTGCTTAATCTCAAAAGCTTTAATAGAAGAAGTCTCATCAAGACCCTCCATAAAGTTTCTGTGACGGTCAATTTTCTTTTGAACCCTTTTCTTCTTAAGCATAAAAGTCCCTAAATTAGGGACATTTACAGCAATGTTTTCAACACTGCTTAAACGTTTTTGTACATATCTGTAAAAAAACGCAACAATATCGTCAACCTCCTGGAACTCTCTGCCAAGTTTCTTGGCTGTAAGAAGAGATAACTCTTTACGCTTTATTGGATTCAATGGATAAAAAATTATAGTCTAAAAGAATGTTTCCTTTGCGATAAATATCAATGGTAGGTGTAATCTGTATCAGCTTCTTGTTGTCTTTGCTCTTTACCACAATCTTACGCTTTTCAAGTTTGGAAATGCGATTGCGTATGTTTTGTGCACGAACAGAAAACTCCTCAAGCTCTACTGCTCCATAAAGCTTTCTTGCAGCAGCATTACAAAACTTACTTAACTCAACCGGTCCCCAAAGAGCAAGCATTGTCAGAATCTCTATGTCTGACGGAATAAGGTGCTCTTTCTTAAAAAAGATCAAATTTGTAATGACCTGATATTTAACAAGGTCGTAAGGTGTGACCCTGATTTTTTTTTGAACTTTGTTTACTTCCATGGTTTTTAAAATTAGATACCATACACCCAGGATTTTCACCTGAACACTCCTTAGCTTAGCAACACCCTTGCGAGAGTGTGAGCTGCAGTTCCACCATACTGCTAGGATATGCTTTTTTACGCTTACATCAGTGTCAGGTACAAGTATTTATGTTTTAAGATGTCCAGTTTATTAGTAAAAAAACTGGACATTAGTTGCGGGCGCAGGGGTCGAACCTGCCACACATCTATGGTTATGAGCCAAGACTGCCACCAAGGCTGCCCGCATGTATATCAAGACTCTCCGATAATCTTTGAGATCTGAACAACAGTTTTTTCTGTACTAAGGGCCATCTTCTCTACTTCACGTTTTTCGTTTTCTAGTTCAGCAAGTTTTAGTTGCAGATTTTCAATAGCGATAACCTGCTCTTTATGCAGTGCGGTTAGCTCTATGGACATCTTGTAAAAAGTGCTTAAGATGTCATGTTTTTTGCGTTCAAGGGTGGCCAAAGCGGAACTGCGTTTGAACAGGTTGATTAAAAATGTAAGCATTGGTTTTTGGAGGTTTGAGGGTTAAACAAAAAAATTACCATATAATGGCAATGTCGCGCTCTGCAATCATAAGTTTGATGCTGTATTCTAACTGAACTACATCTGCATGCTGCAAGTATTGGGTAGGAACAAAGACTTTGTCGCCAGGAACTACATGCGTGACCTCATCACCTGTAGCAAAAACTTCCAGCATAGTCCACTTTTGCATCATTTCACGTTCTAGTTGAGCTTCTGCTTCCGGTGAAAGCTGAATGACAGACTCTGGTTTGTCAGGTTTGTTTAACAAGATCCTGGTTCCAAGTAGTGTTTTAAAGGGTTTTGACATTAGATTAAAATTGGTTTAATAAAGATAAAATTTAAAAGATTTAACGCAGTAAAGTTAAACGTCTGCTGTTTGATTTTAAGACACTTCTTCTGAAGGTTGTTTATCCTCCGGCTTGGTCAAAGGAGCTTTAAACTGAGCAATCACAGCCATAGCTTGCAGACGCTTTGCCTCTTGTATTACTGTGTTGCTTTGCAGCTTAGTTAGTCTATAGCGAAGCTTTGCCACCGCTATTTGCTCATTGTACCAAGCAGTTAGATCTTCCAATGATGGTTCAGCTTGCTTTGATGGTTCAACTGGTGTTTGATTTTCGTTTGTCATAAGGATTGGTTTACATTTAAAAGAGTTTTCTCTCTACAAATATACTCCAAAAGTTTAACTTCTGCAAATTTGTCTTTATATTTGTAGAGAAGATATTTTACACAATGCAGTACCAAGACTTTAAAAAAATATTGCTCACATATAAAAAAGGCACTCAAAACATCACTGCACTGGATAAAATAGGTGTTGACCTCTTTGAAAGTCCTTATGAACTAAACAGCGTTCTTGAACACATGCTGATGTTTTCCATGGGTTGTCACTACACAGAAGAGGGCTTGGAGTGGATCAGCTGGTTCATCTATGAGAACGAGTGGGGAAAGAAAAAGTGGAAAGGGCCCTTGTATGAGCGCAACAGTGAAGGAAAGCTGGTTGCTTCTGGAAACTCTGATGGATACGGGGCGCATGACCGCAAAGGAAAACCTATATGCTATTCTATGCGCTCTTTGCATCAGCATTTACAAAAAGACCATCTTAAATAAGCTTTAGCCATGTACGTCACCAGAGAAAAAGAGTGGGAGGCCTTGGTCAAGGTCTGCCAGGTCCTTGAGAAAAACCTAAGCCTGGTGCCAGGCAAAGCGGCAGTAGCCATGGTCAGTCCTGACTACAGTGCCACGGCAGCCATGCACATCGCCCATCACTTAAGCCACGGTGGTGAGATGCTGGACATTGTGCCTGTAGAGGTGCCTTACCCTGATGAGGATCCTGAGCGTTACCGCAAGCTCTTTGCCAACCGCACCTGCTTTGAGTTTTTTCCCTTTGAGACAGTGATCCTGGTAGAGGCAGGGGTGATCACCGGTGGCAACTACAACTTTTTTGCCAATCATCTTATAGAGATGGGCTTCAGAGTAGTCACTGTAGCCTTGTTTGAGAACGTCCACAGCAGGTTTCAAAGCGATGTGGTAGGTTTTTACTATGACCACCAGGCTGAACAGCTGGAGTTTTACTATGAAAGAGACAACAACCACTGGAAATGAAAAAAGCCATCTTTAAGTTCAATCGTGGAAGAATGGCGCTGCTGTGCTCCAAATGCAGAAGAATTGTCAAAACAGGTCCTGAGTTTTCTTTAGATGAGCTGGCAGCATCCCAAGGGGAAGGTGCCATAGGACCACAATACTGTGAACAGTGCAAACCTGGTATAGAAGAACCTGACTACATGCTGGTTCGCGCAGAAGATGGTCTGACACTCACTGCAAAAGAAATTAAGTTTATTGAATGGAAAGAAGACGGTTCCTTTGAAAAAGGTCATGATCAAGCAGCTGAAGGGCGGTCTTTGATTCTAGATCCTCAGTACGGCAGGTTCTTCACCTGGATGACCACCCAAATTGTCAAAATCACTGAACAGAACCCCAACTCCATAAAATTCTCTACCAAAAACTCTAACTACCTGCTGCAATGGAAACAGAAACCAAGCGACTAACCGCTGAGATCATCAAGATTTACCCTGAAATGTTCCAAGGTACAGACCCCAACTACACCCCCTGGAGAGCAGGTTTAGGTGTAGACCTGGGTTGGTACCCTATCATAAAGCGCCTGGTCACTACCATAAAGGAAAACGATGACCAGTACAACCTGGAAAATGGTACTGAGGTGGTGACAAAGGTTTTTGACATCAAAGAAAAGTATGGCAGCTTAAGATTCCATCCTGTTGGTGGAACCAGTGACAAAAACTGGGATGCCATAGAAGCTGCAGAAAATGAATCTGAAAACACCTGTGAGACCTGCGGGTCAACAGAGGATGTAGGCACCTGGACCAAAGGATGGATTGTGACCTGCTGCAAGAGCTGCGCTCAAAAGCGTACTGAATTTCAAACCCCTAAACAAGAGCTTGACGCAGTCTGGCTACCAAGAAAAAAATGAAAACCTGGATGAAACTATTTTTGACCGGTGTGGTGCAGGTCTACTTTGTTGCTATTAACACCGTCTTTTTAAGCAAAGAACTCTATGTTGGTGTCTTCTTTGCAGCCTTTATGATATCCATGGTTTGGTCTTACAATATCAAGAAGATTGTTTTTGGTACAATGATAGACAGAGTGCTATACTCTCTAGGTGCTACTGTAGGCAGTCTGCTTGGGTTATTCACAAGTGGTTTACTTGCAGATTTTATCACTAACTTATAGTGAACCCCACATTATGAAAGACCCTAATAGATCGCGTAAGACTGAAATTAAGTATTTAGTTGAGTTAAATGAAGAGCAGAAAGACGCCAAGCGTCTGATAAGAGATAACCAGATAGTGATCGTTACAGGACGCGCAGGTTCAGGAAAGTCATTGGTATCAGCTCAAACAGCACTAGACTTCTTATTCAAGAAAGAGTGCGAGAACATCTATGTAACGCGTGCCACCATTGAGGTGGGTGCTACCATGGGGTTGTTGCCTGGATCACTGGACGAAAAGTTTAACCCTTACCTGGAAGCTTTTGTGGAGAATCTGGAAAAGTGCTATGATAAAACTAAAATCCAGGAGATGGTCAAAAACAAACAGATCGTGGCATATCCTGTGCAGTTCATTAGGGGTAAGACTATAGATGATGTCTTAGTAGTAGAAGAAGCACAAAACCTGACTAAATCTCAGATGCTGGCTATTCTCACACGCTTGGGTAAAACAGGTAAGATCATCGTCAATGGAGACAACGAGCAAAAAGATATCAGAGATGAGTACAACGGACTATCCTACGCTATTGAACTCAGCAAGAAAATCTCTGAAATCAAATGGATCAAGCTTAAAGAGAACCACCGCTCTGATCTAGTAGGAAAGATCCTTGACTTTGAATACAACTAACTAACCTGACACCATGATACGTTTACACAACAACTTTGACTTTGGTCAAATTGTCTACCTAAAGTCTGACACCATGCAACTCCCAAGACTTATTAACGCGATGCAACTGGCCGGTGACAGCACAGCACCCATCATGTATAGACTCTGTCAAGAGACAGATGAGACCTGGCACTATGAGGTAGAAATCTCAGCAGAGAAAGACATCATGATGACAACTAACAACTAAAAACACTCCCCCCTCCTTTAAACAACCCTCAGGTACCCCCCTGGGGGTTTTGTCATTTTGGGGCGCACTACACAAAATCGGGGCGCTCTCATGATTTCCCTATAGAGAGAGAACAAACACTAAGGAGAGAAATGACACACTAACTCACGCACTGACATGAGGTGTGAACTGATGGGTGTAAAAATGTGATGTGGGTGAGAGTGGTGGGAGTCCCTATGACAACGATCCCCCCAAGAAACACAACAACCCTCAACCCCCCTGTGTATGCAGGTCAAATCCTTTACGCTATGTACCACACATGGAACATTGCAGGACACGACATCATTGCTAAGAGTCTGAGGGAAGCCTTTGCTTACTTTAAGAACTACTGCATGAATGTCAATGGGTGAAAGTCATCCAACCTGCACACGCAGACACAAGAGAGATGCTCTGTCACAAGGGCGTCTCTCTTGGTCTTTAAGGCGTTTGATTAACCTTCAACCCACCTTGTTGTTCAACTAAACCCAATTCTCGTGCACAAAATCAAATCTTTCGTCATGCCTGCCCAGGTGCTTGCATGGCTACTCATCTCAGGTACCATGACAGTTATCTGGCATGTATTTGTTGCAGGCGCTATCAGCATGCTAACACGCAGTCAGACATTCATGGATGTTAGCGACTCATATACCACATGGAATATGAGCTTCATGATGTTCGTTTTCTCACTAATTATTGTTGGCGTATGGTTGTGGGCGGGAGAGTCAAAGCGTTGACCACTGGCTGTCTGGTATCTGTTGGCACATGGTTGTGGGAGGATTAGTCCTCTCACAGCCTTTGTGTCTCATATCAACCTTCAACTCCCCTTTTGGTTCAACTAAACCCTAAACTCATGTTAAAATCTTTGATTATCCAACAATCACGCCCCACAGACCGCATTGCTGTTGCCGACGAGTACATAAATGTCGACAAAGAAACTCATTTGTTTGTACACGGCATGGTAATAGATGCTAAAAAGAGTCCTTTTGTAAAGCGCGTCACCGCATTCAATAAGACTGTCTACTTGGTCAACATAGACCTCATGATGAGAATTGAGGCGTCTAACCTTTTAACATAAACCACTGACCCTCCTGCGATAGCATCAAAGGAGGGTCTTTTGTTTCTCACTGCAACCTTCAACCCCCCTTTTCATTCAGTTCATTTTGTTTCACTAAACCCTAATTTAAACTACCATGAACAAAGTTTTCATCACCCCCAATGCTCAGACCGGTGCTCTTGTCACTCCGTTTAGTAGCAACCCAGACTACGGTTACCTCCAACTGCAGTCTGTCGAAATGACCCAACGCGATGGCGGTTGGTTGGAGGAAAAACGCCGCAGTGCATTGCTACGCGCTAAGACAGAGGTCTTAGAAAGCTTCATTGCACAGCAAGGCAAAACGCTCATGCTGCCCGGTCGCATTGTTGTTCGCGAGTTTGTTGAAAGCAACCTCCCTGAAAACTATGCTTCGCGTCTGAACAAAAAGCTCTCCTACGAGCAAGCTGTTCAACCGTTCCTGAAGCGTGCAGGTAAAGACGGTGTTGCGCTTACCTGCGGTGGTGAGCGCATCCTGCGTTTCTCAGACTACGACGCATCCGGCACGCAGTCTGACGTCTCTGTAGCTCACGACAATGTCAGTGAGGTCGCAGAGTTCCGCGCAGCTGTCAACGCACACAGCGCCACACTGCCTGCGTAACGCTGAACTTGACACACCAGGTTGGGAGATTCGTCTCCCAGCCTTGGTGCAAGTCAGGTCAGTTTTTTCTCAACCACAAGTCAAGAACGTGCTCTTGTGCATGCATGCAAATCACGAGGGTGTCAGTTTTTTCCTAAGTAACCTCTCAGAACAACCCTCAAACCCCCTTTGAGTAAAACTCTGAGAACAGACTTAGTACAGACAACCTTCAACCCCCCCATCAATTCACACTTAAAACCAAATTTTTTTATTATGTCTCAAGTCCAAATCATCCCCAACTCCACCACAGGTAGCCTCATTACTCCGTTCAAAAACAATGCTGAGTACGGTTACCTACAATTGTCTCAGTCCTCTATGATCCCCGAAGGAAGTTGGATCAGAGAACGCAAGCGTAGCACCCTGTTGCGCGCTAAGTGCGACGTGTTGCAGCGTTTTGTGCAGTCTAACAAGACACTGTCACTCCCTGGACACATCGTTGTCAAAGAGTACGTTGAAAGCGAAGTTCCTGAGAATCTCTTTGAACAGTTCGCTAACAAGAATCTACCCGCTTCTCAAGCACTTGACAGTTTTGTCAAACGCGCAGGTCAAGACGGCGTAGAACTCTGTGTAGACGGTGAACGCATCATCAGATTCTCTGTGTATGACGCAACCGGTCAAGACCAGGATGTTTATGTACAGCACAACAACACCGATGCTGTACGTGAATTCAACGCTGTACGCAATTCTCAGAACGCAAAACTCTAAGAATTGTAAAGCACTACAACTAATTTCTGAGAGAGTTGCTGAAGATTTAATAAGTCTTTAGCACTCTCTTAGATTTTTTTTGTAAACGTAATGATTCCACAAGTAATTGATATACAAGAACTTATGTGAGTGGTAAGACACCCTCACTCAATACTTGAATGATCAAGAACACCTGTAGAAATCAAAAAATTTGACACTAAATGGCTATAAACCACTTGTTTTTGCCAGACAGTGTCATTCTCATGCACCAGTTGTAGTAGTAAGATTAGACTTATCTTACTAGTAAGTCCTTACATTAAGTCTCTGTAAAACCTCCCTATGTCTATACATGAAAAGACTTGAGGTTGAATGCTAGGCAGCAGAGTGTGTTTTGAAGGCAAGGTATTAAGAGCAAGAGCGCTACTGATATACTACTACAACTAAGTGCTATGAGAGAGATATCTTCTTATCTTCTCTCTTCATGTAGAATCATAAGAGTCACCCGCGCCAGGCAGATCTGTGAGAAAAACAATACCGCTCCTCTCCTCTGGTTTATGCAGACCTGTTAACAAAGATGATATCACCATCATCTTGTCTGTGTAGACTACAATCAAACGATAAAAGCAGACCAACGAGCGGCGTTGGTGTGTCTGGCGTTGGTACTCTAATGTTCTATTTATATCATATTGTCCACTAAAACCTTCTAATTAACATGAACCTTAAAAAACTATTTGTATTTCTCACACTTTTGGTTAGTGTGATAAGCTTGTCTTCTTTTGGTATTAAAGCCTATGTTGATTATGAGGTTCTCAACACTCTTGAGGATATGAAAGAGTGGGTTGAGTATGACATGGCTGAATGCACCGATTCATGCATGACCAGCAAGTTGGATACTTACAAGCTCAATCTAGATTTTTGCATTAAAAGACTGCGTAATCAAAATTCACACACTAAACGTGCATCTCATGACAATGACTATTGACGAATTCTTTAAACAACACAGTTCTCAGCTTGTAAAACTGCATGAAGACGACTCTGAAACAGGCAACTTCAGGCTCTTTTGTCCTGAAGAATGCTCTACTGCTACCCATTACAAAGACAATGGTTATGTTTTAGCGTCTATTTTTGAAGATCTTGACGGTGATGAGTATGTTGTCCTGGACAACGACTCAGATGATGCATTAGACAAAGTTGGTTTCTTTATCCTGCAACCTTAAAATTTACAAAACCAATGAAATTAAAAGTTACTGGTCAAGATAGAGCATACTATCTTATCGTAGTTCTTGGAGTTGTAACCATACTTTTCAGAATTGTTTGTCTTATCCTTTATCCTTTAAACCCATAAATCCTGTGAATAATTTAACCGGCTCAAAGTTTTTGCACCCTCGTTTCTGGACACAATCAGAAGAAGCTATTGTCACTCTTATTGTAAACAACCGTAAGAAAAACAAGACCCTTCACCATGCGTTTACTAAAGCAGCACGCGCTACAAACCGCAGCGTTTCAGCTGTTGCTGTTCGCTATTACACAAATTTGAAACCCACAAGTGTTATTGCCGGCAATGTACACAAAAAGATTACAGTGGGTAATGTCAGTAAAAGACAAACATTAGGTGTTGAAATGAACACACAGCTTGTCTGTTTTGTCAAAACGCTGTTCACAAGACTTACACCTGCTGAGAAAGCAGAAGTATTGAAAAACCTAGGTTAGGTTTGACCCACCACTGGCATACTGGTTAAAGTATGCTTTTAGCATGAAAACTTACTAGTTCTCTGTTTTTACTATAACAATCTGACCGCACAGCTGAGTGCAAATGGTATTAATAGAGGTAAGCAGTTGTAATCTCCTTTGCTGGAGTTAAATAGGGGATTTATGACGCAGAACCAGTTACAACTTAGTGCTATACTTTGTCTAAAACAACTGCAGTGCATGAAGGGTGTTTACAAGGGTTGATCACCTTATTGCACCTACGAAGGCTTAACAAGCCACTTGAAACGTAGCACTGTGGTTGTTTTTAGACATTGTGTTGTTCCCTTGAGAAAGGAATATGGAAGCATAATAAATGGAAGGAAATTACGAACATTTTCCACAACACAGAGGACTTCTCATCCTCAACACAGTCAGGTGGCGGAATGGTAAACGCTCGCTTCAAGGTGCGGTCAGTCAACGAAATGTAAAACTGACTTGCAGGTTCGAATCCTGTCCTGACTACCAAGTTAACCACACTAAGACTAGAAACGTGGTGACAGCGTGGAAAGACACGCGTTTAATGTACCATTCTCACGTGGATATAAAGACTTCTTAGTAGTAACCATAGGTTTACAGTAACAATACTGGATGAAATTCTCCTATGCAATATTGTTTATGCTCAAGAGATACTAAGATGTAAAACCACACTGATTAATTACAGGTTATCTAGATAACTTCTTCACAATATATATGTTTTAAACGCAACAAGAATGGTGAAGGTAAATCAGTCTCCCAAGGGTGAGCAGTTGTAATAGAGTAATGAAACATATAGAGTTGAGAAGTTAGCAAATAAATCTTCTTAATGTCCTAGCGGGCATTCCTATGTGTTAGTAATTACTAGTTTAAACCTATTACAACTAAGTGCAGAGGGAACGCGGCAAGTGCAAGGTGTCTGGTTTCTCATACCCAGGCACCTCACTTGTTGTTTTTTAAAACTTATTTGATATTAACTTTACAACTTAAATTTTAATTATGAAAAAACTTTTTGTTTTTATCACAATCATCTTGACAATTGGTTGTGAAAATAATCGTCCGTATAAAGTTGTAAATGTAAACAGCTTGAACGACAGTACTTGTAAGTATGTATTGTCACGATCTAATGGATTTGGTCCACAAGTCAAAACTATGACAGCACCATGCGGGAAGTACACACTTTTCCAAACCATAAACGAAAAATGACAAGAGAAAAATTTATAAAAAAGTGGCTTGGTAATAAAGACTACCAATACACAGAAGAAAACCGAGATTTAATGCGAGATGATTTAGACAAAGTGATAAACCGAGCATTGCAACAACCACTTGTTGGCGGTTCGTTGCCGATGTACGATGTTGAAGAATTGAATGAAATTGTAAAAGAACTGAATAGTGGGAAACTCTCTCTGTTTGATTTTGTAGGTAAAGTTTGGAACAAAGCTTATATACTCGGATGTATTGATGGGTTGAAAGGCAATGACCACTAACGGTTTGCGTATTGCTGACGTTGCCAATTTGAAAAACAAATGTTGAATACTTAAATAAAAGTTGATATGAAAATTGAAGTTAAAATTACCGATGAAGCTGGCAATGTTCAGCAATACGATGTTAGCGGTTCGTTGCTATTGGATGATAGCAAATTGAAACAACTAATATGGGAAGATTGGGAAGGTGAAATTAAAGAGGAAGACCCAAGACAAATGGTTTTTAAGTATATGAAAATGATGCGTAGTGAGTTTGTTAAGAATTGACCGCTAACTCGTTTATTTGTTCTATTAAAACCTAACCTTTAAATCTATGAACAAACTCCCCCAAAATTGGCTCATTGAAGTAACCGAAGGAAACCGCGAAGAACTCAACCGTTGGAGGAAAAAGGTCGCTACCGAGTATCGTGACCACTTTGTTAGAGTAGGGTACACCTTGCTCTCAAAGCATAAAGACGATGGAAGTTATTACTACTCCAATAACGCTCAAGAACTTAGGAATGACGAAGACTACAACGACTACCAAGAAATCACACTCGAACAATTCCGTCAAATTACAAACCCAAACCAAAAACTTATGATAAAATCAATTAAAATTTCCCGCGAACTGCTCAACAATTATTACAATGCCGCTACCGCCGCACAACAGGAGTACCTTACGGAACACTTCAAGTTGGATGGGACAACTACCAATGAAGCGATTCGTGGGTTATATCAGTTGGCTTGTGACACTTGGAAGCCACGCATTAAAGACAACCACCCTGATTGCTTTGAAAATGAGAAACATTTTGATTTCAGCGCAATTTCTGAAGAATCGATCGTAGCGCCCAAAGTTGCTAAAGCACTTGGACTAAACGAAGATTTTATTCAGGTTAGAAACGGCTCAAATCCTAAACTACGCCATCGTTCGTTCTACCTGTCAACAGATTACAATTGGGAATTGGTAAACGATAATGATGGAGTAACTCCCATAATGGTACTACTTCCAACGAAGAAGTAGAGTAAAGTAATAAAAAAGTCAGGTGGCGGAATTGAGCAGACGCTCCCACGGATAGTGGGGGGTTTAGGGAATAAGTAAAAAAATAGGTTAAACACTGATGTTTTTTGAATACCTAACAAATACAGGTTCAAATCCTGTCCTGACTACTAAAAGAACACATTGAATCAATTTCTAAACTTAAATTAATTATGAAAAAAATAGCATATGTAGTAAAAATTTATTTAGACGATGGGAGAATATTTAAGTATTTTGTTGATTCTGCAGAAAAAGTTCGTGAACACGCATCTGCTATTGTAAAAGACGGATACAGGCACAATGATGGAGAAGTATTTGAACACTATCCACCGCATAGAATTTTGAAGGTAAAAAGTGAAAACATACCAACCAATTATCCTGATATAGTAGAAGGTACTTAATATGTTAATTACCTAACCCCTAAACAATTTAATTTGAAACACAAATGTTAGTAAACTTAACTCCAAATTGGAAAGAAATAGAAAGAAGAAGTGCCATATCAAAAGAGCACAATTTTGAATACATCCCGCAGTGTGATGAATCATGGATGCAGTTCGGTATTGGTGTTTACCAATGTAACATTGATTTTAATTTTTCTCACGAAGAGTTTTTAGAATTTGATGATATGGGTAGTATCCCATTTGACCAAAGTTATGAAGTTTTTGCTCCAAGTTATCTTAAAGCACAATATGGTGTTGGTGATAGTATTGAACAAATAAAAGAGTATTTTAAGAAAGAAATTGAAGACCCCAACAGGAAATACTTTATTACAGTAACACCTGTATTTCAAGATAAAGAAAATAAAGGCAAAGGTGGGGGATGGCGTTGGCACAAATGGGGTGAATACATTGGTAAGTTAGAACCTAAATGTGAATATTTAGATGATGAAAATTTTGGTGATGACTTTGAATATGTAATTTGCTTTCACTTGTACGAGGTCAAATAACCCAACCCCCAACCTTTAAATTTAAAGTAATTGAAATTGTAAAAGAAAAGAAATGAATACACAAGTAAGTTTTGAAATAGCAAAGTTGCTAAAAGAAAAAGAATTTAATGAAAATTGTTCTGATTACTATACTCAAACAGGCAATCTTAATTCTGATGGTTGGGGTGATATTATTTATGAACAAGGATTTGGTTCAGGAGAACCTGATAGAATGTTAAGATTTAATTACTCTGACTTTAATAAAAATCAAAAAGAAACTTGTTTTTTATGTCCAACCATTGCAGAAGTGGTGATGTGGTTGTATGAGAAGCATGAGATTTGGATTGGTGTAGAAGCATCAGATGATTTTACAATGTTCTATTTCAGAGTTAGAAAAAAAGAAGTTTCAAGACTCAGTTTTGATTATAACTCACCAACAGAAGCATACGAAGCAGCTATTGAATACACTTTAAATAACTTAATCTAATGTTAAAAAAAGAATTTGTACCCTACGAACAAGCCTTAGCACTCAAAGAACTTGGATTTGATGAACCTTGTTTTGCAACTTATCAAAAAGGATTAAAAGGCCCTATAATGTGGGATTATTGGTCTATTGAACTAATGAATTCCACCAATGAAGAAGATGAAGTTGAATGTACAGCCCCAACATTCTCACAAGCATTCAGATGGTTTAGAGAGACGTATAATATTGATGCATGGGTTCAACCATTCGTTGCACAAAGTAAAAAGAACATACCTTATTTACCTGACGAGTCCTATGGTTATTTTATTTTCAAGGATGGGGTATTTGTATGTGATAAAGTTGATTTACTTGGGCCAGAAGAAGCAGAACTTGCTTGTCTTATCGAACTAATTAAAATAGCAAAGGAGAACAAACAATGAGTACAGTACCAACAGCAAAAGAATTTTATGATGCACATTACTCAGATGATGCGGTAGTTATAATGAGAGACTTTGCTAAACTACATGTTGAAGCAGCTTTAAAAGAGGCTAGTGAGAAATCTAAAGTTAGAAAAGATACCTATATAATGGGAAGTGGAACAACTGAAGTTGAACAAATGTTCAATTATGGTAATGGAACTTCTCATTATGTTGACCAAAATTCAATCTTAAACGCTTATCCATTAACTAACATAATATAATATGAAAAACATACGCGTATTACCAACAAACAAACCAAGTAAATTATATTTTTGGGAAGACAAATTAGTATTTGGTAGATTAGCAACTACACCAATGAACAGAAACATCTACATTACTTCCGATGAAGAAATTAAAGAAGGGGATTATGTGGGTTATCCTACACTTAATAATTGGGTTCCTGTTAAATATTTAGGAGGTGACTTAACAGGTGGTGAGAAAAAAATCATTCTAACAACAGACCCCGACTTAATAAAAGATGGTGTACAAGCTATTGATGATGAGTTTTTAGAATGGTTTATTAATAATCCAAGTTGTGAGTGGGTTGAGGTTAATCATTTTGGTATGTGTTGTAGTAATCAATTAATTGCTCAATGTATTAATTGTAATCAATATAATCCTATTTACAAAATAATCATTCCAAAAGAACCTAAACAAGAATGGACTCCAACACAAGGAGAACAAGTTTGGATTAAAGTCTTTTCAAATTGGTCGAGTGGGACATATATTGGTTATGATACAACTAAACATATTCATTTAGTAAGGGAAAATGAAGAAGGTGGGGGCAATTTACTTTCAAGCAGTAAAATATTACCTTATAAGTCAATGCCAAATGAACCTAAACAAGAAACACTTGAAGAAGCTGTTGAAAGATTATTTCCTTTCACAAAAGATGATTCTGAAAATAGAATTATAACCATTAAACGCCTTTTTTGGATTGAAGGTATTAAATGGCAACAAGAAAGAATGTATAGTGAGGAAGAAGTATTCAATCTATGTCGTGAGTTTGCAATATTTGTACAGCGTAACGGGCCGAGTTATAAGAAACAACAAGAGTGGTTTGAGCAATTTAAAAAGAAATAAGATATGAATAACAATTTAGAATTTGAAAATGAAGACCCATCTCCTGATAGTATAGAAGACAATCATCCAAGAACTAATTATGGAGAAGGTTATGGCGGTAAAGAAACACTTGAAGAAGTTGCCCATGAAATGCTTGTTGATTATGGAATTAAGTCAATAGGTCAAAGTATAGGAGTTCCAACAGTTAAAAAACTTATGGTGAATATGGCTAAATGGCAAGCTGAAAGAATGTATAGTGAGGAAGAAGTGTTAAACATTTTACAAGAGTTTAAAAGGTATTTATCTTTTGGAGATGAAATTTCACAAGCAGAATGGTTTGAACAATTTATAAAGAAATAAGATGACACACAAACTAATTCACACACCCAATGGGTAGGCAAATACATTTACTAAAAGCTCACTAAACTAAGACAAATGACAAAAGACACACCAACTTGGCAACAAGGTTTGTCTATAAGACACATAGCACAAATTATACGACGCAAGATGATCACGCGTAGTAAACCTTCTGCTAAAGTGTATGACAGATCTAAGTCTAAATCTCAAAACACTGACACATGACACAGTATCCACTTACTATAGAGTTAGTACCCAAAACTGCGTGGTATACCAATGTAAGGTCTAATGTTTCTAAAGAAGAATGGGACCGGATACGCAAAAAGTGCTATCAGAACGCCGGTTATGTTTGTGAAATCTGTGGTGACACAGGTCTTAACCAACACCACAAGCATCCTGTTGAATGTCATGAAATATGGCAGTATGATGATCACAATCATGTACAAAAACTCACAGGACTGATTTCACTTTGCCCCAACTGTCACACAGTTAAACATCCAGGATTAGCACAGATAAAAGGTAAACTTGATATAGTTATCAGGCAACTTCAAAAGGTTAACTCAATGACATTTGAAGAAGCAGCAGAGTATTTACAAGAAAGTTTTTTGATATGGGGTGTTCGTTCACAACATCAGTGGACACTTGACATTGAGTATCTAAGAACTTATTAGCAAACGCTGCTTTTGTGAAGTTAAGCTATGCAGTTTACGACGGGTCGATACTAGTCAGAACCATAAGAAACTACACGGTTTCTAGTAACATAAGCAGCCCAAACAAGTTTGATATCCCTGAAGTTTCATCTTTAAAACTGGGGCCAAGTCCTGTGTGTAGGAAACTGCACATCAGGCATGACATGAGTATAAGCAGGTCTGTCATCGTATAACACACACATATATACTGCTAAGGTGAAAAATACAGAGACAAGTTTAAGCATCAGCAGTTTCAGTCTTTCCTGCTACACCCGCAGTATCCATCATTCTGATCCTAATTTCTGTTCCACTTTTTACAACCAAACCGTGAAAACCAAAAACATCACACCCACACTTGCGAAAATCTTAGCACAACGCGTGCGTGAAAAGCTATCTGAAACATCAACGTTACTTGCTGAAAAGCAAAAAGAAAAAGTGCTTGCGTCTAAAGAATACGCAGAGTTTGAAAAACTACGCGAACAAGAGCGTCAGCTTCGTAAAAAGATTGATATACTTAAAAATAAAATTTCTGAAAAGTACAGCACTTCACTGATGAAAGTAAAATTAAATACTGTATATAGTGATAAACCAGCTGCAGTAAATATTTCAGAAAATGACAAGGTCAGTGTAGAGTCTATTCGTGACAGCATTTTGCTTGATGATCATTTTGCTACATCACCTGTTACTGTTGATGAAATGGTAGACAAAATGGTCAAAAAGTTTATGTCACGGTAACAAAAACGAACAACAAAAAAAAGAACACGCATACCCTCAACTTACTGGTAGGACAATTTGCTTTCTGAATGGGTTTGTCAGAAGGTCTGTTCTTTAAAATTGCAACACATTGCTGTTAGACGTAAGAGCATGATGCAGCGCCAGTGTAGTTCAGGTAAAGACTTTACATTAGATCTCAATAGAACTCTTGGGTGTAAAGCAAACTTAATCTCAAGTTTTCATAGTGTATAAAACGACATTATGAAAATTGAGTCAATATATATCTGTTTTAAAATAATAAGTTATGGTCTATAAATACTGTAATAAAACTCTCAGATATGTTTCAGCTTTGCAATATTTTATTAAAGCAATGATGTTGCTTTTGCTATTCTGTGCATCAGTTTTTTATTATATAGGTTACACTAAAGGCCATTACAATGGTTCAAATAGTTTAACTGATGCTGAAAAAGCATTTATTATTAAAGAACAAGATGTATTTTCAGAAGAAAAGTTGAAAAACTATCTTGTAGAGCTTAATGTAAAATTTCCTCACATTGTTCATGCTCAAGCAATTATTGAATCTGGTCATTTTAAGTCACAGATATTCAAAAACAACCATAATCTCTTTGGTATGAAACAAGCACGCAGTCGTGCAACTACCAATTTAGGTTCTGAATTAGGTCATGCTGTGTACTATCATTGGCGTGAAAGTGTTCTTGATTATGCTTTGTATCAATGTGCTTTTTTAAGTAAAATAAACACTGAAGAAACTTACTATCAATATTTAAAAGAAAATTATGCAGAATCTCCAACATATGCAGTACAAGTTGAAAACATGGCTAAAAATCTTAAAACAAGATTTTATTGATTTTTTGTATGGCAGGACTGAAATTTATAATCCAACATTATACAGTCCTTGTTATGAACTAATGATCATCAACATTAAAAATAGGTATGCAAGTTTTAAGCGTTACTATAGTATAAAAGATGCTATAGAGTCTGTTTCACAAGATATGATGTTTGACAAAGAAAATGATTATTTCCTTTTCAACAAACTATCAAACAAAAATCATTTTATAAAACTTAACTAATCTAATTATGAAAGCAATTCTAAATTCAAACTCTTATCGCACAGGTCAAAACATAAAAAAGTTTTATGATTTTAGTGAACCTGTTTTTTGCTCTGAAATTCCTGAAAAATTTGAAACACTTGAATTGCACTACAATGTTGATGATAAATCATGTACTGTAAGTCCTTTAAATTTTACAGATCCTGTAAAGGATGAACCAAGTACTTTTGTTGTTTATAATTATGATTCAGAAACTCAAAATCCTTTATCAGCTGCTACAGACAAGCATATGATTAAACTATTTTTAGGACGCAGCGATCATAAAAAATTGCAAATAGAATCTGATTCAAACATTTTTGAAGACTATTAAAATATAATTTACCTAATGGGAAAAATGAAAGAGTTGTTTATGCAACTGCGTGAACAAGAAGCTAATACTGAAGGTTTTGATAATATTGACGACGAGTATCAATATCAATTGTACATCCAAGATAAATACAAGTCACCACCTCATGTTTGTTTTATGATGGACAATGATGGACAACTTGTCATGCTTCAAGGTAACACTCCAGAAGAAATTATGCACATAGCCAAAAAGCATAAACTTGAAGGAGAATTTACAATAATGTCTCCACTTAAACATTTATTTTAGCAATGATGTATTATTTATTTTTATCGTATTTTTTCGTAGCATTAGTAAAAACTATCATTTACATGCTTAGTGATGAAGACGAAGTTACTGTCATAGACATTATAATTTTTATACTGTCACCTTTTGCAATGATTCCAATCATTGTTATAGGAGTGTTAAGTCGTTTAGTTGACCTTAACAAACCTATTTTAAAAAAAAACAGTAATACATTTTAAAAAGCTTTTTTTGACAAATATTGTGAATCATTCACATTTTTTAAAAACCCAAAAACTAAACCTGACAAATTTTAAAAGCCACTTTATGAAAAAGTATCCCTCAATTACTGCAACTGCACAAGGCATTATCAGTTATGACAAAGATGGTAACCAAGTCATACAACGTTATGACAAAACTTATCAAAAGAAATCTGATTTTAAACCAAAACACATTCTTCAAACTTCGCAAGACTTAGAAAAAATTCATTTGAATATGATTCAACGTCAGATGTTTAGAAGGCTAATGTATGGTTTGAAAGAATACACCCCAGAACAAATGGCAGCTATGTCTCCTTCTGTAATTACAAATATTGTAGAAGATTACAAAAAAGCTAAAAGAGCGCTGCATGTTCTAAAAGCCAAACGCTATTATCACGCTGAAACAAAGCTGTTAAACGCAATATTTCCTAACATGGAAATTGGCACTAAAGACTTTGATTGGTACCTTGATGTACCTAAAAATGTTACACTTCGTAGTTTAGGTATATCTACAAAAGAGGTCATTGATGAATTTATCAATCGCCGGTTACTACCTAAAAACTTTTACGCTGTTACTCCTGAAAATGTTTCTATGCCATGAGTGAATCTACTGCAAACAGTGAGGCCATCGTCAAGTACGGTGGTCTCACCAATGCTGAACTATTACTGGTCTACTTTCGTTTTAAAAAGTACCTGGAAAATTTGGACAGCAATCTGAATGAACAAAAAATTTCTAAATCAATTGATACACCCTTAGGTAAAGGTGTTGTCATTCAAAAAGTTCCCGTAGAACATGTAGAGCGATTCAAAAAGACTGAATACTATAAGCTTACTAAGCTTGTGGTTGAAAAACTGCAACCTATTGCTGAGGTGATTCTAGAATGCGATGACTCTTTGCAATCTTTAGTTGATGAGTTACGGTAGACTTAGCAATCAAGTTGCCATGTCTGAGTATCTATCTTTAGAAGCAAAAGGTCTCTATGGAATTATTTGTTGCATGTGCGGTAGCAAAGATTATTGCTATCCATCTTTATTAAAACTGGCAAAGCTTTCAGGAAAAAGCAAATCTACAGTTCAACGCATTCTCAGAGAACTTTCTGACAAAGGCGTTATAACGCGTGGATTTAATACTACTCTGAACAAAACAATTACCGTTAATCTTTTAGACCCTAAAAAATCCAAATTAACCTATGAACAAGCCCACATCAATGTCATTAGTGGAGATTATTGAAAACAACGCAGAAAAAATCAATAACCCATTAATTCACGATCATGTCATGATTATTCTTGAAAGTGATCAAAATGGTTTACCAAATGGTAAAGTTATAAAAGTCAAAGGGAATCCTTTTGGCCTACTTGGCATGATTGACCTGATAGTTGAACAACTTGGTACTATCAGAGAAGGCATTGTAAAAAAGTTCAATCAAGCTGATAAGATGACTGAAAAGCTCAACACAGCATCTTCTTCGCATCGTGAACGTCTAAGAAAACTAGAAGCAGCCGCTCGTAAAGCTTCAGAACAAGGAGATGCTGAGGCTTTAGACCAAATCAAATTAGAGCTTATTAATCTGCTTAAAGATATGAGAAACAGCTCTAGTGATGAACAAAATGATGATGATGACAACGAAGCCTCTGGCTCTGATGAATTCAGAATTGATGACTTTAAAGGAGGTTTTTAAGCATAGGGGGTAGTCACCTATGACCACCCCTCAAATGCGCGCCTTTTTCTTTTTCATTCTTCTTATTCCTTACTAGTCACCCATGACTAGGGGGTGTGGTCACCTATGACTACCCCCCTGGTCACTGGTGACCATCCCCTTGTAAAAATTTACTGTTTATGTCAAACATTCATCCGGAAAAATGGCTCATTGAAATTACTCAAGAGAACCAAGAAGAACTCGACCGTTGGAGACAACAAGTCGCCACCACGAATCTTTCAGCCACTCTTGCTGTCGGCTTCACCTTGCTCTCAAGTCATCATCACGACGGCAGTCATTATTACTGCGCTAACGCAAGAAAAGTTAAGGGACTCGACTCTTACGCCGACTACCAAGAAATCACACTCGTACAATTCCGTCAAATCACAAACCCAAAACCTATGAACACACTACCCACAAATTGGTACATTGAAGTAACTGAAGAGAACCAAGAAGAACTCGACCGTTGGAGACAACAAGTCGCCACCGAGAATCTTTCAAACACTCTTGCTGTCGGCTACACCTTGCTCTCAAGTCATCATCACGACGGCAGTCATTATTACTGCGCTAACGCAAGAAAAGTTAAGGGACTCGACTATTACGCCGACTACCAACCAATCACCATCGAACAATTCCGTCAAATCACTAACCCAAAACCTAACGAAAAAACAAAAATGATCCTACTACAAAGCTTTATCCAAGGTACCAGCTACCAGATTAAGACATTGCCTAAACAGGCATTTGAGAAAACTCTCACACGCAGCATTGAAGATCTGAAGATTACGACTTCTATTGCTGATTTTGCCAAATTTCCTCTGGAGACCATCTTCGTCAGTGACGGTTATGACTTTCCAGAAGAAGACCACTTGCATGTTCGTAAAGAGAACATCATTGCGCTTTCTTTTGAAGGCAACCTTTTTCCTTTGTCCTCACTTGACAAAGAGCGCCTACAGAAAGTCTGTGATTTTGCTATTGATTATTTTCTAGACAACCCTGACTATACAGTAGAATACGCCAAGAAGATGGCTGAACAAATGGCTTCTTATGGTTATGAGTATAACTGGGACGACAAAATTGCTCCCAAGCCTTCTGAAGCAGGAGCTGCACCTGGTGGTCCCAACATTCGCAGGACCATTGCTGCTAATTATCCTGTACCTAAAACAGAAGATGTGGGATTTCACATTGATCCAGACATCTGGTTTTTAATGTGTCGCAACGCACTGCGTGGTGAAAACACCTTACTTGTAGGGCCTACTGGTAGTGGTAAAACAGAAATTCTTTACCACCTGGCAACTGTTATGGCAAAAGAGCTGCACATCCAGGATATGGGTACTGTACAAGACGCACAAAGCGCTCTGTTAGGTGTACACCGTCTGAACAAAGAAGGTCACTCTATTTTTGAACAAGCTCCTTTTGTTTCTCACATCAAAAGCGGTGGTATTGTGCTGCTTGATGAGCTTAACCGCTCTCCACTTGCAGCTAATAATATCTTATTTCCATGCTTGGACAAGCGACGCTACTTACCCGTAGACATCGCCTGTGAAGACGGTGAGCGCAGGATTGCGGTGCATGAAAACACTGTGTTCTTTGCTACTGCAAACCTGGGTTCAGAGTATTCTGGTACCCATAGCATTGACCGCGCCTTGCTTGATAGGTTCTTTCCTATAGAGCTGGGCTACCCCTCAGAGAAAGATGAGGTGAATGTACTAAAGCTACGCACCGGCGTAGATGAAAAGGCTGCCACTGCCATTGTGAAAGTCTCTAACGAGATCCGCAAGCAGTACAAAGAACAGGAACTATCTACTCCTGTGTCAGTTCGTCACACCTTGCAAGCTGCATCACTCATCTCTGATGGTTTTGAAGTAGACAAAGCACTGCTAGCTACGATTATGCCGCTGTTTGAAGACAGCATTGGTGTGAGTGAGCGCAGCAAGGTCTTGTCTATTGTTTCTGCGTTTTAAGCTGTAGGATCAGCGAGTTTGTGACAAAAGGGTTGTGGGTGACATTAGTGTCGCTCACACCCTGATGTCGCAAATGTTTATTATTTGTGAGACCAAACTTAAAACTAAAACACCATGAGTAAACTGTCAAGAGACTGGTTTAACCGCAGGGCAGAAGATGCCTACACATTTGCTGATGACTCTAAAAGATTCTTCAGCTGGGACAGAGGCAGAGATTCTTACTCTTCATTCTTTGTCCGCAATAACGATTCTTTACAAGTAGCTGCTAAGATGATTGGCTCCATGTTTAGGGTTATTGGTGTACCTAAAAATTTTAAATACACCAACAATATAGAAAAATCTTCAGGAAGACATACAGTGCAAATACCACTGAGTATGTTGCGCGACGAAAAAGGAAACTATCTGGACAAAGACACAGAGCTGTTAGATGCTTTTTACGGTGCTGCCATTCAAAACGCAGCTCTGGCAACAATGCAGACAACTTCTGAGTATAGTTATACAATAAACTCAAGAGACACCTCAAAAAAATTAAATGTTAAGGATCTTTTGTTTAGTGTACTAAACACTGAGCGTATTGACAAAAAGCTTGCTGATCGTCTGCCAGGTTATCTCAAGTTTGTTCAAAAGTTTAAGAATCATCGTTACGCAAATGCACCGGTTATAGGTGAAGATGAACCTGCTCAAAAGCGTTTGATGGATCTTATAGTAAAAATGTTACGCTATCCTGCTAATATTTCTGAAAGTGATCTTGAAAAATTTGAAAAGCCAGTAACAGCTATTGAACGTCTTTTGAAAAAGTATGGCGGCATACCTAACACAAGTTTAGGCTGCTCAGATATGGCTACTTCTTTGGCCAACATCATTATTAAATACGTTGAAGATGAAGAGCCACCTCCACCTGAAAAGAGTGGTGGAGAAGGAGAAGGTGAAGAAGAAAAAAGCGAAGAATCATCTTCTGGTGAAGAATCATCTTCTGGTGAAGAATCATCTTCTGATAAAAAGTCATCTTCTAAAAAGTCAAAACCAAAGCTGAGCAAATCAGAACTAGATGAAATAGCCAAAGAGATGATGAAGTCTTTGGTGAACCCTGAAGAAGGAAACAGTTCTGATTCAAAATTTATTTCTGAATTTGAGGATTTTACCGAAGACATGGCATCTAACGTAAGTCAAAATCTTAAATCTGAAAAATATAATGAAGAAGGTTTTGCTTCAAACAGTGCTGTAGTGTTCTTAAAAGCTGACACTAATGCTGCTTCTTACAAACACGCGTTACATAAAGTTGATAGTACTAAAGCTGCAGTGCTTCAAAAGCTTTTTGCAAGAAAAAGTAAAGATCAGGCTTTTGTAATGAAATCAATGCGTTCTGGCAGACTTGATACCAACAAAATTGCAGAAGCTGTTCAAAACGTTCCAACTATTTATGAAAGAATGGGACGTATCACTACAGACAAAATCTGTGTGGGTGTTTTGATTGATGAATCAGGTTCTATGGGCGGCAGTAAAATTGACAAAGCAAGACAAGCTGCTATATTTATCAATGAAGTCTTTAAAAACATACCTGATGTAGATTTGTACATGTATGGTCATACTGCGGATTCACCTAAACATGATGTCACCTACTTGCGTATTTATCGTGAGAAAGGTTATGTCACAGATCCTTTTTCTTTAGGATCTATTCAAGCAAGAAGCAATAACCGTGATGGTGATGCTATACTTGCTTTTGCCCAAAGAGTACGTAACAATACGCCTAACCAAGGCTTACTATTTGTAATTTCAGATGGTCAGCCTGCAGCTTCAGGTTACACTGGCATGCCTGCTATTGAAGACACAAGAAAAAAAGTCAAAAAAGCGCAAGCTTTAGGTTTTCAAGTGATTCAAATTGCTATTGAAGAATCAGTCCCTTCATCTCAAATGTTTGACTACTTTATCAAGATGACTGACATCAAAAATCTACCTAATGACATGATCAAATACATGTCACGCAAAGTAGACAAACTTATCAAAGAACGCGTCATTCTTTAACAAAAACGAACACCAGGTGCAGAATAACTTCTGCATCTGGGTTTGTTACCAATGCTTATGAATCAATTCAATAACATTTACATCAAAATTTTTGTCTATTTGTTTGTCTTTGCACTTATCATAGAGCTATCACGCCTTGCGTTTTGGCTGATGAATCAAGACAACAGTATTGCAGTGTACATGGGTTTTATCATGGCCTTATCCCTTGTCATTGCACTGTCCACGATGATTGTGACAGTATTTCAAAAGGTTATCAACAATATCAAAAAACCAAAAAACAATGAACCAAACTAAAACAATTTTATTATCATGTGTTGCGGCACTACTGATGATGTTTTCTTTGTCTTGCTGCGAGCGTATTGATGCAGGACATGTGGGTGTTAAAGTAAATCTTTATGGAGATGGTAAAGGCGTAGACGATGCCACTGAAGTTACAGGATGGGTCTTTTACAATCCGTTCAGCACAAAGATTATTGAGTTTCCTACTTTTGTACAGCATAAAGAGTATAAAAACAACGGTGAAGATGCTGTTGATGAGTCATTTATTGTCAACTCAAAAGATGGTTCAGAGTTTCACGTCTCTCCAATAGTTAACTACTCCGTCAAGCGCGATCGTGTGCCTTATATTTTTGGTAAGTATCGCTTAACTCTTGACGCTATTGAAGAAGGATTTCTCAAAACTGCTGTGTATGACGCTTTTCGTATTGTAGCCAACTCTTATACTGCTGATGAACTTATTTCTAATCGTGAACAGTTTGAGGTTAAAGTACGTAAAGTATTAGAGTCACAATTGTATCCTGAAGGATTTGTTTTGGCACAGTTTACTTCTAACCTTGTGTATCCAGAAACCTTTAAGAAAGCTATTGAAGCTAAGAACAACGCAGTTCAAGCAGCACTTACTGCTGAAAACCAGGTTAAATCTGCTGAAGCACAAGCTAAAATTAAAGTTGCTACAGCTGAAGGTAACGCACAAGCACTTTTGACATCTGCTAAAGCAGAAGCAGAAGCTAATGCATTAAAACAACGCACTCTTACAGAAATGTTGCTTAAACAGCAATGGATTGAGCGTTGGGATGGTAAGCTGCCTGTATATGGGCAAGCACCTATGCTTTACAAACCTGTTAATTAATTGGTAAAGAATGAGGGTCCCAGTGTTAACGCGCTGGGACCTTTACTTCTCATAAATCACACGCCATGACTGTACTTACAGAAGGAAGCAAAGTGACGTATGTGCACAAAGGAAATGCTAAAGAGCACGGCATCATCAAGTCGTTTCCAAAAGAAGATCCACACCATGCTTTTGTTGTGTATCACTGTGCTGGTGACTGGGCTGACTATGAAAGCTACACTGGTCAACGCACCCAAATCAACCATCTAAAACCAGGTTGGTTGTAAACAATAAGCTCTGGTTGCGTTTGTGATTTCAAAAAGCTATTCTGTAGTCACATTTGTTACAATTTTTAACTGATCCTATGAGAAAAATACACATAAAAACAACAAAACAGCTGGTGTACAATGCTGTTAAATGCAAAGCATGCTCAAAAATAATTTTCAGTCGTCATCGTCATGACTACAATACTTGTGGTTGTGCTAACAAGGCATCTGTTGATGGTGGCGTGAGCTATCAAAGCTACGGTGCTTTAGATTTTGACTTAATTGAGCCTTTGGCAGTGTATGCAGATGAGCCTTTTGAAAGAGTCAGACAATACGCCACACGTGGGTCAAGAGGTAAGAGTGGCAAAGAACCACTTACCTGGTTAACGCTTGCTGAAATGACTGATGAACACCTTGCAGCTGTTTTAGCGTTTGGCGGTGCTGAGTGGCACTTGAAACTTATTGCTAAAGAACTTCAATACAGACATGAAAACAACATATCCATTAAGGACCCTGAAGCCTGAGTTTGTAAGAATCGCTCTTGCAATGACTGAGGTTCACATTGACAATTTGACAATTGTAGCAACCATTCAAGATGTTTTTGCAAAGCTGCATGACAAAGGAATGGATTTTTCTTTAGAGGACGCTGTAGAAATTATTCACAAGAACCGCAAAGAAGAACCAAAGACTTCTGCGAATAACATAAGAATGAAAGAATTGCAATCTATTTACAGGTCTTTAAGTGAGTGCTACGTTCATGGTAGCACCAACAAGATAAACCTAAAAATTTCTGAGAAAATGGATAGGGTGCTTGCTGAAATTGAAGAACTTAAAAAACTAAACAATGGAACCTGATGAAAACAAACCTGATGAGCTGTCACCAGTTGATCTGCTAAAAACATGGAGTTCTATATCAGCTGCATCTGGAAGTATTAGTGCTGCACTTTCTACAGACGGTGATTCAAGCATTACGTATGTAGATCCTGTAGAACTTAGTCAGCTTATCAAAAACCTTTCTGATTCCTATCTGTACTATACAACAGAAACTGACAAATCTTCTGAAGAATACAAAGAGCTTGAAAAAAGACTTGAACAACTCAAAGCTGGAATAGAGTGTCTTAATACTACTGTTGCACACTACAATGTAAAAATTGAAGAAATGCGCTATGAAGCTTTAGCGCTTGAAAGTGAAATGGATGTGTTGCCTATGGAAGTAAAAAAAAACTACATAAAATTTTTTTCTGAAGAAACTGTCAAAAAATTCTCAGAAGACTCTTTAGTTATCAAACTTGAAAAAGCACTTCTAAATTATTTACACGGAAAGTCTAAACCTCTTAAAGATATTTCTATCATTATGAATCCTGATACTTGTTATAAACTTTCGCTTGAATTAAAACATTTTTCTCCTGAATTGCTTAGTGTAAGCTTTAATGCAACTGGTATACGTAACTTTTCTTTTAAAGGTGTACCTATCATTAGATCAGACGACGTTAATAAAGACATATTTATTATAAAGTAAAACCTAAAAAAAAAAACAACATGAAAAGAGTACAAATTGGAGTAGTAGGAGTTGACTCAGGTCAGCTTGTTTTATGTGATCCTTGCTATATTGACTCTGAGTGGGAAAAAGAAGAGTTCCAAGATATAAGAAAGTACCAGCATAAAACTACAGGTGACATTCTGCAATATCGTGTAGACTTTCCTAATTATGAGACACCAATTCCAAAATATGGTGGTCAAACCATGAACCAGTTGAATAGAACTGGCGAATGGCAATATTTAGAGGATTTTTCAAAAGAACATAATTTTAGTTATAATGCTTGTGCTGAAGCAAGCTTGTCTAAAAAAGGATATGGTCAACTAAATTACAAACACGGTCATGAAGGTGTTGCTGTTGCGTTTAGTACAGCATTTGGAGATGGTGTGTTTCCTGTGTTTGCTCATTACAACAACGCCGGTGACTTGACACATGTCTCAGTACATTTTGACTTGGAAGATTAATAAAACTTAAAAACATTATGTCAAAAATTCAGATTAGCGCATCACCTTTCAACCTTACTGCCTACTATGATGGCAAATACACTTGTGACTGTTCACAATGGGAAGACGAGTACCAGGAGGATATTTATGAGTTTACACTGGTTTTTGACACAGCAACATCCACTGTGATGGAGATTATCTGGCAAGACCGTACACCTAAAAACGCTGAAGAAATTCAGTCCAGAATTACTCGTGAGTTCTACACCAAAAATAACACGCCTGAATAGTCATGTCAGAAAAAATTAATCGCAGAAATCTTAGTGGAGTATACATCTTCCACAAATTTGATGACGAAGAACGCAGGGAACCTACATGCTTTGAAGACTGCCCAGAAGAAAAACAAACTGAGTGGTTAAACACGCTTGATCCTGATGCTCTAAAAAGTTTGGCAAAACATCTTGCTAAAGCATTAAAAAACATTGGTGACCAACTTGACATTATTGTAAAGCAAGTTGATGATGAATAATTTAGGTGATCATCAAGAATGGTGGGGTTACCAGCATGTTTCTGGTACTTATCATGTAAAACCATATCGCGAAGCGCTTGACATTATTGAAGCAAATGAATCTCCATTTTGCAAACATGTTGTAGGGCCTTTTATGGCAAAAAACAGAGACGACGCTTTGTATATAGCAGAGTCACTTGTTAATTATTTGAATGACAAAGAACCGTCTGAAGCAGAGCAGCAGTTTTACTTTTTCATACACAACACAACAGGCAGTTTTATGACAAACTTGTTCAATTGTATTATGAGTGCTGACATTCACAACCAGGCAAAACTTGCCAAAGGATTTCCAGAACATGTTGAAGTTGCTTACAAGCATATGAACTCTCCAGGTTACTGGGAGAATCTTGAGCAAAGAATGCAAAAATCATTTAAAGAAAAAACATGAGCCATCCATTGCATCATGCTATTTCAAGCCATAAACAGTGGGGCGGTCAGGTAGATGACTATCTGCCGCTTCACAACTGGTTTGATGAAACCAAAGCGCACTACCCTGACATGCGTCACCGGGCACTGCGCCATCACTCAGAAGGTATCTTCTGGTGTGAAAAACAATTTGGCACTTATATCACCAACTCTGATGGACGTATGGTCCCTGTAAGAGCTATTGGTGAACAACACATTAAAGAAGACTTAGGATGGATACCAACCATCAAAGACTACCTTGACAACATGACTATTGTAGGCTGGATGTACAAGCCAGGAGACGGTAGAAAAATGCTTAAGCAAATAACAGAAGAAAAGTCTGATTTTTTTACACATAAACAACTTGAATTACCATGAGTAAAACACACGATTATACATTAAAAGACCTGATGAATTGGTGCGATGCACAAGTAGCAGAAGGCAAATTACTTGAAATTAAATGGGAAGGTGGAGGAGATAGTGGCTGGGTTTACTTTGAAATTGATGGCGAACAAACATCAGAACCTGAAGCAGAAGCTTTAGTGGACATGATGATTGATCAGTTAGATTATGGGTCCTGGGCTGGTGAATTCAGTGCAGAAGGCAGTGCAACTTATAATCCTACTGAAAAGTCGTTTCAGGGTGAAGACAGTTATTCTGAAGAAGAATATAAAAACTTTGACTGTCACATCACATTTAAAATTCCAAAGGACATTCCTTTTGATGAAGTGTGGATTGAAGCAGAAGAAGGACATCATTGTAGTGTTAACTTTACACTTGTTAATGGTTTTAGACATCCTAAAACGCATAATGTAGAAGCTAGTTTACAGTTATTACTTTCAAAAGAGTTTCTGAGAGTTAAAGAAGAAGTTGAAGGATCTACAGACGAAGAAATTGTAAGTTCTTATCAAAGCCATCGCTTTGACAGAGAAAATCTTAAAGAAGAAGGAGAATATATGGTAGGTGTAATTGAAGAGTATTCTTACGGTATTAATGTCTATGATTCAAAAGATGTTGATATATGTCTTGAAGAAATGCTTGAAGAAACTAACGAGGAGAACTAATTATGGACTTTACAAAACTAACTTACCATGTTGAAAGACAACCTGGTATTTCATATGACAACGCGTTGATGTATTGGAAAACATTATATCCAAGCTTTAGTGACTTTGAAAAAAATGTGATTACACAAGAAGGACTTAAGTCTTTTGGTGAGCATTGCGCTGAAAAGTGGGACAGCATTTTGCCTGCAACAGTGGCAATAGCAATGTCTGAAAAAAATCTTGAGATGCGCAGGCTTTTCTTTAAAGCAATGGGTATTGAAAAAGTTTTTAAAGAACTTGAGCCAATACTTATAAGTGAGCAAATAATTGAATTTCAAAATCATCTTGTAGACATCAACGGCAATGCGTATGTTAAAACTATCCTAGATAAGTATCAGCTTTACAAAATTTTAGGTGATAAGCTTTTTCCTGAAGAAAAAGATAACTGGCGTCGTTCTAACGCAGATGCTTATGCTGTACGTTGCTGGTGTACCACAACAGGTCGCGAATACTGGATCTATGTACCAAGATGGATAGGTGAGAGTTGCGATGCTATCAAAGCTATTGCTTGGACATTTAGAATTAATATTACAGATCCTGAATACATTGTAAGGCAAGGTGATATTATTATTGCAAAAGCTTCTGATAAATCTGAAGAAATCAATTTGCGCCATCTTGAAAAAGAAGAGTACCTCAGACTGTTAAAATCACAAAGCTAAGATGAGCAACACACAAAACCGGCTTGTCCTCGCCACTGGTGAGGGTGCCAACACACACGCAGTAAATGCTGCGTCTAAAATCAGTTTCTCAGACATGCCTGAAGAAACAATCAAGTTTGAGATAAAAGATGAGTTTGCCCGTGTTACTCATGAGGAACATGGCACTATTCATTTGTCAACAGGTGTTTATTACAAAACCAACCAGGTGGAGTTTAATCCTTTTGACAATTCTGTATCAAGGATTTTTGACTAAAAACACGCAAATAAGCACTGAAAGGAGGGGTAACTCTCTTTTCAGTTTGCTTATTTTGCAAAACTTTATTAAATTTGCAACATTATGATGTACAATTCAAAAACACCACTCCCTACCAAATTAGCAATTACTCATCATGATATTTCTATTACAATAGAAATTCCATGGGACTCAGATTTTGACACATTTATGACCGCTATTGAAGGTATGTTTGTAAGTATTGGTTATTCAAAAAATACTTTTAACGAGTGGGTCAAAAATTATCAAATAGAAACGAATAATTCAACTACAGATAATGACCAAAACAACGATTATTAACCCTTTTTATAATGAATGGGTTAAAAAATTAAGTATTACACAGTTGCATCAAGAACTTGATAATATGCTGTGGTGTTCAGAATTTGGAATAGAAAGTAAAAATGTTTCTATTCAGAAAAAAAAAATTGTAAAACTTGAACTTGACAAAAGAAATGATAGTAAAAATTAAAAAACTACACCCTGATGCTGTAATACCAAGCTATGCAAAACCAGGTGACGCCGGCATGGATCTGCAAGCTGTTGATGTTAACATACAGCAAGAGCAGGTACACTACAAAACTGGCCTTGCTATTGAAATCCCTGAAGGGTATGTAGGACTGATTTTTCCACGAAGCTCTGTACGTAACAAGAATCTTTCATTAAGTAACTCAGTAGGAGTCATTGATTCAGGATACCGTGGTGAGATCATGGCTACTTTTAATTGGAGAGGTATGGATAAAAGTCATTACAAAGTTGGTGATAGAATTATGCAACTAATGATTATTCCGTATCCTCATGTAGAATTTGAAGAAACAGATACTCTTTCAGATACAGAAAGATCTGCAGGTGGATTTGGTTCTACCGGAACCTAAAACAAATATTTTTAAAAATGAATATTAATATTAGTAGTGGTCAAGTAGAAATTGTAGGACCTTATGGACGAGTTTATTTGTATACTTACAATGATGCTGCTTTTTTAGTTAATATTGTTCATGATGTATTGTCTATGCAAAAACGTTGGGATGATCCTGATTATCTTGCTAAAATGATTTTTTGCAAAATGGTACCTCCTGAACATTGGAATGATGATATTGGTTTTGGTATTGGCACACAACTATATGCAGATGTAAATTTGCTTATTACAGTTGACACAGTAACTCAAGAAATATCATTGCAAACTGCGATTGATAAACACTATAAGATTAAAAATTCTTTTAAAGACTTTGTTACAAACTTTTTATCAAGAGCTGATATTTAAAATCATAGCAATATAGTGCAAAATACTTTTGCGTTATGTATATTTACGCTAGTGATTCTTTATATGATGTACTATTTTAGAGGCAACTACTTGCCTACAAATGCTATATCAACTACCCAATGGGAAGTGCATAGAGATTTCACTTGAGCAGTACCTTAGCATGAGCGATGATGAACTTAACATGTATATGGCATACAATATTGGTGAAGAGGTCAACGACCCTTTTGCCTTGAGTGTTTTAAGACATGGTTCAAGTTCTGAAAGACCTGACCTTGATGATTTTGATTTGCTTGAAGAATCAAGCATTGAAGATGAACTTGGAATAAAGGAACTAACAGACATCCCTTCTGAGGAAAAGCTTGATGATATTGACTATACAGGACCTGATGACATTTAAAAAAACGTCTACATAGACGTACATAGTATGATTAAAGCAAAACTCAAGCCTTGCGCAGGCTGTGGGGAGGATAGAGTCATATGGAAAAACTTTGAAGGACAAAAGTTTTGCAAAGACTGCTGGACAAAAAAAACTCCTGCTGCAAAGCCAGTTACATCTAAACTAATTAAACCTGTTTCTGATAAGCGCAAGCCATTAGATCAACTGTATTCTAAACTTAGAAAGCAGTTTTTGAATCAACCAGAGAACAGCACCTGTAGAGCTAAGTTGCATGTATGCACATATCATACAGGACAAGACCTGACAATACATCATACGCGTGGTCGCGGCAAGTACTATCTTGATAGTGCTACATGGATCCCTTTATGTTTAAGCTGTCACCGGTGGGTAGAGGAACACCCCGCTGACGCTAAAGAAATGTTTCTCACAGAATCAAGAATTTAACTTAAAAACCTATTATGGAACAATCAGAATCACCAGGACCTTTTGGTCTATTGCACATTGGCAGAGGCACATTTGGTGGAGCACTTGAAGCACTCAAGCAAGGTCACCGTGTTGCACGCAGTGGCTGGAACGGCAAGAACATGTTTTTGTTTTTGCTACCTGGAGGAATTATCCCCACAAAGGTTATTCATGACCCAGCGCTTCGCCAAGTTGTTGAAGAGCAGGTAGGCGGAGAAACTTTTGAAGCTCTTGGAAGCATTAGAATGTTTACTGCTGACAAAAAAATTCTTACCGGTTGGTTGGCATCTCAAACAGACATGCTAGCTGAAGACTGGAGTATACTTTAACTTAAAAAAACATCTCATATTCTTTATGAAAAAATTTATTGGCTATTACATCATCGGTGCAACTACTAAACGAGATGCTCAAGATGAAAAAGGTCTGTTACTATGGACTGATAAAAAACCTTCTGCTTTGCGCAGGTTTCTTTGTTCAACCCTGTTAGGTATCTACTGGATTGATAAAGACAGAGTATTGGAAGAACGCGGTAAGACTGCACAAAGTCAAACAGCAGCTTCTGACAAACCTGTAACAGAAATGCAAAAGCTTTCTCCAGTAAAAACAGAAGAAACCTCTGGTGTCCGCAGAACACCTGCGCCACAAAAACAGCGCAGAACAAAAAACAATTAACAAAAATATTATGACTGAATTGACCAAACGTGAGTTAATTCAGCAAGAAGCCCTCAGAGCGGTGAATAATAAACACCGCTCTGGTTTGGGTATTTCCATGGGTGTAGGAAAAACTCTCATAGGACTGCGTCACATGGAACAAGAGCATGCTAATGGTTGCAAAAAGTTTCTTGTTGTAGCTCCTAAAGTTAGTATTTTTCAATCGTGGAAAGATGATGCTGAAAAATTTGGACTTGCTTATCTGCTAGAGTATGTAGACTTTACTACATATTTGTCTTTAAGTAAAAAGACAAGAGAATACGACGTGTTGTATTTAGACGAGTGTCACAGTTTATTGAACACTCATGACTTTTATCTGGCAACTTTTAGTGGCAAAATACTTGGTCTCACCGGAACTCCTCCACGTTTTAAAAATTCTGAAAAAGGTGAAATGGTAAGTAAGTACTGCCCGATCGTATATACTTACATTACTGACGATGCTGTTGAAGATAAAATATTGAACGATTATCAAATAATTGTTCACAATATTTCCCTTGATACTACAAAAACTCATAAAGTAAAAACAAAAAAGGGAGGTTACTTTATGACATCAGAGCAAGCTAATTATGACTATTGGTCAGAAAGAATATTGAATGCTCAAAATAGTACCCAACAAAAGATTTTTCGCATCATGCGTATGCAGGCACTCATGCAGTTTGCCTCTAAAGAACGCTACGCTAAAAAACTCTTACACATGATGCATGAAAAATGCCTGGTATTTTGCAATACTACAGATCAGGCAGATCGTATCTGCACACTTTCTTATCACAGCAAAAACCCTAATAGCGAAACTAATCTTGACATGTTCAAGACAGGTCGCGTACTGCAACTTTCTTGTGTGCAGCAGTTAAACGAAGGTGTAAATATTCCAGAACTTGGCGCAGGAATTATTCTTCACGCTTACAGCAATGAGCGTAAAAGTTCTCAAAGACTTGGTAGACTTCTGCGTTTAAGCCCTGACAAAAAATCTACTGTGCACATTCTAATGTATCAAAACACAATAGATGTAGATTGGGTAAGTGAAGCACTGAGAGATTTAGATTTTGAGAAAATAATCTATATGGATCCTATGTTTTAAATTAACACCAACATATGCATAGTACTACTCTGACCTTTGTGAAAAAAAATGGTCAGCTTATTCCAAGCTCAGAAAGAGAAATAGGTAAACTGAAACAGTTTAACATGGCGTTAAAAGAAGGAAGCACTGTTGAAGTGTACATGTCTTTAGCCACAGAAAATGACAAAACCTTACCTCAATTGGCAAGAATCCACGCGATGATCAGAGAACTCTCTAACTATACTGGTCACACGTTTGATGAAGTCAAAGATGAAGTAAAAAGAAAAGCGGGTCTCCATGTTGTTACAGGAACCCGCTCAGAAGATTTAGAACTTAAAAGTTTTACAGATTGTAGTAAAGAAGAGCTGTCAAAAGCAATTGACACGTGTGTTGAGATAGGTCACATGCTTGGATATCACATTTCTTAAAGTGAATCTTTAAGCATTTCTGCTGCCTCTTCTTGTGTAACCTGGATAATAAATCCTTCTTTTCTTGCAATATCTTCAAATTCTTTTGCAAGAATTAACAGTGTTTCATAGTGGCTCACCCATTCTTCTGTAATTTCTTGAGAAGATATTTGTTTGTGAGCGTTATTAAGTTCTTCTGAAGATTTACCAGAAATCAAGAAGCCTAGAGCGCTTTGAATTTTCCTATAATAGCCAGAACTCATTGAGATACTAACTAAAGTTTCTGGTTTAATGATGTCAATCATTTCAGAAGAACCTTTGCCGGTTGAATTATTTTGATTTTCCATAGGAATTTGATTATAGAGTCTACAAAAATACAATTAAAAAAGATAAGTTCTACACATTATGCAAAATAAAGTTGCAACTCCTGCAGTTGAGCCTGGACAAGTACTTGACCAAGGACAAATAATTGACAAACTTCAAGAAATGCTGCGACCATCTGGTTGGCATAACTTGCTTAAAGGTTTTCTGGTATCAGAAGATTTTGAAAATATAATTGAAACTTTAAAAAAGCATGTTGCTGACAATAAACGCTTCACCCCTCCTTTAAAGCAGGTGTTTAGAGCGTTTCAAGAGTGCCCGCTTGAAGAACTTAAAGTTATATTTGTAGGACAGGATCCATATCCACAAATGGGTGTAGCAGATGGTATTGCTTTTAGTTGTGGCAATACATTAAAGCCTGAAGCTTCTTTACGCTACATTCAAAGAGCACTTATTGATACTGTTTACCAGGGCAAAATAACTGTCAATGACCTCAATCCAGATTTGACAAACTGGTCCAGACAGGGTATTTTAATGCTAAACACCTCTCTGACAACAGAGATTGGTAAAATTGGTAAGCACTTAGACTTGTGGAAAGGTTTGATATCTTATCTATTTGACATGCTAAATACGCAAAAACAAGACATAATATGGGTCTTTTTGGGTAAAAAAGCACAAGAGTACAGTGATCTTATTGGTGATCATCATATTAAACTTTATGCTTCTCACCCTGCGTCAGCTGCTTATCAAAGAGAGCAACACTGGAATTGTGAAGATGTGTTCAATAAAGTGAACAGTAATCTGCGCGCTTTAGGCAAGCCAGAAATAATCTGGCATCAATAGTAAAATTACAATTTGACAATTTTTGTAGAATTTGACTTGATTATGCTCTACATTTTTTGTATATTTGAATTCTTATCCCAGTACCTCATTTATGTTCAAGTCTTTTAATGCAAATGAAGTGCATGCACCTTCAAAACCGCCATTAAATATGACACATTCAGCATCGCATGGTGATGCTATTACTTCCAAAAAACCTTGGAAACGCTATGGAGATATCATGACTGAAAGTCTTGACTATCTTAGAAAGCGTTCTAATGGTTCATTAAAGTCACTCAAAACACAATGGCCAACCTTTAACAAGATAGGTCTCAATGGTATTGAGTGGCAATCTTTATATGTAATTGCTGCAAGACCGGGTGTGGGTAAAACACTTATAGCAGCATCCTTAACTAGAGAATTGCAGGTGCTTAATCATGAACAAGATTTTGCTGTTTTGCATTTTCAATTTGAAATGTTAGGTCGGAATATGGCAATGCGCGAACTATCAAGCGCCACCAATCTGAACATACGCTACATGCAAAGCGCTCAAGATGATGGTCTTCCTCCTCTCAAAGTTGAAGACTTAAGAAAACTTGAAAGCTATGCGTTAACCCAAAGAGAAAGACAAGAATATATTATTGACAAAGCTTTGACTGTCAATGAAATGCAAAATTCTATCATAAGTTTTTACAATGACGTAAAAAAACCTGTAGTAGTAACTCTTGACCATACTTTGCTTGTAAAGCAAGGAGCATCTGAAACCAGCAGACAGCAAACCTTGCAAAATCTAGCAACCATGCTGACAGAAATGAAGAACAGACTTCCTGTTACATTTTTGATTTTGACACAGCTCAATCGTGACATTGATGACGCAGAAAGGCAAAAACCTGGGATGCTTAGCAACTATCCCACAGAAGCTGACGTTTTTGGTAGTGATTATCTTTTGCAATGTGCAGATGTAATGATTGCGTATAATCGTCCTGCAAAATACAACCTGGCTCTATATGGACCCCAGCGTTTTGAAATTACTGACAAATACTTATTGGCAATGCATGTACTTAAAAATCGTTTTGGTGAGCCTGCAATATACTGGTACAAAGCGCAATATGAAACTATGACAATAACTGAATCACCAATACCTAGAATGATACCTAAAAAATAATTTAACTAAAACAACAATTCATTATGACAACAAACCTTGAAAAACCCAAAAAACAAATATCCGTTATTAGTGCAGAGTATCGTGTTTTTTGGCAACCACTATTTGATGCATTGGGTTTAAACAATGCTAAGTTTGGCGCCAAATTATGTTACATGGGTTTAGAATTTAGTAATGATGGCAGTCGTGTTCCTTGTATTCGTTTTTTCCCTAGTGAGTTAAACTGTGGAGTAGACTACTATTTAGAACTATTTGATTGGAATCAAAACTATTATGACCCAGAAAATCGCAAACTTTACAAGTTAGCATACAATCCTAACTGGCATTTGGAACCCAAAAAATATGTTGAGATTCCTGCTGATAAACTTCCAACTGCTACTTTTGCTGTAAAACTATCTGATTTAGAACTTGTTAACAGTACTGATGCTAGATCTTTGTGCCTAAATTTTCATAGGCCTAATATTAATCTAACCGCAAATTCTGTTGATACATCTTTATTAGATGCTACAAATCTTTTTTCAGAAGATGTTCCTGGCAATAATGATACTGATACATCAGATCTTTTCAAGATGGAAGAAGAATTGTCAGAAGTTTTTGCTGACAAAGATGACAATCATTACTCTTCAATGACCATTCGCGACCTATATTGCATGTTGCAAAATGTTCCAATGAGTAACAAAAAATGGCTTAACCAACTTATATCAAAAGGTAAACAATGGCAACAACAGAAGTAAATCCCCAGGGCATTGTACTGCCCACCAGCGTAGTAAAATCTATTGTAAAAAGTCCTAAAAACTTAATCATCTTTTCAAAACCTAAAGTAGGTAAAACTACTTTACTTTCCAAACTTGAAAATTGTTTGATTATAGATCTTGAAAATGGCACTGACTATGTAGATGCTATGAAAATCAAAGCTTCAAATGTGACAGAACTCAGTAACATTGCTCGTGCAATTTTAGAAGCAGGTAAACCTTACAAGTATGTTGCAATTGATACTATCACTGCATTAGAAGAAATGTGTATTCCTTTGGCAGAATACAATTATTCTAAAAGCTCTATGGGTACCAACTGGTTCAAAGCTGGTGGAGGTAAAGAAAAGTATGGTTCTATTCTGAACATGGCCAATGGAGCTGGTTACCCATGGCTACGTCAAGCATTTGAAACTATGCTTAACATGCTCAAAGGACTTGCTCCACATGTGATTTTGGTAGGTCACATTAAGGACACACTTCTGGAAAAGAATGGTTCAGAATTCAATTCACTGGACCTTGATCTTACCGGTAAACTAAAACGCATCACTACATCTAATGCTGATGCAATTGGCTATTTGTACCGCAAAGGCAACAAAAACATCTTAAGTTTTAAAACTGCAGATGATATTGCTTGTGGTGCTCGTCCAGAACATTTACGTAACGCAGAAATAGTTGTTTCTGAAGTAAACGAAGATGGCTCTGTGACAATTAACTGGAACCAAATTTTTATTGATTAACCACTTAAACCCTAAAAAAACAAAAAAGCTATGTTCAATTCAAAAAATTTCAACCCTAACGCAGGAAGTAACTATCCTAAAATCATGGGTCCTGGCACTAACTATTGTCGCATTATTGACATGAAACTTGACAGGCCACCATACAGTCCAGAAAAAGAACCTTACTTTGTAGTATTAACTCTAGAGGGTGTTGATTTAGGTGACAGTTTTGAAGGTATCGCCATTGACAAAATGAATCCTTCACGTGGCAACTATCGTGGACAAATTGCTAATGTTCGTTCAGGACGTTATCCTTTTACCAGTTACACTTACAATGGAAAGACTATTCAACGCGACGATCAAATTTTTCGTTGGGTGAACAATCTAGCTAAGCAACTTGGTGTATTGGAAAAAATGAACGCTGATGGTCTTGAAGCCAATACTATTGAGGAGTATGTTGATTCTGTAAAAAAGTATGTTGTAAACCCTGATTTATGGGCTCATCATACAATTGGTGGTCAAGAGTATTTCAGTGAAGGTTATGACAAACCTAACTATCGTATGTTTTACCCTAAAGCTGAAGGAAAACTACTTCCTTTTGCCGCAATGGAAGATGAAAATGGTCAGCCATTGAACCTTCTTGCTTTTGATCGTACTAAGCACATCATTGTCAAAGCAGAAGACACAGCTGAAACCGTGAGCAGTTTTCCAGGTCAAGGTATGCTACAAGGAAACCCTATGGATATGCTGAACATTCCTGCCAATGGTACTAATCATCCATCACCAATGCAAACACCGGGCATTGCAGATCTGAGACTTCCCTAATCTTTAACCCAGCAACAGAACTAAAGGGGTGGGAAACTTTTCTCATCCCTTTTTTTCTGTGCTCATCCCAGCAGTTATGTTTTCAAGTAAGTATTTCATTGAAGATGTCAATCATGTTCCAGCTACCTGGATCTTTGAAAACTACCTGGGTCTCCCAGAACCTCTGACAGGCCAGCGCATGCGCATCAACTCTTTGTTTAACCCCAACGACAAGACACCGTCCATGTACTTGTACTTTAACAAAGAGGCAGAATCATACCGCTACAAGTGCTTCTCCACCGGCAAAGGAGGCAGCGCAGTGGACCTGATGATGCACCTGTGGAATGTAGGCTTTGCAGAAGCTTCTAAAAAGATAATCACTGACTATGTGGCCTATCAACGTTCTGGTAAAACCTGTAACGTCAAGATCATTGAACACGCTCGTTGGCAAGTAGCTGACTATAAAGTACGTCAATGGAATAAAGACGATGCCAATTTCTGGGGTGCGTACAACATTTCCAGTGAGCTCTTGGAAAAGTACAATGTGGTGCCCATAGGACGCTACATTATGCAGAAAAAGAGTTCTGATAATCATGTAGAACAAGAGTTTGAAGTGGTCAGCAAGTTCATTTATGGTTACTTCAGCCAGGAAGGACAGCTCTATAAGATTTATCAGCCTAAAAACCGTGAGCGCAAGTTTATCAAGCTATGTAACCACACCCAAGGCTACGATCAGTTAGAAGATAAACCCTATCTGGTAATAGCGTCTTCTCTGAAAGACTGTTTGGCTATCAAGAGCATGAATCTTCAGTGCGATGTAGTAGCACCTGATAGTGAAAACACGCTGCTTAGCGATGAGTTAATGACAGAGTTTAAACAGGTCTATCGCGCTATTGTGACTGTATTTGACAGTGACCAGGCAGGTATACAGGCTATGAAAAACTACGAACAACGCCATGGTCTGCCTTTTATCTATGTTCCTTTGGAAAAAGACATTGCAGATGTGGTCAAACAACATGGTGTCAAACGTGCCATGATGGAGTTTGTTCCGCGACTTAACAACGCTATAGATGCTTACTTGCAACCAGAGCCTGCAGGTTTTGGTTTGTTGTAGAGTTTTGGCTACTTTTGTAGAGCTTACATATAACCAAAACTTTATGAATAACTGGATACACACAGACACCGGCAAGACCGTTCTGCAACTGGAAGACCTGCCCAACCACGAAGAAGTGGTAGGCTTTGTCTACAAGATCACCAACTTAAAGACTGGCAAGTTTTACATTGGCAAAAAAAGTCTTCACTCATCAAGAAAGACAAGATTATCTAAAAGAGAAAAGACAACCACAGGTACCAGAAAAATCTTCAAAAAGGTTGTCAAAGAGTCTGACTGGCTCAAATATCATGGTTCTTCAGCTGACCTGAAGCATGATGTAGAAAGACTGGGACCTGAGAATTTTAAACGAGAGATCCTTGAGCTCTGTTGCACCAAAAAATATCTTTCCTTTTGTGAGTTGTCCTGGCAGATCAAGCACGACGTGCTGAAGTCTAACAGCTACAACGGTAACATCCTGGGCAGATACTATGGCAGAGACATGGAAAACTGCAAATGTTAACACTATGCCACAAATTAAACACCACCCGGAATCTCCACTTCTCAAAGCTGTGGTAGAACAGATCAAAAAAGATTTGCAAGAAAAAGATGAAACAGCTATTTATGAGCTGCTCAGTTTTATTTCTCCTGTCAGTTTGATTCAGTATCTACCTGAAAAAAGATGGAAAGAGTTTCCTCCACACAAAGAAATAAAGTAAATGGCAACATCTAAGTTTATCGCACCCAACATCTCTTTTTCAGATCGTCTGCAAAAGGAGGAGGAGTTTTTCTCCAAACCATTTTTATTGTCGTATTCAGGACTCAACAGACTATTGTACAGTCCTGCACTTTTCTACAACCATTATGTGCTGGGTCAGCGCGATGATGTAGAAGACCGCAACATGATTGAAGGCAAGCTTATTCATTGTTTGCTGCTTAACCCAGAGAACTTTGACAAAGAGTTTGTGCTTAGTGCACAGGACATTCCTTCTGACAATCCACGTCAGCTTTTGCAGACGTTATTTAATCACTACAAAGAATTAAAACAACATAATCCAGAAGACGTGCGTGAGGACCTGCATGAGTTTTCAGGCGCTATCGTTGATATTCTTTCAGACATGAACCTGTACCAGTCGCTTAAGACTGATGCACAGCGTCTAGATAAGATCATTACTGAAAAGCATGTATCTTATTGGGAATATCTCAAAGCTTCACAGAACCGCACGATCATAGACCATGACACGTACAACTTTGCAAAGAGTGTGGTGGAAAACATCAAAAACACACCTGCTGTTATTGACGTTATGGGTTTCTTTGAAGACCCACTACGAGGTATCATTAAGCAAAACGAGGTAGAACTGGTAAAGTTTTCTGATGATCATCCCTTTGGTCTGAGAGGTTTTATTGACAACTTAGTGATTGATCCTTCTACAAAGACAATTAAGGTCAATGACTTAAAAAAGTCAAGCAAAAACATCTCTTCTTTTAAAGATTCTATTGAATACTACCGGTACTACTTGCAGGCAGCTATGTATTACAAGCTTGTAGAGCACGTGTACTTGAGTCGTCCTGAGTACAAAAACTTCAAGATTGTATTTCGCTTTGTGGTAGTAGATCCTTATATGCAAATAGCACCTATTCGCGTGTCTGATGAAAAAATGCAAGAGTGGCTTAATATCTTAGATGAAATGCTTGCACAAGCAGTGCATCACTTTCAAACAAAAGACTTTGAGTTACCCTATGAATTTTTAATCAACAGCGAAGTAGTACTATGATATCGCAAATCTATCACAAGTATTTTCAAAAGTCTTTTACGTTCTTATATCCACTGTTAGGTTTTAAAAGGACCAAGCATCCCAGACCAGTTCAAACATTTTTGATTTGGAAAGATACTGTTCTTGATGATCCTCAAAAACGAAAACTTGTGTGTGTATACGAAAAAAAAGACACTGAAGAATGGCGTAGTTTTGAAAGCAATTATCTTATTACACATAAACAATTAGAAACATGTGTGCCAATAAGTGATAAAACTATTGTTTATGTTTTTGATTTTAACTGCTTTAGTGCAGACTATGACTATTTCCTAAAAGGTAAGTATTCACAAATGTCTTCTGCTGCCAAGAAGATGTTAACTGACTTTTATGGCACTCATACACCTGAATGGGTGTATATAGAATCTTTTCTTTTTCCAGCTAAATATTTTAAAATGTACGCTCAAATACTTGACATGGAGGAATCACTCCTCAAAAGTGTTGGAGAATTATGTGATCGTTTTAATCTTGAAAAAGAAACTTGTTTGGTAACTTTACCAGATGATATTGAACTGTTCATTAACCCTTAAACCAATTTAACAATCCTTTATGACAACAGGAAACAAAACCATGCTGATATACAATACAGACTGGTATGGACGCAATTCTTTTCGCATGATGCCAATTACAAATGACTGTCCTTTTAATGAGGTTATTTATGACCCCAACACCGGCGTCTTGGCAGTCATAAGTCGCGATCACAAGGAGAAACCTCAAATGCTGCCCAAGCTTAATGACAAAGGTATGCCTATTCCTTTAAAACTTGGCAGTGATGCTGCGCAGTCACGTTTTGTTGAGGAACGGCGTATGATGGATACTTATTACGAGTACTATCTTGACAACAAAAATGATATTAGGAACTTTGTTTTGCATTTTGCTATTAATCCAGAACATGTTGCGTTGAGTATTTTAAATGAAGAATCTGAAAAAGAATCTTGATGACTAGACAGCGCAAGTTTTGGATAATGGACTACGAAACCATTGTCAATTGCTTTGTTGCGGTGTTTAGTGCTTATGACTCTGAAGAACAACATGTATTTGTTGTCAATCGTGACACAAATGATATGCCTGCTTTTTTGGAGTTTCTTAAGCATAATCAAGCAAATAAAGATTGGCACTTTGGTTACAATAATCTGTCCTTTGATGCTCAGATTACTGAGTACATTACACAAAACGCTGGCTATTTTGCTAACCGGTCTGCAGAAGAAATTACCTCAACAATTTATCAGTATGCTCAGCATATTATTGAAAAAACTGATCGTAAGGAGTTTCTTGACTATCCAGAATATAAGTTAAGCATACCTTGTGTAGACATCTACAAACTCAACCACTGGGACAGTAATGCTAAACGCACTTCTCTGAAATGGGTTCAGTTCTCTATGGACTGGAACAATGTTGAAGAGATGCCGCATCATCACTATGAACCTGTGAGTGACGATCACACTTTGCAAAAAGTGGTGTCGTATTGCATCAATGACGTGGCGTCAACCAAGCAAATCTTTCTGCTTAAAAACGCTAAAGGTGAACAGATCATGGCTTCGCAAATTAACCTGCGTGCTGAACTTAGTGCCACTTACAATCTTACTCTGTACAGTGCATCAGAACCAAGAATTAGCAAAGAGATGTTTTTGCACTTCTTGAGTGAAAAGTTAAACAGAGATAAGCGCGACATCAAGAACATGCGCACAACACGTTCACATGTTACTGTCAGAGATATCATACTACCTTATGTAAGCTTTTCTACGCCGGAGTTTACCAGTGTTTACAACTGGTTTAAATCTCTTGTAGTAGATACAAAGATTTTAGACGAAACAGAAGAGTCTCAAAAAAGCAAAGGTCCTAAACATCGTGTACTCTTTAAAGGGGTTCCCACAGACTATGGTTTGGGAGGATTGCATGGTTGTGCTGCTTCAGGTATCTACACTGCAGGTGCCGGTAAGAAGATCTTGTCAGCTGATGTGACCTCGTTTTATCCTAACCTGGCTATCAAGAACCGCTGGTCTCCTGCACACATTCCCCAGAATGATTTCTGTCAGCTATACGAATGGTTCTTTGAAGAGCGCAAGAAGTATCCAAAGTCTTCTCCACTCAACTATCTGTTCAAGATTATTCTGAACTCTACCTACGGTTTGAGCAAAAACAAGTATTCGTTTCTCTATGACCCTGAGTTTACGTTCAAGATTACTATTAACGGTCAGCTATTGCTTACGATGCTCTATGAGATGATCGCTACACGCATCCCTGGCGCACAGCCACTGATGCAGAACACAGATGGTTTGGAGTTTATGATTGATGAACAATATGAAGAATTGTTCTACCAAATCTGTAAAGAATGGGAAGCTATGACACAGCTGCAGTTGGAAACGGTAGAATATCAAAAGATGATCATCGGTGATGTAAACAACTACATTGCCATAGATACTTCTGGTAAGACTAAGTGCAAGGGACGTTTTGAATTTGAAGAACTCCCGCTACATAAAAACAAGTCTATGCTGATCATACCAAAAGCTTGGTACGCCTACTTTGTACATGGTACAGATCCTGCTGAGTTTTTACAAGCTAACCGCAATGTTTATGACTACTGCGTTGGAGCCAAACTCAGAGGTGACTGGTATTTTACCAAGCGCAGTCTAGAAGAAGGTTCTTTTATAGAAGAAAGACTTCAAAAACTTGTACGCTACTACATATCCAATACTGGATGTAAGATTATTAAGTGCAACCCTGATGGCAGGGAAATACAACTTGAAAGTGGTAGATCTCTTCAAACCATTTTTAATAAACATGAAAATAAATCTTGGTCTGAATACAATATCAATGAACAGTTTTATTTAGACAAAATCTATGACGAGATTAAGAAGATAGAAAAGTCTTCTTCTGTATTACCACATAAAGAACAACAAGTTCAACTAACTTTATTTTAAAAAATGAAAAGAACAATTAATGGTGTAGCAGCATATTCCAAAATACTTGGAACTGCGCTCCCTGAAAAAACAGCAACATACACACCTATTTCTCACATATCCGTAATAAATCGTATTCGTTCTGAAATTACTAGAGCAGGTTACATTATTACAGGTGAAGAATATCGTTGTACAAATGACGGTCAAATTGCAATTGGTACATTACGTCTTAACTACAAAGTTGATCCGGACATTGAGTTAAGTGCAAATTTTCTAAATTCTTACAACAAGATGTATGCATTTCGCTTTAGTCTTGGTGGCCTTGTCAAAGTATGTAACAATGGAATGATGCTTTCAGATAGTAAGTTTGGGTCATACAAACGTGTACATAAGGGTTCTGCAGACATACTTGCTGAAGGTAAGATTAGCAATTTTATTAGCAACTCTGAAGAATACTGGAACCATTTAGTGAAACACAAGAATAACATGAAAGGCATACTGTTGTCAAGTACTGCTATACATGACATTTTGGGAGAACTATTTTTCAATAAAAAAGTTCTTAACACTATGCAACTGAATACAATACGCTCTGAAATGGAGCGTCCATGTTTTGACTATAAGGTTGATAATGACTCTGCATGGGCTCTTTATAATCATATTAGTCTTGCACTAAAAGATTCACATCCATCTGACTGGATGAGTGATCAGCTTATGGTTCATGATCTTTTTGAGAAGATGCTTGATCTAGGTGAGGACGACGATTTATCTACTGAAACTGAAACTGAAGTAGAAACGCCGTATGAAGAAGAAAGAGAATCAGAAGTAGTAGAAGATGTGTTAACATTTCCCTTTTAATCTGTAAACCAAAAAGAAAAGAGAGAGGCATTGTCCTCTCTCTATCTTTTTTTAACCACTGACTACTATGCAAACCCCTGATATCATTGAAGATGCTTTTAAAAAGCTTCATAAAAAGCAAACACGTTTCAGTAAATTTTACATTCTGAAACGCTACCTGCGTCTTAAGTACAGGTTGGATATCTCCAGAGCCTGTTTGTTCAACCGCATAAAAATGTACAACAAAACAAAATGAGAACAACTCCCCCAAATATTATCGGTATCTCTGGTAAGATAGGTTCTGGTAAAGACACTGTTGGAAAGATTATCCAGCTTGTCACTCACAAGCACAATTTTTCAGATGAACTTATACTGCATTTTCTTACTCACAAAACAGAAGCTATTGACCTGAGTCATTGGGCGATCAAAAAATTTGCAGGAAAACTTAAAGAGGTAGCATCTATGCTTACCGGAATTCCTATCTATAAGTTTGAAGACCAAGAGTTTAAAAAGCAAACGCTATCTGCAATGTGGGACTATCCTATTGAAGTAGCTCCTGGAGAAATTCATATGGCACCCATGACAGTGCGTGAACTCTTGCAAAGGTTGGGCACTGAAGCAATGCGTAACGGATTGCATTCTGACACATGGGTCAATGCGCTTATGTCTGAGTTTATTCCCTATTCATCAAGAGGTAGTCAGTATGAAGAAATGGTCTCTAAATGGATTATTACTGACACGCGCTTTCCCAATGAAGCACAAGCTATTAAAGCACGAGACGGCGTAGTAATACGTATTAATCGTGGTGTAGACAATGGAAATCATCCTAGTGAGACAGCGCTTGACAATTATGCTTTTGACTATATCATTGACAATAATGGTACTATGGAAGAACTAATTGCCAGTGTCAGATACGTGTGTCGTGTTCTAAATCTCAGTAACCTTTAAACCAATTCTGTATGAAATCAGATAAATATCTTGTCATCAACAACCATTACTTGGAAGTAGAGTACTACATAGAAAGTGATGATAACTGGTACACACTTAGAAGATCTAACTCAAAAATATGGTCTGAAGACGTCCACTATGAAAAAATCCTTTCCATTAAAGACACCGGTGAAGGTTACAAAATTGAATGGGAAGAAAAACCTTCAAAAGTAATGGACTACAGTTCAGCTGCAGAACTTACACTGCTACTTAATTTTATTACAAAGAAAGACAAAAACCCTTCACAATATCACATGGTCAATGTCTTAAATATGCATCAACTGCTGTAAAATGAAAAGCCCCCTGAATAAGGGGGCCTTTCTGAAGAAAAAAAACCAACTACCCCTAGTAGTATATCATCATGCTTCATTGACAGATAGACTGCCATTTGAAGCTAAGTGTATTTTTCTGACATTAGCAGGAATATTATTATACTCCGGACGTCTTACTTGTGACAATCTTGCTTTATCTATGCGCACTACAGATACTTTATTACCCTGATTTCCACCCAGTACATGATACGCGTTGGTATCCTCACCAATATAAATACCAACATGCCCGCCACCTTTGCGGGTAAATGTGAGAACATCAGCAAGCATGGCGTTTTGAGGATCCACCTGAATACCAAAACTATTCCATGCAAGTGCTCTGAGAGGAATAGGGGGAACCGGTCTACCAGCTCTGTGCATTACTACCGCCATGAATAAACCACACCACGCAATTTCATCACTTGTATATGTACCCTGCAGACCTGTTTCTTTCGCCCAACCCATGATCACAGGATTATGTTTAGGACCTACAGTTTCTTCAGTACCATATAGTTCTACAGCTTTTAGTAGATGTCTAGGTGCAAGTTCTTGACCCAACCACATGAGATTTTTAGGAAGCTTCATGAATTATTTTTTGAAAGAAATTTTCCAATAACTTGATACACCAATCTGTGCTGGTCTCTTACCGTCTGTGAGAATATACAAACCATAAATTTGTTCTCTTTTATTTTTGTATAGAAGACCACCTTGCAGACTGAGGTCGTTTAGTGCTGTATTTACAGACAAACCGCCGCCGGCATAAACTTGTTTTTTAGGAGGAAGTGTGACTGTTTTTGTAATTGTTGGAATTACATAAGACAACATGTATGTATGTTGTTTTAGTCTATTATACTGTATTGTGTCATAGACTATAACATGTCCAAATGAATCAAGGAGTAAAGTATCCCTGTAAATATTTCTTGCAACATAGTTTTTAGCAAGCGATTCAAATTGCAACTTTAAAGAATCATAGCAGCTATCTGGAAGAAATACTGTGTCCCCTGGTAGAGGAATTGTGTCTCTTTTAATCTGAGTCACATACTTGATTATTACAGTGTCTTTGAGAAGATACTGTGTATCAATAACCACTTCTTTCTGTGGTTCTGAATCTGGGCAAGGTGTTTGTTTTGGCGTACAGCCGCGTTGCAATAAGATGATTAGCACCAAAAACATTATGATGCTGTAGGTAAATCTGTTCATTCTTGAGAGGTTGTTGGTTTAGATGTTTTTGTTGATGCTGCTTTTCCTTTAAAGGAAAACTTGTCAATAGAATCAGCACCCATTCCTATAGCAGTAATGATGACGATCGCGTCAACAAGTATATCTGCAGGTTTAATAGAAGGATCAATAGTACAGTTTATTGCCATTACAACACATAGAAAAACTGCACCCATAATAGCAATTACAGGTTTGACAGAGACGCTACCTCGCTCGTCTTTTGTCAAATCATGCAACCAATTGACAAACTTATTCATTTTGACAAACTTATTCATTTTTTATTTTTGTATTTATTACTCAGATAGAACTCCTCATCTCTTTGATAAAACGCAGGTTGGCGTTCTGACAAGGGTTGTTCTTGAAAAGGTTGCCTTGATGTACCATCAGTGCGAGCTTTTGTAAAGTAAAGTTCTTTGAGTAGCTTAACGTCATCCTCTAACTGTTCAATCTTGACTCTATCAGCACTTTGCTGAGTTAGCAGGAGCTTGATATCTGCTCTCATTTCTGTTACATCCCGCCACAAAAGCATACCTACAATGGCAATTAGAATAGGACTTGCCCATTCTTTAAGAGCAGAAATAACTTGCTCTTTAGGGTGATTTTCTAAATTTTGCATAAGTTGAAAATATGAAAAGAATATATTGTCAATACCTCTACCACCCTCACTTATAATATACATTATTTTGAGTATCCCTGACCAAAAATTCTACATTTTATTTTGAAGGTTTGCATATTGTAGCGATATTTGTAACCCTGGTCAGATGATGCTGTTTTTAACTCTAAATTTTTTGGCAATTACTAAAGTTTTTAGTAACTTGATAAGGTAGGTAATTCTTTCATCCTGCTTTTTGAAAACCTGGAAAGTGAAAACTTTACCAGGTTTTTTTACCATTAGTGTTTTTAAAAAAACAACCACCTGAAAAGTAAGAGTTTATGTATTCAATTAAAATTTAACAAACCTATGGGTATTTTTGACAAACGCGTGGCTTTTAAACCTTATGAGTATCCTGAAATTATAAAGTTCAGGGAAGCCATCAAACACAGTCGCTGGGACGTAGAAGAGTTCAACTTTGACTCTGACGCCTTTGACTTTAAACACAAACTTGAACCTCGTGAAAAAGAGGCAATCAAAAGAACCTTATTGGCTATATCACAGATAGAAGTATCTGTAAAAACATTCTGGGCTAAACTAGGGGAACACATCCCTAAACCAGAATTTAACTCTGTAGGGATCACCTTTGCAGAAAACGAGGTTGTCCACTCTGAAGCATATAGCAAGTTGCTAGAAGTACTAGGGTTAAACGACGAATTTGACATGCTCCTTCAAAACCCTGTTATTGGAGGACGTGTAGAGTATTTGACTAAATACTTAAAAAACTCAGGGGAAAATGCAAAGCAAGTTTACACTCTAAACCTGGCTTTGTTTTCAATGTTTATTGAGAATGTATCACTATTCTCGCAATTTGCTATTGTCAAGTCTTTTATTGAGAAAAAGAATCTGCTCAAAGAAGTTGATACTGTCATTGAAGCAACCATGAAGGAAGAGATTATTCACGCGCAGCTTGGCATGCATGTGATTAACTTAATCAAGAAAGAATATCCTGAATGGTTTGATGAAGACTTTTATCAAAAAATCTATCGTGCTTGTCACAAAGCATTTGATGCTGAAGTACGCATTATTGATTGGATCTTTGAAAACGGAGAGATAGACTCTATTTCAAAAGCTTCTGTAATTGAGTTTATTAAGTCACGCTTTAATAGCTCTCTTACTGCTATAGGTGGCATAGAGCTTTTTGATATCAATGAGGAGTTGCTTAGCGATCTCTATTGGATGGTAGAAGCCATTTATGGATATGTGCGTAATGATTTTTTCAACACACAAGGAACCAACTATACAAAGTTTCAAAAGGCAATAACCAGTAAAGACCTATTTTAAAATGACAACTACAACACTACACATGGACTGGTATACGCCCCTCAGTCAAGAATTTATGGGACGTGGATATTTTCACAACAACGAGACTATTGATGACAGGATAGAATCCATAGGTAACATGGTGGGTGAAACATTCAATGATGAAACACTCAAAGGTAAGGTCAAAGATTACATTAGACGTGGTTACTATGTATTGCCGTCACCAGTTTGGTCTAACGCCGGCACTAATCGCGGTTCTGGTATCTCCTGCTTTAACACGCATGTTTCTGATACCATTGAGTCTATTGTAAAAGCAAATGCTGAAGTAGGCATGCTTTGCAAGATTGGCGGAGGTACCTCTGGCTACTTTGGTGAGTTGCGTCCTGCAGGTACTACTATTTCAACTGGCGGAGAAACACACGGGGCTGTGCACTTCATGCAAATGTTTGACACCACCAAGAATGTCATCTCACAAGGCAACGTTAGACGAGGAGAGTTTGCTGCTTATCTTGACATCACCCATGGTGACATTAAAGATTTCTTAAGGATCAATGGTGAGGGACACAAGCTGCAGCGTTTTCCCTTTGGCGTTTGTGTTCCTGACAAGTGGATTGAAGAGATGAAAGCTGGTGACATGGACAAGCGTGAGCTCTGGGCCATGGTGCTTGACTCTCGCAACAGAACCGGTTTCCCATACATCTTCTTTACAGACAACGTAAACAATAATACTGTAGACGTTTACAAAGACAAAAAGATGAGGATCAACTCTTCTAACATGTGCACGGAGATCCTGCTGCCCTCCACAGAACAGGAGACTTTTGTGTGTGACCTGGTAGGCATGAACCTTGTAAAATATGATGAGTGGAAAGAAACAGACGCCGTAGGTGTAGCAGTTTATATTGCTGATGCTGTACTTCAAGAATTTATTAACAAGTACAAAAACACACCGTTTATTGAACGTGCGATAAATTTTGCGCATAACCATCGCGCTATAGGTATTGGAGCGTCAGGTTATCATTCTTACCTACAGAGTAAAATGATACCGTTTGAGTCAATGGAAGCTAAGATGATCAATGTTCAAATTTTCAAAACCATTCAGACTCAAGCATGGTCCGCATCTAAAGAAATGGCTGAGCGTTTTGGTGAACCAAAAGTACTGGCAGGCTGTGGAAGACGACACACAACACTTACAGCTGTTGCACCCAACACATCTTCGTCTTTCATTATGGGTCAGCAATCACAGTCTATTGAACCATACACATCTAATTATTACATCAAAAAGACTGCTAAAGTCAAACATGCTGTTAAAAATCCATATTTAAAACAGTTGCTTGAGCAAAAAGGCAAGGACACTTTTGAAGTGTGGGAGTCAATTTTGCAACGCGCCGGATCTGTACAACATCTTGACTTTTTAAGCAGTCACGAGAAGCTTGTCTTTAGAACTTTTGTAGAGATTTCTCAGATGGAGATTATCATTCAAGCGGCAGCTCGTCAAAAGTATATTGATCAAGGACAGAGTCTTAATCTAATGATACATCCTCAAACAGCAACCAGGGATGTGAACACACTTCTCTTAAAAGCTCATGAACTAGGTGTAAAGACCTTATATTATCAACTTGGTCAAAACGCCGCACAAGAGTTTGCTAGAGACATATTATCTTGCGAAAGTTGCGCAGGGTAACTTGAGATTTAAACCAACATTATGAAAGACTTATATGATTTTTTAGTACTGAACAAAGTCAGTCCTAACGGATTGTTTGTTCTGCACTGTACACACAATTTATACATGTACCCTAATTATGTCAATTTTAACCATGAGCAGTACAGGTTAGAAATAACCGGTCATCTACGTAAAGAAAACGCAGGTGTTGGTTCTGTTTACAAAATTACAGAAAAGGGTCTGCACCTGCTTAGAGAAGCAGAGCATATTTTGACAAAAATGAAGCGTGCCAAGAAGTCTGTAAACATTGAAAACTGGGAAGAGCATGTAACCAAGTACAATGAAATGTTTCCTAAAGGCAAAAAAGAAGGTTCTTCTGTTAGCTTTCGCACTAACCCGCGTGAGTTAATGGATCGCTTCATGTGGTTTTTCAAAGAGTATCCTGAGTACACTTGGGATCATGTATTTCAAGCCACAGAAAAATACCTTAACACGTTTGATGAGTCTACAGGTTTTACTTACATGCAAACCTCTAAGTACTTTATCAAAAAAGATGACAAGAGTAAAACAACAACATCAACCTTGGCCACAATGTGCTACAACATTGTTGAAGGTAATGACACTGAAGTCTCTTCAGGATATCATTACTTTGGGCCTTAAACAAAACACAAAAATTTATGAAAGCAATTTTTATTAATGCGCGTGACAAGCGTGTTGAGCAAGTAGATATTGATCCCGGTCTTGAGGAGCTATACAAAAAACTAGATGTCAGAGTTATCACTGTAGCATATTCACAAGATCCTGCTATTGCAGACGATCTAATTGTGGACGATGAGGCGCTGCTAAAAAATGTTTCTGACTTACCAGGAGGTTTCTGGGCAGATTTCTACCCTTCACAACCACTAATGGGCAACGCTCTAATGATGGGTGTTGACCCAGAAACCGGTGAAAGCACAGACTGCACAGTGACTCTAGAAGAAATTACCAAGCGTGTCAGGTTTCTGACAGATGACGAGCTCAAGTATTTTTACAATCTTCTTAAAGACATCCCTGCTGTTGTCATTCCACTGCCATGAAAAACACAGTAGAACTTTTAGGATACTATGGGACAGACCTGGTTCACGCACAGTCAGCGTGGACCAGTACGTCCAGGGACTTGTCTGAAGAAAAACTGGAGCGGGTTGATAAGCTACTTCACATGCTGGCCAGTGAAGGTCATCACACACCTTTTGAGAAATCTAGTTTACACTTCCTGGTTACTGTAGACCAAGCAACGCATATACACCTTCTCAAGCACCGTATTGGTGTAAGTATCAACGGTGAGAGCGCACGTTACAAGGAGCTCACAGAAGACAAGAATTATCTTCCTGATGACTGGAACAGTATTCCTTCAAGACTCAGTATGGTAAAACGTCAAGTTGGTTATCAAAAAGAAGACCTGCCAACATGGTTAAACATTCTGGAAGAATACGTCACTGCAGGTAACTGGTTGTATCACGAGGCACTTAAAGATCTAACACCTGTACTGGGACGCAAGCGTGCCAAAGAATCAGCCAGGTTCTTTAAGACCATGAATTCTCAGATCACCATGGACGTGATGTTTAACTGGCGTTCCTTTGTACATTTTCTGAAACTACGCAACTCTGAGCATGCTCAGAAAGAAATACGCGAACTAGCACAACAGATGCTAAAACTTGTAAAGGAGATACCTGGAGCTCCTTTTGCAAAAACTATCCAAGCGTTTGAACTTTGAGACAGTTCAATTAAGTGGAAAAGAAAAAGGGCCTTGAGTAGAAACTCTTGGCCCTTTTCTTTTTTTAACAGGTATGTTTTAACCCAAGTTCAACAATCCAAAGAACGCAGGATAGTTTGCGTCTGTTTCTAAACCTTCAAATTCTTCAATAGTAAACGCGTGATGTTCAACTTCTTTTTCAACTTGTACTACATCATTCCATTCTTTGACAAACTTATTATAATTAGGGTTAACAACTTGCTTGTCTGATTCACCTTTTTTACCTTTCTCAATGATTGTAGGTTCTACATTAATGTAACCGGACGCATTGAGTTTGCCATATTGATTTACAAGTTCAATACGCATTTCTTCTGTTGTGGTATAAACTTCTGAAGCAACTTTAGCAACAGTAGTAATGTGGAATTTAAGTACAAAAGGAAGCTTTTCTTGAAGCAATCCTTTTACACCCGACGTGGGATTACCGTTCAACTCTACATGAATATCACGTAATTGTTGAACTGTGAGTTTGGTTTTTTTATTTTTGGCCATAAGTGTGTGTGTTTAAACTGTACAAAGATACATGTCTTTTACAGATAATGCAACTACTTACCTTGACCTCTGTAAGGTTTTTTATAGTTTCTGCTGCTTTTTGCACGACTTTGTTTTGTCTTTGCATGAACACCTGGGCGCTTTATTTTAGGACCTACATTAAATGTCACTGTAGAAGTAACCTTAGTTTTGGCTGCCATAATTAAATTGTTTTATCAGAGTTAGTTTTTGTAAAGTTTTTTGTTAATCTAAAAAAGATTATGGAACATACGGTGTATAGCAAGGAACTAAAACAATAACTCCATCAAGTTTAATTTCCATCCAATAATCAGGTGTACCTAATACATTACTATCTTGAGTAATTCCAATTACTTTATTTATAGTATTACCCCCACTTGAAGTGTATTCAAGTGGTGAGTTACTACTTTGTGTAGAATCAATATTAAGATATTTACTACTTCCTGGATCTGTTGATAAATGTATCCAGTGTGCAGGATCAACATGAAAACCTACTCCGTTAGCATCTGCGCGCAGTCTTCTTGTACCGCCGCTTGCAAGTGCAATAGCATCTGTGGCAGGAAAGTAAATGCCTGTGTTGGTATCATTACCATTTAAACCTGCATTAATTATAGGTGTACTAACGCTTCCTGCGCCAAGACTTATTGTTCCAGTTCCTGTTATTCTTAATACTTCTGTGGTCCCACCATAAAAACTAAACTTATCAGTGCTAACATTACCTGGAATACTTAACCAAAATGTTGATGTATCTATACCCAATGCATAGTCCATTGCTGAACCACTTAGCGAAGGATATAATACAAGTTTGGTGCCAACACTCCTGGTTGTAAACGTAGGAGCAGCAACACCGTTAGTGTTAAAGTCTATTCTATTACCAGTAGCACCATTAAGATAAATCTGACCACCTCCAGTAGCAACATCATTTGCTTTTGTAGAAAGAATTTGATCATTTGGGTCAATGACATTTATAAGATCAAACTTTCCAGATATTGGATTAAATACAACTGTGGTCATGCTGTCTGAGTAATATTTGACAATTTACCACTGATGTATGTTAAAGTCAAAACTCTTACAACAACACCTGCTTTTTTATAGGTTACAGTTGCAATATGATCGCCACTGTAGGTAAGATCAATACTGTCATGTTCTGGAATTTTAAATCCTAAAACGCTATCAACCCAAGGATAATTTTGATTACCTATCTGCATTTTCTACATCTTTTAAAAGCGACTCACGTTCAGTTTCAAGTTGTTGAATTTCTGTGCGATAACGTGTAATTTCTGAAATATCGCCTACCAACAGTGATCCCGCAAGACACGTGTTTAGAAACAATAACTTTTTTTGTATAAGTTCAATTTTTTCTAAAGTATCCATAATTAATATATCATGATTCTTCTGAGAATGTTTGTGGTATTACCCAAACAGTATAACCATTTAATGTCTTGTCCGGTTCCATCAGAATATGCAACTGTAAAACTTTTGTCACCTAATACTGCAGTAGATTGAGGATAAAAGTCAGTACTAAAACCTGTAATTTCATTTTCTACTACGTCTACATAAAAAATTCTACCAGTAGCTTCTTTGTTGGCATATATTCTTGAACCATCTGCATCAAAAGAACTACCTGTTGTAAAAGTCTCTTGTAAACGAATGTAATTCACATCTGTCCAAGTAAGTAAAGCAATATCATAACGATGCAACGTTCCCGTAGCTGCACCTCTGAAAGAATAAATAAACCTTCCGTCAAGAATATTATTTTCATCTTGCCATGCGGTTTTACCAGTTTTGGAAATCCAATTTGCACTCATTCCAGTACCAGGTGCACTACTTCTAGCACCTCCATTGACAGTGGCTGTAGCAACAGTACCTGAAGATATAGTTAATCTGTACATTGTAACGACTCCATTGCCTAAAATATAAATAAAATCGTCATTACCCTCAATTGCATACACAGAAGTTGAGTCGGGAGTTACTGTCCATGCCACAGATACAGTAAGTGATGTAGCAGTATTGCTAGATATTGTTCGTACTTGTCCTGCACCTGTACCTGAAACTATTCTAACTTGGTAGTTTGACCATTGGTTAAGTGTCCAGTTTTTTGAACTATTTACCAAAGTACTTGAACCTGAAGCATTAGCTGTTCCAGAAGCAAAAACACCTGTATTTGAGGGTGTTGAGACCATTCTACCGTCAGTACCCCAAGATGCTGGCAAGGTTCCTTGGGCTAGTTGTGTGACAGTTCCTGTAGCAACATCATATGATTTAAATACGCCAGCTGCCCATGCAGTATACGCATTTAAAACATAGTACACACCAGAATCAATTTTGAATGTGTGTGCGCTTGTTACAGCATTTGGCACAGCTGTTTTTAAAAATATGGTATGTGTTCCTCCAGGTACAATCGTCACTCTATCAATTACAGCTCTTACATTTATGTTTGTACCGGCTTGAAACCATACAGTTTGTCCTGCAATTCTTCCTGAAAGATTACCAGTAAGCGTAATTGTCGTTGTGGTACCTCCAGTTGGAGTAAGCGTATTTGACCATCTACCCCAAGCTCCACAAGCACCTGCTCCAAATGTTCCTGCAAGTGCCATTGAAGGTATTTGAACCCATGCATCCTCGTCAACATCATAAATATACTGAGCAGTTGTACTTGCAACTAAAAGAGATGTTCGTCTTATTCCTCCAGGATCTTTGATAATAAATACACCAGCTCCTGTAGAAACAGGAGCAGGAGTCATCATTTGCCACTCCTTGCGGTGCAAAAGTAGTTTGTTGTTTTGTACGGCCATTGTTAGTTTACGTTGTTGATGTTAGAATTGATTGCAGAGATATTATCAAAACTCTTTACTAAAGAGCTAGCTGAGTAACTACCAATAGAACCAATGTTTGAAAGAGTACTCAATGTACTCATGTTTGGTGTCGCTGTTGGTGTTACCCTTATGTCTGCAAGAATACCTTTTGCTTGCGAAAGTACTTCTAAATGTTTAACCATGTCAAACAAAGCATTTAAAAGTTGGTCACTTGCCGGAATATACTCTGTATCATAATAAATCTGAAGCTTGTCAGCATTTGACATGCTTGCTGTATTGTAAGTAAGCGTAAGTATATTTCCAGCAATAGTGCCACCCAATGTAGAACTTGCAAAATTATAAATAATCGTGTTTGTTGTACTATTGGTAATTAAAAGCACTCTGTTTAAATCAATGCTTGTATAGTCACTAAAAGTGATAGTTTTTGACGCAGCATTGAAAGTGTAATTGGTTATTAATGTTTTCATTCATTGAGTTTTTATAGAACAATAGCATATGCTATGATCATTGACTCTGTTAAACTGTTTGCGGAAGTTGCACTAATTGTGACATCTCCAGTCCCTGAATCAGCACCGCTAGATATAATAGTGATACCTGTACCTTGAACAATTTTTGCAACAACAGCCTGACCAACAGTGGTGGTGTTCAAATCAGATCTGCTTACAGATCCTTGCTTAATGAGATCACTGTCAATTGTGTCAGAAACAATCTGAACACCATTCACTTTGGTTCTTGGCATATATTGTTGATTTTACTCAGCTTTTTTAAACGGTTTTAAATATTATGAACCTACTCCAAAATCTCTAAGATAAGTAACTTGAATAGTATCTCCAGCATTAAGCGAATAGTTAAAAGTAATCCGATTTTGAGTTAAACCTGTTCCTATTTGATAATCATCACCTACTCCTTTTTTCATTAATACTCCATTGACATATACATGTTCTGTACCATCATAAATAGGCAAAGTAACATCATAAACAGTACTTGCAGTTATAACAGCTGGTGTTTCTTTGAACCTCCAACCAAGATTTACAATTGCACCAGCAGCTGTAGATGCACCAGTACCACCATTAGCAATTACAAGTGTGCCTCCAAGAGTTACTGCGCCACTGGTTGCTGAAGATGGCGTAAGACCCGTACTGCCACCTGAAAAAGAACTAACAGCTGTAGCAGCTGTAAGATAGGTATTTGTATCAAGACTCCATGTATCAGTAGCAGTTTTTCTCAAAAGACCTGAAGTTCCTGAGAGTGCAGCAATTGCTGCTAAGTCAGCATCATAAGCTTGCACGTTTGTTCCAATAGCAAGACCCAAATTGGTGCGAGCACTGGCAGCATTGTTTGCACCTGTACCACCATTTACAACAGCTACAATACCAGTGACGTTAGTAGCTGTACCTGTAATGTTAGAGTCAGTAAACGCAATGTCTTTAGTAGACGCGGTTGATCCATCGTCAGATCTGTATTTAAGCACACCAAATCTGGCCCACAAATCGCCTGTTTCAGGAGAAGTAGGATTAGCACCATTTACTATTCTTAAAGAAGCTGTAGCTGCTGTAGATGTAACCAGTTCAATTTTTCCTGTCATTACACCACCAGCTCTTGATAAAGCTGCAGCTGCAAGCTCGTAGGTTACTCTTACAGCATTTGCAGTAGCAGCACGATTTGTTTGAACTGAGCTGGTTGAATCGTCAAGTTGTACAATACCACTTTGTGATGTTGTTGCATTTCTTACTGAGCCTGTGCTAAGTCCTGTGACACGTCCAAAACTATCAGTTGTAACGGTTGCTACAAAACTAATTCCAGCTGTTGCAGAACCTGTTGAAAGACTAACAGCTGCAAGATTTATACCACCTGCTCCAACTGTAATGTTGTCAGTGTTAGCTGAAACAACTGTTAGTATGTTTCCACTTTTACTTAAACCATTTCCTGCAGTTATTTGACCAGCACCTGAAAATTGCTCAAACGAAAGAGCAGTAGTCCCAAGCGCAATAGTGCCGTCTGTAATAAGTATCCAACCTGAATTAGCGTTAGCAGTTCCTTCTTCAACAAACGTAAACATGCCTGATGTAACATCAGCGTTAGCATCAGCGTCTGTTGATCTTGACCATGCGCCTGCGGCTACCACATAAATACCGTTGGCAGAAGCAGTAGTTTGGTTTTTAACCAACACACGATCACCAGCGCTCAACGCTACACCGTCAATGGTCTGTGTTCCAGACAATGTAATGTTTGCTGTAGTAGCGGCTCTTACAGAAGCCTTGACATCAAGACCCTGTGAAAGACTATCTACTCTTGTATCAACGTAGTTTCTGGTAGCAGCGTCTTGTGCGGCAGTTGGATCTGCAAGACCTGTAATTCTCTGGGTACCCATTTGAAGGTTACCTGTCATTACTACAGAGCCATCTTTTTTGATAAAATTAGTACCATCCGCAAGTTTGGATGTTGCTATAGCAGCGCCTGATGCGATATCTGCGTCAACAATGTTTAAAGGACCAAGTTGGCCTTTTCTAATTAGTGTAACTGGCATGATTAAAAGGGGTTAAAGGGGTCACTTATAATTTAATACAAAAATTTAATTTTTTTACTATGTTGCTTTATAATCTACAGTTATAAGATCATTATTAAATGGTGCTGTAGAAAATTCTATTTTGTCAGGTTGAACTTCAATGTAGTCATATTGAACTCCCGGTGTAAGTCTTATACCATTTAAAAAAACCTTTGTAGAGTTGCTTAAAAAGGCATAACGTAAAGAAAAAACCTTATTAGAACTATTTCTGTTTCCTAAAATGTCATAATCATAATCAGTTATATCAGCACTTACTGCAATTACGTTTGTTTGTACTACAAATTTGTTTGAAGTATAAACACCGGTACCTGTTACGTCACCTGTTAACTCAAATGTCCTAAAACTTGCTTGAAGCTTATTTACAGCTTGAAGCAGGTTGTCAGAAGACGTGATAGCTGAAGCGTTAGCAAGACTATTAAAACCTGTTAAAGGTCTGCTTAATACAACATCTGTCTCAACACCGTCTGGGGCTAAATATGTGAGAAACTGATTTTTTACATAGACTTTTACAAACCCATTTGCAGGACTGGCTGGCGTTGTAGCAAAGTTTGCCAAATGAAGTGGCACTAAAAACTTTGAAGCCATCAGGTTTTACATTTTTAAGCTCTGGTTTTATGCAAAAAGAATACTACAGGCACACAATGCCCACAGTAGTCACTAATAATATAAAGAATTTTCTTAGCATTTTTGCAAAATATTAAGCAAATATAGCAGAAATCTCTATTGATTACGCTTCATTATGTCAATTCTGTAGTTAGGATCTGCAAAATCGCGGAAATTTTTAAGACCTGTAAGATCCATAAAATCCTTAGCAATCTTAGGGTCACCCTTCTCGTAAACACCGCTTTTGCGTGAGTAAAACGCGTCTTTCCATATCTCCTGGTAGTATTCACTATCATACATAGGATCAGGTTCCTGACCACCATTCATAAGCATTGCTTGACCATAGTAGAACGTATGGCTGCCCAAACGCTGCAAAGCTGTAAATTCACGCACCAGAGGAACTGCAGTAGTAAAGTTCTTGATATACTCTTGAGAACCGCCGCCTACAGGAAACATGGAGGTTGCTTCACCCTTTACACCCCACAGGATGCGTATCGCGTTACCCTCCAAAAAGCTCAGTTCTTCATCTTCATCGTTCTTTTTGCGTACATACATTAGTGCCATCATAGACACCATTGTCAGAATGGCCATTACAAGTGCATCACGCGATGCTTGGTCCATCTTGCGAGAAAGCAGTTCACCCAGTTGGTTCTGGTTAGTCTTGCTCATATGCTTAGACCCACGAATCCAGTGCTTCATTGCGTAACCTGGACCATAGTTCCTAAAGACAATCCCTACAGCTCTCCAGTAACCCAAGGCAGCTTCACCAGCTTCCCAGTTGGGACGCAGGTAACCAAAACGGTTCAGCAATTGTGGCACCAGATACTTTCTGAAAAACATCACAATTGTACCAATGGGAGACTCCTCAAGCTTTGTCTGGTCAGCTTTGGCGTAGTTACCCTGGGTGCGGCGCATCTCAGAATAGATAATATTGCGCACACGGTTCTCATCCTCCTGGTCATACTCTACATCCTGCCTGCGCTGAAGTTGACCGGTGTTGTCCTTGTAGTAGATTTCATGCACAGGAATCATGACATCCTCACCGTTAGCATCTTTCTGATAGATATTGTTGCCCTGAGGATCTTTACCTGCAATAACGCGATAGCGATTGTTGTTCATCACTGCGTACATGACTGTGACAGCGATCTCTGTGTCACCCTTGTCCTGGAACATGAACCCAAGCTCCTGGATACTGGTCATATGTGAAGCTACTTTGCGTTTTCTTCCACCAGTTACCTCGTTCATGTATCCTAAGAAGTCTTTCTGTGCAGGGTTAAAGAACCGGTACAGCATGGTAGATTCACTGACATCACCAATTTTGCCAAAGTCTGCAAAGTAGTTGTGTAAAAATCCATTGTAACCATACACCTTGCTTTTAGCCCACATGTAGTCTTTACGCGAGTATTGGTCAGACGCAAGACCACCTGCAGCAATAAACGCCTGCACGTTACCAGAAATGTAGTTTTTGGTCTGGTTCACTAGGTCAAATCCAATACGTATAAAGGATGAGTAAGCAAGTGCTGAGTTTAGCTTTTTGTTGATAGCACGATCTCCGGCAGCACCGCTTTTGCTTTGTCCATAGAGAAACTTGCGTTTTTCAAAGTTCAGAATGCTGAGCATAGTCTCAAGCTCTTCCACACGTTCTTGCATGTTTACCTGGATACTGTTGCCTTTTTCATCAGGCTCTGTCATAAACTTCTTTCCTGTACCTACTTCTTTACGTAGATTCGTAAGCTGCATCTCAAAAAATGCAATGTACTGCTCTACTGCAGGTGCCACTTTTTGCATGGCAATGTTGTGCTGAGCTTCAACAGTGTACTTCATAATAGCCCCAATAGCATCACGTGTCTGCAGTTCTTCAGGAAGCTGCTCTGTAAACCTATGACGCAGCTTGCCATTCAGGTCTCCATACATGCCATCTACCTGATCAATCTTACTATGAGTACGCCAGGTGTTTTCAGCAAACTTCTGATACTCACCATTGAGTGAACCCACAAGACCTTTTCTGGCAATATTCTCTACAGTGCTTGCGGCAAAACCTGGTACCAAATAACCCATCTTACGACCTTCAACTTTTTGCTGAATGTCAAAGTACATAGTCATTAAGTCGTTGTAGAAACTAAACAGCTCTGGGTCTGCCATCAGCTTTCTGTACTTGTTAGAGATGTTTGGAGAACTCTCAAAACCTGGGCGTATCACATACTGACCATCACTGTTCTGCATTACAGTCTTGGGCATAGGAATGCCTTCAGGACTCTGTAAAAAGTCAGGGTTCTTGGCGCTTTCTTTGATACGCTTGATTTTGTACTTGGGATGCGGCACTGTTTCCATGTATAGTGAATACAAGGACTCAACTGGCAAGTTCTCAAAGTTGTATGACTTAGGCAGTGCATTTTGCCTTACATCATAACCGGTAGTGACAGACTGGTATTTGTTATTGTGATGCAGATTGTACCAGGTGCGAAACTCTTTTTCTTTTTTACTGAAATTAGCTTCTGCTTTACTTAAAGCAGTTTGTGCTGCGTCAATTTCTTTTTTGTCTGCCTTGGTAGTTGCTGTGGCAAGATCGTTTTCTGCGGTAATCATCTCCCGCTGCGCGGCGTAAAGGATCTTAAGTTTTTCATCAAAAGTGTCCAGGTATCCTTGTGCAAGACGCTTCTCAGAAATCTTTTTAATCTCGTTGGATATCTGCACAAGTTGTGCTTTCTGCTGAATATCAAGCATGCCGGTGTTTCTCTTTTCCAACATGATTTCTTCTATCAAACCTGCAATTTCATCAAGTCTTGTCACATGATCCTCGCTCATAAACTTAGGCTGCAGACGTCCTCCTACTTTGTACTGACGCAGAATAGCATTACGTTCATCCATCAGTTCTTTTATCTCAGGATCACTTCCTGCAATGGCAGCTTTTGCGTCATAGAGAAGACCCAGTTGTTCATGCCAGTTAAGCATCTGCAGATCATTACGCATAGCTACTACAGTTTCACCGTCCTCATTGACTAAATCTACAGATCCTGCTGCACGTTCTGTGACAACTGTCCATATCTGATCCTGGTACATGACATTAGTGCCGCGCGTAAGTTCTTGAGGCAATTCAGGTCTTTTTGTTGGACGCTGTACCTCATTGGTCTTCTGCCACTTTTCCCAAAGTTCAGGGTGTGAATCTTTATAGCGTACCATAGCACTATCGCGCATACGCTCATAGAAATTGATGTTTACATCATACTCATAGAGCTCATTGAGCTGATCCATGTACTGTGCATACTCAGGACTCATTTCTTTTGCCTGTTGGCGAAGAGTTCTGATTTCCTGTTCAAGTTCTTGTAAACGCTCAAAGTCGTACTCTTCCAAGAGTATTTCATTACCCTTGCCTACATCATAGACAATCGTTTCCATTTCAAAGTAGCGTTTCTGCAACTCTTCACGAATAGATTGAGGCAAAGCTTTTTGCAAAGAATAAAATGCTTCTGTGTAAGGAAGCTGTGCGTTGTCTATCATCCATTGTAGGTACTGGTCTTTGTACTGTTCATATTCAGCAACTTTGTCCAAGTAAATCTGTTTTGCAGCAGGACCATCTGACTCCGTAGCTTTCATGTGACTGTCAGCTTTAAGAGCACTCATCTCTTTTCTGAAAACTTGCAACTTAAGATTGTATTCTTTAAACGTGTTTTTGTATGCTTCAGTGTAGGGTGCACTCATATACAGCCGCCGCTGTGTTTTTAACTCACCTTTATCCAGATAAGTATGGTCGCGGTACTCAGAAACTATGTCGTTGAGCTCTTCTACAGTGTAACGCTGCAAGAGCGCATCTCGCTTTTGGTCAAACTTCATTGACGCAAAGTTGTTCTGAATAGCAAGACGCGCTTGTGCTTCTGCATTTTTCAGCATAATAGTAAACGCACTGACCGCTAATTCTGAGTTGGACGCAGAAGAGATAAACTGATCCATAAAAGTATTACGAAACAGCCCTGAACCTGAAAAAGTACCCTGACTTCCTACATAGTTTTGAGCATTAGGATCTCTAAGACCATTAATGTATTTCTCTAAAAACTCATCATTAAACATATATCCGCTTTCCAGCAGTGCTTTTTTTTGCAGGATTTGTCTTTGCAGTTGTTCCATCTGCACCAGTACGCTTGGATCTATACCACCTTGTGCAAGCGTTTCAGCCACACGTCTTTTATAAGAACTGTCCATAAACATCAATGCCTTGTGCTTAAAAGCTTTGAGAATTGACGCAGATTTGCCTTGTTCTAGGTCTTGTAGTTGTTGCTCCAGCTTTTTGATTTGTAACTCAAGAACTTCTTTGAGTTCTTTGTTTACATTAGTAAAGATTTTTTCTCCCGGAACTTTTAAAACCTGCACAGCATTGTGTAAAGCAGTATGCCTAAACGCTGCTGCAATGTTGTTCAAAGCGCCATCTATTGCAGTAGTCTTAGATTCAAAAAGTTCATTTACTACAAAAGCATTTTCAGTATTCTTACTTGCTTCAGTAATAGTTTCTTTTAAAAGATCAAAAACCAGACTCAGTGAATTACTCATCTGGTAGATTTTTAGAATCTCTTGTCCTTCTTTGCTTATTGCGAGATCAGGAGACAGTACAAACTTATCCATCAAGTTATCTGCAAGGTTGCTAAGTCTTGTGACATCGCGCTCAACTGTATCCAAAAGGTTTGAGAAATTATACGCAAAAGATAGCTCACTGTCGTCTGTGACCTTGCTTACAATATCCTGGTAAGTGCGCAGTGTGCTGCGGCGTGTTTCAAGTGCTGCCAACAGTACATTGTCGTTGCCTTCTCTTTTGAGTTTTTCAATCTGTATTAAAGTGTCGTTAAGTTCTGTATTGATAGCTCCCTGTATCTTAGTTTTGAGAGCTGTGTTTTGTTTTTCAGTAATCTTAAAATCACTGATTAAAGCTTTTCTTTTTGATTCTGCCTGAGCTTCTTCAGAAATAGGGATCTGCTGATCTACAGTTTTTCTGAAAGAATCAAGTTTTTGATAACCAAAAGTAGGTTCTGTTTTCCAATACCCATTGTTGTTGGGAACATTGGCTCCTTTTGCATAGTCGTAGTAGTACTTCTCGTCAAAGACATGTATGGCAGCACCTTCAAACTTGCCGTCATCGTCTGTTTCATACATCAGTGCCACAATGCTTTGATCATTGACCTCTAGGCCATTTTGTATCAGCATGTTTTCATAGACCTTCAATTGCAAAGTCCAAGTGTCATAAGCTGACCGGTTAGTACCTTTGAATGCTGCTTCTGTACCAGGTTTGTTGTCTACAGTAAAGGTTTTTTCAGCAAGATGAACCAGTGCACCGTCTACGTTCACAGACCTTGTGCCATCTGGATTTGTTTCCATAAGGCGCTTAACTTTCTTGGTCTTAAAGTCAAACACGTTTACACGTCCTTGAGAGTCAATTAAGAGCAAGTCAAGACGACCCACTACCATGCTGCCTGTCTTTGTGGTACCTGTAATAGTAACCTCTGGCAGAATCATGAAGCCTTTGTCATTAAAGACTGTGATATGCATAGCAAGACCCCGCGCCATTTCAAACATGGCTTGTTCAGTGAGGTTGTCAATATTGAAAGGATACTTTTCTTTGTAGTTTTTTAACGCGTTGTCAAAAAACTCTTGTGTAATTACATCATAAATGGCAACACCAGACGTAAGACTTTCTACCTGTGCAAGCTCTAAAGCTTCATGCATAAACGTACCAAACAGTTTGAACGCTTCATACTTAGAAGGATCTCCCTTAAAGTCAGAAGCACCAATAAAGTTTGAAACACTGACCGTCTTTTTGGGAGGCATGCCGTTTTTGACAAGTTGAATATTCTCACGCAAAAACTCCTGTTGCCGCATGTTCATTTCCATAAGCTTGTCAAGCGTGACTCTTTGCAAAGGTTTAGCACTAAACCTAGCACGCTGAAGCATTGTCATTTGAGCTATCGCACGCTCCAGTTTAAACTCATCTGAACTTTTGCTGATCTGCTCATCTTTTTCTTCAGCTTTTAGACTAGCCAAAAGCCTTTGTGCGTCATAAACATCAGGTGTCTCATTGTTGTTTAGGGTGTAAGCCGTCATGGCGTTACCTTCACCTAAAGCATTAACAAGACGCTTCCACTCAGGACTGTCGGGGTAAGGGCATGTGTTCATAGGTTATAGGCACTTGATTTTTTCCAGGATCTGATTTGTTGGGGTAGAAGCTCTGAGGTTTGCAATCATTGCCGCAGCAGCTTGTCTGAAACTCTCTTTAGAAAGACGCTTGCTAGACTGGTTGTAAAGATAGTCAACAACCGGTTGTGTAAGGTTTAGATTGTTCATGTCCATTGTCACATTTCTATTCTGAGAAGCCAGTTCAAGTACTGCAACACGGTCGCCGTTGTTCTCTTGCCATTGCATGGCTTTATTAGTAGTCATAGAGATGATGGTGTTCTTAGGTGTCACCAAATACTGAGAGCCTTTGTAGTCTACTAGAACTGCTTTACTACCAGGAATCGCTGTAAGGTTAGAAGCAGACACTGACTTTTTAGAAGCAGGGCCCTCTAAAGTGGGATTGTAAACCTGCACGGTACTATTACTGTTTATCTTAGTCACTATGAAAGTCTCGTTGTTGAACTTGACAAATTGACCTGGTTCAATAACTGCTTCTGTCTGTTGTTCTACAGGTGTTGCCTGCATCATGCTGAGAAGCATGTCTGTAGCATCCGGCATGCTAGTCATCTCTTCTTGAGGTGCTTGTGCTGCAGAAGTTAATGCTGTTGCTTTACTCCATCTAGAATAACCATTTAATCTTTCTTCTGTATAGCCGTTCTTTTGCAGATATTCTGCAACAAGCTGATCTGACAGATTTCCTTTTTCATACTGATTACCTACTCTAAATGAAGCATTTGCTTTTATAGCTGCATTTAATAAAGATTTATACTTAGTGCTTAGAGTTTCAATAATTTGTTCGCGAGTCACACCTCTAAATAAACCGCTTCCTGATACCATTACAATGTCAGTTTCAGTGTAGTTTCCAGTGTTAGCTTTATTTCCCCAAGCTTCTTTGTACTTTTTAGTAGAGCTTACAGCTGCATTGCCTGACTGAAAACCAATATACTGAGTAGATTCTTCAGCCATCTGAATATCTTTAGCTGCGTTGCCAGACATGTCTGTGGGTTTAACTCCTGCTGTTATTAATGGGTTTTCTTTTTTAACACTAACAGGAGCTTGAGCACCTTGTTCACCACTAACAAATTCTTTAAATCCTTCTATATCTTGTTTACTACCTAATATATTATATTCAGTAGTAGGTTCACTTTTAATATCTTCAAGCATTTGCTTATAAGATGCAGCATGTCTATCAATAGTTTCATCAGAAACAGCAGCTCTGTTTTCACTTCTTGCTAATTGTGCTTTAATTCTTTGTTTAGCTAATTCTGGATTTAATTCCATTAGCTTATATTGAATATTAGCAGTAGGTATTTCTTTTTTAATAGCTTCTATAAAAGGTAATCTTTTATCTTTGGTAATATTAGTAGTATCAAATACAACTTGTTTACCTTGTTTTATAGCTTGTACAGCTCGGTTAGCAGCTTCAATATAAATTTCTTTATCTTTAGATTTATCATTAATATCACCTGTAAATTCAACTCTCATTGCATCAGGTTCTATAATTACTAAATTTTCTTGAGGTAAAGATTTTATAAATGTAGATTTACCACTACCACTTGTACCTATTGGTAATATAACATCAGGTTGCTTAGTATCAAGATATTGAGAGTATAGTTGTTGAGCTTGTTGTTTTTGTTGTGGGGTTATATTATACTTTACTAAGTCTTTTGCTGAAACACCGTTTTTTGTAAAAAAACCATCTTTATCTTGTTTATATCCTAATTCTAATAATCTATCAATAAATACTTGGTATTGTTTATTTTTTAAATCTCTTGAATCAAAAGCTACAAAATCAAAATTTTCAGCGTTTATATCTTTTAAAGTACTTTCAATTTGGTTTTTTCTTAAAACTTCATTTGTAAATATAATACTCAATTTTCTTTGGTATATCTCATCATTGGTTCTTTTACTAAACCCTAAAGCTTCATATACAGCATTAGCTAATTCAGGATTAGATTCAAATAGTTCTTCTACTCCTGGTTTTACTTGTGCAGGTTGTGTTGTAGCAGGTTTTGTTGCGACAGGTGCCGGTGCAGCAACAGCAGGAAGCTTTGCTTTGTTAGTTGTGTAAGCAACGTACTTCTCAATCTCTTGCTTAGACATACCTATAGGTGACATAAGTCCAGTGGAGACAACAGCAGGAATAGCTTTGTACTTGGCAATGCTGCCTTCTACGCTGGACGCGCCAGTACCTGTGATAGACCTGAACATACTCTCACCAAAGTTCTGATATTCTACTTGTTCACCTACACCTTGCAGTAAGTATGTTATACTTTCTTGTCTGCTGTCAATCTTGAACATCAAAGGAAACTTGTAAACGCCAGGTTTGCCAAATACGCGTTTTACACCAAAGTTCTTTCCTAGTTCAAACATGGTATCATCGTTTGCCTCTGGTATTAATGCTGGCTTTGACATGTCAAGTGTGATTTCACTGACCACTTCACCAGCTGCGTTTCTGTTCTGAGGTGTGTATCCTTTTGATGCGTTTTTGGGTGCTTGACCCATAAATTCCATCAACACATTGCTTGCAATACTAATACGCTCATTATCTGTAGCTGTTTCAGAAAACCTAAAAGACTGCATGAAGCTTCTGTCTTTTGCAAAAGAGAATTGTCTTGCAATCCTGATCTTGTTGTTGTTTGCCTCCTGACTGGCTGCATCTGCCATAAGCATGAAGACCTCGTCAAAAAAGTTGTACACGTCTGCCTCTGTAGCTTCATTACCTAAGATGCTTTTTACAGCACTCATCAGTTTTACACGATTACCCTTTGCATTCTCAAGCGCTTTTACAAAGTCATTAATGTAAGGGGAGAAAGGTCGCATCATCTCTGTAGGAAGAAGTTGTAAGAACGAACCTGACTTGTACATGAGACCTGTTTTGGCAAGCTCGTAATAGAAAAGCTTTTTGGCAAAAAGGTTTTCTTTGATCATGAGCGCGTATGCGTCGTCTGTTACATCGGATGCGTAGCTACCTGAAATGTTTGCTTTAGTGACCAGTTTAAGACCTCTTTCTGTGATCTTTACGCCTTTTTCTGTAAAAGCAGCAGCGTCGCCATTTTCACTGACCAATAACTGTAAGAACTTGTTGTCAGGATACTTCTGTAGCATCTGTTCTACTTCGTCCTTTAAATTGTTAGTAAAAAAATACACTGCTTTAAATGCATCACGCAGGTTTTGATCATCCCGTGCAAGCAGGTTGTCTATAGCCTCAACGCCCGTTGTTCTAGATCCTGGCATCAAACGCTGGTACTGACGAAGAGCAATATAGCTGGTGATCATCTTTGCAATGGTGCTCTTATCTTCAAAGACCTCCTCAAACAGTTGCTTGACCGGCGCAAAAAAGCTTGTTCTTTCCAGAAACAACTTAGAAGACTGCTCATTCAAATCTTGCATGGCCTCAAAAAGATACTTGAATACCTGGTCATCCTCAAAGATTTTACTTACAGACTCACTTGTAAAAATGCTGTTCTCGCCGTCTTTAGCAAGATCAGTCATGTTTTTAAGTAGCTTGTCAAAAGTTACAAACCTGGGGTTTAGTTTCTTAAACGTGTTCAGAATGCTTCCTGCTCTTTGAACAGCAAACTGCTGTTGTGCCTGACTTGCATAGTAGCTGAGAAGAACGATGCGCTGAGCATCTTCGCTTAAATTTTCAACTGTGTTGGTGTCATTGTTTACAGCTTTGACATCATACCCAATTTCTTTAGATGTGAGAGTATTGCTATTAACCTTGGCGGCATCTAGTTTTTGAGCCTTAAAGCTAAGTGCAATGTTTTCTTTTTTCAGTGCAATATCATAAGACTTAGAAAGAGGAGAAACAACACCAGCGTTTTTCAATTCTTCAAGAACACCAGGATTTTCTTTTACCAGTTTTGCAATCTGATTTTTGACTTCTTGATGTAAAAACTTTGAACTGTTGACATCAGAACTGCTGATGGCGTACTTAGTAGCCTGGACTGCTTCAACAGCGTTTTTTACTTCTGGTAGGAAGTTAAACCCAACTGCAAACGTAGGCGAAAGACCCAGTCCTATCATTACAAGCGTGGTGCCTACGTTTTCTTCGTTCATGCCCAATGCAGAAGGTATAGGTTTTTTCATACCATCTGCAAACATGCCCAGGATGTTTCCTATGCTTGCAATAACGCGCTGGTTTTCCTCACTCAGAGTACCAAAGTTGGTGTATTTCCTCAAAGTAAGGTCATACTCAGTGTCACCGGTTTCTGTT